AAAAATTTATAAGTATGATATTGAAAAACAAGAAGGATTAGGCGAATTTATTTTAGCCTCAACACCATGAATAAAGTAACATTAATTGGAGACTTGCATGGCAAATATGAGAAGTATCATAGAATACTTTCTCGTAATAAGGAAAATCCATACACAATTCAACTTGGCGATTTTGGATTCGATTATTCTACACTAAGAAATGTCGATCCAAAAAATCATGTTTTCATAGGCGGCAATCACGATAATTACGACAAGGTAGAACAAGTTCCAAATTATCTTGGCAATTATGGATACACAGTTGATTTTAATGGATTAGACTTTTTCTTTTATCGTGGTGCATATAGTATTGACAAACAGTATAGGACAATTGGTATAGATTGGTGGGCAAATGAAGAAAATAATATTGAAACTTTTATGCAAGCGAGAGAACTATACAGAAGCATAAAGCCAGATGTTATGTTGACTCATGATTGTCCAGAGAGTTTAGTTACTCATCTTTTACCTCCCGGTGCTAGAGTATATCAAAATACTACAGGATGGGCTTTGCAAGAATTATTAAATATTCATCAGCCTAAACTTTGGTTTTTTGGACATTGGCACTGTAGTTGGAAGATGATGATAAGCGGCACAGAATTTAGATGTTTGAATGAGTTGGAAACCTATACGTTAGAAATTGAGCCGAAAGGCTAGGGTCGCGGGTATCCCTTTAATCAATAACCGTAGAGTTTATTGGGTAATTTCTGTAAGACTGAAACTCCCCTTTATTGGTGCTTAAATGAAACAATATGTAATTGTTGAAAAAGATAGCCGTGGCAAAGTTCATTGTTATGTGGAAGATTATAACCATCACATCAAGTGTGAATATGATCGTTTGGTAGAATCAAAAAAACAAAGACTTCATCCGGCAAGTTTAGAATATGAGTGCGATTTGTCAAATTACCCCTCTAATACTTATTTTGTGTTCGAATTAAATAAAAAATAATATAGAATTTTATTAGGATGAAGCAAAAACTGATAACTGTATAGTAGATATTTATAGACTTGGTGAATGAACACCCGCTTTTGAGTTGATCGCAAAAGCGAACCCGCCAAACCTCTGTTAACCATTGTTACAAGTTCACTAGGGCGGGTTTTACAATACAAAAACTAATGATTAAAAAATATGAAAAATTAAGACAATCTATTGAAAAATTGTGTTTGGATACCATACAAAAACAAAAAGATAGAGAAGCCAAATTAGGATATGGTCTTGATGACTATACGGAAGGCAGAATAGTAGGCGCGGCAGCATTGGCTAGAAAAATACTTGCTATAATTAGGAACATGTAATGTTAAAAAAATTTAGAATAAATTATTGGAGTTGTTCAAAGTTCGCCAATCTTATTAGAGGCGAAAAAAAACCATTTGCTCTTCAATTTGAAGAATGGGAAAAGTGGCGAGAAACATCAGCGAAGAAACATCCTTATCGTTATTGGTTAGCAGAAGAACTTTTAGACTTTCTCCAGAATATTGTGAACTTTCCCATGGACGTTTATAATACTATTGAGGTTTATGTTCGTAATCGTTTTATTGACAAACTTCATTATCTTCATACGGGTTTGACTCCCGGTGAATATTACGATGCTGATTATCGCATTTTGCATGGTCTTTTTAACGAATTGGTTATTTTTGTCGAACGTGAACAAGCACACTTAATGAACGCATATCCAGAACGTAAATATAAATTTGTAAAAGGACGATGTAAACAAGCAGGATTAGATTATTTAGATTGGGCTTGTAATTTAAAAATGAATGAAGATTATGGAGTCAATCCAGATGATAAAGATTATGGAAAGCCAACGGCACAAGCAATATCTTCTCAAAAAATTTTGGAACTTTATAATTGGTGGCTAAATAGACCTAATAGAATTGATCCGCACACTCTTTTTACCAAAGAAAAAGATGGAAAATATTATTATCGAAAAATTGGCAAAATGGAAAATGATTACGACAAAGAAGATACAGAAAAACTAATTGAATTAATTAAAATAAGAGATTGTTTGTGGACTTAAATATTTTTTAGTGTAGAATGTTATTTCAATCGAAAGGACTTAGGCATGAAAATGACAGATAATATTAAAAATAAAATTAAAAAGAATCAAAAACAAATTGAAAAAATTAAAAATCAACTTGTGAAAGATAGTGAAAAATTATTTAAATTAAGTTGTAAAGAAATTTTCAAGAACAATCCAGACTTCACCAGTTTTGCTTGGACTCAATATTCGCCTCATTGGAACGATGGCGATTCATGTGAATTTTCTGCACATACTGATTATATTTACATAAATGACGATAGTGAAGAAAGTGATCTTTATAACGCGGAAATAGATTTGAAAGAGATAAGGCAAAAAGAGAAAACAATTAAGAAGTTTTTAAATGAAATTGAAGAGTTGAAAAAGCAAGGAAGAAAAGAAACTGACTGGGAGATTTCGAATAAAAAAAATAGAATTGAAAAATTAAATAGTTTGAGTCTTGAAGACACAGAAAAAAGATTCAACTTTTTGAAAGATGTTGCGGACTTATTGAAAAATGTAGATGAAGATACTTTAGAAACAATGTTTGGCGATCATGCTAAAGTAGTTGTCACAAAAGATGGAATTAATGTTGAATCATATGAACATGATTAAAAATCAATAGAATAAGCCGTGATAGTTGGAGGAAAAAATGGGAACAAAATACCATTATGATAAGTATGGAAACTATAGAGGAAAAACGTCTGACAATCCTCCTTTTGATAATGGTTGGATTGTGATTGCTATTGCCCTTTTTATGTTGATGTTTTTTATTCAAGGCTGTTAATATGCAAAAAATTCTAACAGACTCAGAAGTTAAAGAAAGAAGAAAAGAAATGGCCCTGCTAACTCAGCAGGGATATTCTCTTGGTCAAAAGATTGAAATTTTGCACTAAAGAATGCTATATTTCATCTAATTTTTTCAAACAAATTGCAATCCATAAAAATAAAAATTAATATAGAATGTTAGAACCATGGAGACAAATATGACAACTACAACACCAACCCCAGTAAAGACTCCTACTCCTACTACAACTCCAAAAGAAACCAAGCCGTTTAATCCAACAAGGCCAGAAATTCTACCAGAGCCAAAGAATTAATTATGTACGAAAATAGCCTGCAAGTTAATCCTGTTATTCGCAATTTTTGGCGAAATCTCAAAAAGAACAACGACCAGTTTCATCCTTTCAAGAAAAATAAAAATCTTGTTTTCTTTGGTGATGAACTGAGTAGAAAGTCTTTTGATTTTATCTCAGAAAGACTTTCTAAATTAAAGTCTGGGTATAGTGCTCAAGACATTACCGAATTCTTTTTGCATATGTCCATCTTGGAAAGAGGACACACTGACCTTCTTCAAAACTTGGCCGTGGAAGCAGTTTCTCAGGCATTTGAGATTCCAGAAGAATTGCTTAGTCCCAATCTTAATGAAAACTCAAACGTAGAAACAAATCAAACAGAAGAAAAATTCAATAAAGAATTTGATTATGACTCTTTGGATCAAAGCACAAAAGATCAAATTAACAAAAGAATCCTAATAAATTGCATTATTCAAGGATCAAGCATCCATAGTTTTTACACAGTGCATCATCTTGTAAAAGATAATTTAGATGCTATTGATCCAGAATTGATTTCTTATTATGACAAATTTAGCGTGGGTTCTGTTAGGTCTTATTATAGTGTAGACTATAGTTCCTTTCTTGAAAATGAAAATTTTGATAAGTCAATGGTTCTTGGAAGCACTAAAGTTGAATATGACAATGAGGAAAATCCAAAAGTTATTGCTCATGCCAAAAGTTTCCCAGTATTGTGTCAGGAATTAGTAAAGGGAGCCATTGAAACAATATGCCTACACTCTTTGGAAAATATCAGCAAAAATGAATTAGAAAAAATTTATTATTTTGCTGATAAAAGACAAGATGAACCAAGATACATTCAAATTTCCGCTGAAATTTGGAGGAATATCTTGGAGTTCAAAAAGTATTGTGCAAACAATAATGAAAAGCACTCTACGCCAGAATTAGTTATGAAGATTAGCAAAATACCCCCAAAAGAAATTGAAGATTTCTTTGAATTTTTGCTACAAGGGGATTATAATGAAGCAATTGGTTTTATTTGAAACAATATGTATTTTGGATATTTATTCATAGATGATAATTCTAATGGATTTAATCAATTAAAAAAATCAATAGAAGTATTGAAATCAATTGAGGCAAATCCTCAAATAATAATTTTTAACAATCAAAAATCTGGTCGAATAGTTGATTATTGTAAATCCGAAAATATAACGCATAAATTAATAAGTTTATCAAGAAATTATATCTCAGATAATAATTTGCTCAATATTCTTGTTGAAAAAATTATATCTCTTAGAGATTTTGATGAAAATGAAGATATTGTTCTTTTAGATATTGACACTACTTTTATAAAAACTGTTCCAGAAAATACATGGAACGAATATCAAGCAGTTTTATGGAACGCTGAATATTACATAATGGAGTGGCGTAATTTAATAAATGTTTTGCCACTCGTTCCTTGGGAAGAAATTGAAATTAATTTTAATGATTCCTATGTAATGTATAACACCGGCACAATTTACATACCAAAAAAAAATAGAAAAAGATTATGCGAAAAAACACTATGGATTGTCGATTATTTAAATAGTGGAATTCATAAACCAAAAAATAGAGCAGGGAATAAATTAGACGAACAAATAGCAATAAGCATTGTTCTTCATAATGAATACGGACAATTTGGAAATATAAAATATGCCCAAGATTTTATTTATCACTATTGGGCTGAGAACCAAAAAGGAATTAAATGGTGGGAGTAGTGCACAAAAATTATTATGAAGTCCGATTTCATTTAGGTGCAGGTAAGAATTATAAATTTTGGCAAATTAAAAATAAAAAACAAAAAATTGTCGAGTATTATGATCCTTTTAAGTATCAGTTATTTTTATACAATTGTGAATTAATTAATAAACCAACTGTTGCCAACAAGGTACAGAAAACTCAAGTAAGGGATGTTTGTGGATGGATAAAATGTTCTGAATTTAAAATTATTGAAAATAATCAACAAAATAGAGAAAATTTGAGAATGGTAGTGTATGATCCTAAGATGGATACCTACTGGCATTTTGAAAATGAACAAAATAATATTGATGGCAAAAAATTTAATGAACTAATAACAGTGGGAAAGAGAGCCTATTGTCAAAATATTATTTAGTGTAGAATGTTTACGGTTCATGGACGCAGAAACAAAAAATAAAATTCTGATGACCGATAAACTTCAAGACAGCACAAGCCTTGAAGATTATTTTACTCCTAAAATTAGCATGGAAATTCCAACTAATTTTTCTGTAAAGGTTAGAGATTATCATGAATTCAAGGACGTTCAACATTATTATAAACATTTGGGCCTAAACTTTGAATTTGAAATTGTTGGTCGTGATAAACTTCTTTATGAGGCAGTATTTTATATTGGTCCCAAACCAGAAATATTGCTTGAAAAAATAAACCAGAAATATTGCTTGTATTTGACCCCCGTAATAAAAGAAATATACAAATAAATAAAAGTTTTTATAGAATGTTCAAGGTATAGAGCAAGCAACTCAAAAGGAATTAAAAATGAAGATTGCAACAAACAACTCGACCGTTTCTACCAACAATAACGATGCTGTTAGTTATGATTTCAACATTGGTGACGTTAGTACCATTATTGAAATTCTTCGCAATAGACTTTACAGCAATCCTATCCAGACTCTTACTCAGGAATACCTCAGTAACGCCCGTGATAGTCACAGAGAAGCCAACAAGGCTGATAAGCCGGTCAAAGTCACTTTGCCCACCAAAATCGACAGCAGCCTCAAAATTCGTGATTATGGAGTGGGTTTGAGCCGCGACCGTGTTCGTGAAGTCTTTGTTAATTACGGAATCAGTACCAAGCGTAAGGACAATCAGCAAACTGGAGGGTTTGGACTTGGAGCAAAGAGCGCATGGGCATATACTGATAGTTTTGTTGTGGTTAGTTACTACAATGGAACTTGTTCTACTTACGTCGCTCATACTGGTCGAAGCAGCAATGGAACTTTTGAATTAGTCAACGAAGTTGAAACAAACGAGCCTAATGGGGTGGAAGTTCAAATTCCTGTAAAGGAAGCAGATATTCCGCGTTTTATCAACGCCGTATATCGCACTACTTATTTTTGGGAAGTTAGGCCGGAACTCCATGGAATTACAGACATTGAAATTCCAAATGAATTTGCAAATCCTAATTTCAAGTATCATAAAAACAATCTTGTTATTATGCCCGCTAGTGATTTCTTGGAGAATTTATTTGAGACAAAGTATGTCACTCATAAGGCATTTGTTCTTATCGACAAGATTCCCTATGGAATTTCTAAGTTTCAGTATTCGCTTGAAAATCTTAGGAAGTTGAGCGGAGTCATTCATCCCAATAATCTTACTTTTATTGAAGTAAACAATGGAGATATTGACGTTGCGGCAAGCCGTGAAGAAGTTGCAAACGACGCGGGCAACATTGCCAAACTTGAAATCGTATGCGAAGGAGCAATTGCCAATATTTGGGAAATTGTTCGCTCAGAATTTGATGTCAAGTTTGAGAATTTGTCTTCTTATATGAACGTGTATGGCAAGTTGAAGAATACTTTCACCTTCAATCATATTCCAAAAGATTTGATCAAGTTGGAGTATTCCCACGAAGATGTTACTTTTGAAATGCACGGGCTTAATTTTTACGTCAAGTGCGATAAGTTTACAAAGATTTCTTATTACTTTGAAGAAGAGCAAGATACTCGCAATGTCATTCGTTGCAAGAATGACGAAAAGACAGTTAGGATTACAGAAGAAGATAAAATTGTAATTGTTGATTGCGAGTATAGCGATATTATCAAGAAGCGCAAGGCAAAGAAACTGATTAGTCTTGGAGCCGATCACGTTTATTTTGTATCTTGCGATCCTGCCTACAACTCTAAGTTGAAGAAGTGTGCCAACGCTTTTCTTCTTAGCGAAGTAAATCATGATAAAATCAGTTATGTTGCTAAAAAGCGAATTGAAGGAGTTGTCGGAATTCGTGCTTTGGCATTAGAACATGGTCGAAATGGCTACAGAGTTGAAACCAATGCAAAGGAAGATATTTCGCTCACCACTATGGAAAATAATGGTGAAAATTATATTCTTGTCCCCAATGGTGATGAAGAAAAGTATGATTTTCGCAATGCTAATTTTGTCAAAATGGTATCGTACCTGAAAAATAATGATTGGACAGTTATCAAGTGTAACAAAGGAGATTATGAAAAGGTGGTTTCGCTTGATAATGTTTCAAAATATGACGATGTTATTGATGATTTGGAATCGTTTGTTCCTGTTTCTGACGAACAAATCGAGTCTAATGTTTTTCACAATATCAATCAAAGTCTTTTCAATTTGAGAGCATACGCAGAAAAGATTGAATGCCCCAAGATCAAAGAGTTGTTTTCTCTTTATCCCAAGGAAATTCGTAATCGCAAGTATGTTGAAGACACTATTATTCGTAAGTATAAGCACTACAAGACTGCCTTCCAGCGGTTTGAGCGGATGCAGAAAATTGAAGAAGATATTGCTGATAAGTATCCGTTGTTGGAAATCAATTATTACGGACGAGCAAATGTTCTGAAAGAGTTGGTTTATTATATCAACAACAAGTTCCAGACCGAATACAGCAAGGAGGCTTGATATGAAATTAGTAGTTATTATTTTGGACGATGGAGGTTGGGTCGATGATCCCGAAGTCAACCCCACCTATATTTTCAATAACATGAAGGATTGTTGGGATTATTTCAATGCAATTGGTTGTGAAGTTGAAATAATCAAAGAACCCAATCCTTGCAATCTTTATGATTTGGGCAGAATCACCTTGATCTTAAATTCTTGTAAGTATACTTTTATTTGTTCTTACGGCAAAGAACTCTAAAATAAAATCTAATATAGAATGTTCATGGAGTAAGGAGATTGACCATGAAATACTACTTGCTTTCAAATAGTTGTGTGGTTTGCATTGGCGATAAAACCTACACAGTTAGCAGTGATGACTATCGCTACTCTAAAGTAAAGGATAACTTGGAGAGCGGCAATTACGATAGCGTTGCCCAACTTATTGATCCGACCTACAATCTAAATAAAGAAGGCTTTGTTGTTAGGGAGGGTCTTGTCTATTACCAAAACAGTGCAATTCCAAGTGTTTTGGGAAATAGGTTTATGCAATACCAACAGAATAGTTGGGAATTTAGAAGCATTTTTAATTTCTGGCATAATCTCAAAAATCGCTTGGATCGACAAGAGGCATCCGATGTTGTTCAAGAGTTAATTTCAAGGGACGCCTACGCCATAACAGAAGATGGATTTTATTTTGTTTACAACAACAACTCGGCAGATATTTCACAGAATGTTTTGAATAAAAAGAAGGGAAATGTTTTTCACTTTTATAATTATTCTACCGTACCGAATAATTATTTTGAGTTGTTTCGACAAAAACAAAGTCTCGACCAAATTTTAGAGAATTCTTTTGGATTTTGCTCCAAGAAACTTAAAAGTCTCGCTATTCGTAATCTTTTTCAAGAAGAAAATAACTATATCAATTATAGATTTTTCTTCTTTGGAGAAGCATTAAGAAATATTCTCAATAGAGACAATGTTTTGTTCGCTATCGAAAACAATTTGATTGATCCAAAATTTGGAGATTTTGGGTCGTATGTCAATCTGAGTCAATTCTTGAAAGATTATAGCATTGACAAAAATGGAGAATATAGCCAAAAGAAAGTTTTAAATTTCTTGAAGGGCGCGACTGATAAGCAACACCTTGTTGATGTTGGAATTTACTATAGCCAACTAAAAGAAACTCTCAACTTGGATATTCAAAATATTGAATTTAGCAATAATTGTGAAATGATTTATGAATATCTCAAGGAAGAAATCAAGAAAGTTGAATGTCCCAAGTTTGATTTGCATAATGATACTATTATTTTAGATTTGCAAGATGCAGTTGTTGGAGATTTTAGAATCCTTGTTCCTATGACAAATTATGATTTGATCGAATGGGGAAATATTATGCAAAATTGCATCGGAACTTATGGACAAAAAGTACGGTCGAAAGAATGTCAAGTTATTGCTATTATGAATAATAAGACCAATGAAATGTTGTATAATATTGATATTCAAAAAAGACAAATTATCCAATTCAGCACCAGAGGAAATGCCGAACCTAAAAAACTCGAATATAAAGAAATTGTCGATTTTCTGAAAGATAAGGGTCTTGTTACCAAAGAATAATATGAACAATATTGAATTTTTTGAATTTATCAATAACTTGGACAATTCTGTAGTAACCCTGACAGACAACCCTTTTTTTAGAACTATAGACCTTAAAGTTTTGACAAAAGATGTTAAAGAATTCGACAACATAACAGATTGGGTTAATAATAAAAATATGCCCAATCATCTTAAAAAGACTGTGCTGAAAGTTTTGTTAAACATTAACCTGCCAGAAAATGTTAGGAACGAACTCTTGGCACTTATGCTATGAATCCAAAAGAAATTTATTTACACGCTAAAAAATTAAAAACAAGATACGAACAAGGAGAAAATATTCTTGTTCGTCCTTATAATTTTAAATTAAGAAGATTCGTTACCACTAAACAAAACCAACATCATAAAGATATGTTTATGTGGGGAATTGCTTATTTAAGAAATATTTTAAATAGAAGTCCTAAAATTATAAAAGAACAATATCGGAAAAAATTAGAAAAGCAACTTATTAAATATTTCCATCCAGAGAGTATTTTAAATTATGCCCGTGCAATCGACCAAAGACTGCCCGAAGAACTACACAATAGAGCGTTGCTAGAGGCTATAGGGGGCGATTTCTGGCTCTTGTGGTATCTCAAAGAGTATGGTGGTCAATCGGCTCCTAAAAAATGGAATGGAGCCGTTTTATCAAAGCCTAAAGAGATTTATAATTGCCTAGTAGACAACCCCAATGCTACAAATGAACAAATAATTAAAGAGTTGTGGAAAAAAGGAATTAAAGTCAATAAGGCAACTGTGACGAAAATAAAAAATAAAATAGAATGTTAGACATACAAGGAGACAAACCATGAACGAAAAATTTGCCAATATCATCCGACAACGAATTAATCAGCGTGTTCCTTTGGAGCAGTTGAGAAGCGTAGGAATAACTGCATTTTATGTTGGAGGAAATTCTCTCAACAGAAATCCTCCTAATGATATTGATATTTTTCCAATTGGTGGTCTTTTTTTGCTTCAAACAGCAGAAAAGTTGGGAAAGATTGTTAGCAATACAAAAAATGCCATCACGGTAAAAGTTAATGTTGATAAAACTCTGCACCATCAGACTGTTGATGGAACCAATGATATTGAAGTTAATGGAAAAACTGTCACGGTTCAATTGTGCAATTATCAACACCAATCTCTTGAAACACTGGTGAACTCTTTTGACTTTTCTCATATTCAAGTTGGAGCAAAAGTAACGCCTAATGATATTGAGGTTTATTGCACCAATAACTACGAAGAATCAAAACTTTGCCAAAGCACTGAATACTTTGGAAGCGAATATCCAATTAGTTCTCTAATTAGAACCTTTAAATACGCTAAAAGAGGAGACTTCGCTGGAGATTCTCATATTTTTAGCGTTCTTAAAATCTTGGCAGATATTTCTTGTCGAGGATTTGATAGTTATGATGACTTTAAAAATCAATTGGATGCCGTCGATCTTGGATTAGTTCCAGAAAATCACGAAGCATTAGTCGAAGCAGGACTTAATTTTACAGAAGAAGGCAATCAAGTTCTTAATACTTTGTATAGTTCTTTGTGCTTAGGCAAAAAAGGAATAGCAAAGGACGCCACTCTTTCTTTTGAACACGCAGAGAATATGGGCAAAAGATTTGAGGATGGAGAAGGAGCAATTTCTACAAACTCATATCTTTCTATCAAGTACGCGGATTTTATTATGAAGGGAAGATTTGAATTAGCAGAAAAAAATATTATTCGAAGTACCCAAGATATTTGGAATTATTATAATGTTCTAAAGAAGTATAAAATCAACCTTCCAGAAGTTATGCACAACGTAATGTTGGGCAATGCCGTTAATAACGATGGTTACGCTAGAACATATGTCAGAGATATTAAATTAAATAGCGGAGAGGCAGCATAAACTTTAAATTTGCAAATAAATAAAATTTTTTGTAGAATGTTTTGAACTATGAGCAAGCCTTGGGTTCATGCAAAAAATAGTGCAAGAAAATTTGGCGGCAAACCAGAGGATTACCTTCCAATCCACAACCTTATGGATAGCAGCAAAGACTGCATTGGAGATAATCGCCATAGATGCCTCACCCATAACAGTTGGTTCATAGGAGCAGATGGCCCACTAGAACGTATCTTTGGAGTTGTTATAAAAAATAGCGACAATAAAGAAGTCTCAGTAAGAGATATTGGAGAGCAACATATTCTTGAAGATTTTGGAATGAGATTTATTCCAACTCCACAAGATTATCTCCAAGAAATGGAAATCAAAAGTTGGATGAATAACTCCAAAGATAGTGTGCCAAGCAGTTTTAAGAAAATAGAAAAAACAAAAGTAAACAAAACTATTAATTTTGACTAAAATGAATAAAATTGACCAAATTATCAATAGACTAGCAAGAAATATTCAACCAAAAGAAAATGAAATAAAACTAATTAATAAAAATCCCATAGCAATATATAAATATTCTTTGTTTATGGGAAAACCTTATGAAAAAGGCGAAAAAGTTTTAGCAAAAAACGCTAAATATTCTCATTATTATCTTGAGCGTTTTTATAATGATATTAAGAAAAATTCAAGCAGATTACAGTTATTTGAAAAAGCAATTTCAAATGATGCTGAGTATTCTTACGAATATGCCGTCTTTTATAAAAAAGGAAGATTTGAATTAGGCGAAAAGGCAATTAGCAAAAATATTGAATTTTCTTTTGCTTACGCAAGAGATATAATTAAAGGCAAATGGGAATTGGGCGAAAATGCTATATCTAAAGATGGCTACTACTCTTTAGAATATTCTAGCGAAGTAATTAAAGACATATTCCCCAAAGGCGAAAAGGCAATTAAAAATGATTATTTTTGGGAAGAATATCAAGAATGTATTGCCGGGCGTTATTTGGAACTAGCAAGAAAAAATAAACAAAGAATTTCAGATAAGAAAATAGAAGAATCTGTATGTTGTCATTTTAAACAATCCTATAAAACAGTCATTAAAAATATTATAATTGGTGATATTAATAATAATCAATTACTTGAAAAATATGGCGATCTTGAATTTTTTGATGAATTAATTGTATCAATTAGTAAAAATAATATATTTCCTCTTGAAATTAGTAATTATATGATTGCAAGAGGACTTGTTGACAATAAAATCTCTAAAGAGTATATTAAAAATAAACAGCGTTTTTACAATAAAATTAAAAATTTCCTAAAGCAACACAGCGGAAAAACTGTTGATGAACTAATCTGTTCGCTATAAATTATGATTAATTTAATTATAGTTATCCTAACGACCGCGACTCAGGCATTTATTTATTATAAATTTGTTGTGCATTTTAAAAATATCGAAAAAGAAATGGAATTGCAAAATCAAATCAATGATTTGGCAACAAAAAGATTAGACCTAATTTCAGAGCAATTGGATGCTCTTTATGAAATGGTCAAATTAGAATCAAAAAGATTAGATATTCATGAAAATAATGACAATAATGATGATTGGTGGAAAAAATAAAAATTGATATAGAATGTTATCTTTGTAAGGAGACTAATATGGGATACCTCACAACTTTCACCGTTTATAATGATGGAGTCGGCCTAATTAAAGCCAATTCACAAGACTTTGCAGATAAAATTTATAATGCAGCAATTGGTAGTGCAACTTGCGATATACCAGTAGGCAATTTCGCCAACCTTGTAAGAGTCCAGAAATGCCGCCACGCTGATGACCTTACAACTTATGTCCATATGGGAAATAACGTTTTTGAAATGAACCCATATAGCGAAGAAACCAAAAAATTAGCAGAAAGAAATCCAGATTTTTTCAAGAAAGCAGTAAAATTTCTTGAAAAAGAAGTTAAAGAACTTAAGTCTATGTTAAAATAATGTTATTGCAATATAAACAACACTATTCAAGGATGAATTATGATTTATGGAAATTGTTTACTTGGCTCTATTGCAATAATACTAAATAGAAAAAAAAGAAAAAAGAAATCAAAACTAATAACAAGATTCCGACCAGACTCTTATGTTCCACACTTTATGGTTAAGTCCGATGATAAACTTTATCATTATAAATTTAATAAAAACATACTGCCTTGGCCTTTTTGCTATTTAATTTTTCATGGAAGTTTTCAAGTTGTGGAAGCAGAAAAAGAAATTTTATTCATAAACCAAAAAGGAACACTAATTTGGGCTTTGTCTATTAGTCTTTTTCTAGGAATATTATTGGCAATTTATGTTAACTAATGAAAATATTAAATAATATAGAATGTCATTACAAAATGACTCCAGAACAAGCATACATCGAAGCAAGAAAATCTGGCTCGACTCCAGAACTTGAAAACATTATTAGCCAAGATGCTCGTTATTCCTTTTTCTACGCAAAAGAAGTTGTAAAAGGAAGATGGGAATTAGGCGAAAATGCTATTAGCCAAGACACCTACTTTTCCTTTCTTTATGCTAAAGATGTATTAAAAAATAAATTGCCAGAACTTATGCACAACAAAATGATCGCATATGCAATAAAAGATCCAACAAGGAAGTTGTATTCCGACAAGAAGTCTGCACAGATTGATGCAGACAAACTCAGCAAATACTTCACACAACAATACTTTGAATTTATTAAAAGTTATGTTTAATTTTATAATCCTATTCACGATAGCCTGTCATATATTCGTTTGCTATAAATTTATCAAGTATTTTAAAAAAATTGAAAAAGAAATGGAACTACAAGATAAAATTAATAGCCTGCTGGGACAAAGAATGGACGTAATCTCAGACCAATTAGATACTCTTTATGAAATGGTCAAATTAGAATCAAAAAGATTAGATATTCATAACGATGATAATGATGATGCTAATTGGTGGAAAAATAAATAATACCAATTATAGGGTCTTATGAAGTCATGGACTCAATCACTCAAAAAGCAGACCAAGCATACCAACTTGCATACCAAGCATACCAACTTGCTTGGAAATCTGGATCAACCCCAGAACTTGAAAACATTATTAGCCAAGATGCACGTTATTCTTATGCTTATGCAAGAGATATAATAAAAAGTCGATTCCAACTTGGTGAAAAATTAATTAGCCAAAATCCAACATATTCTTATTACTACGCATTAAATATTCTTAGGGACAGATTCAAACTTGGCGAAAAATCAATCAGCCAAAATACAGAATATTCCTATCGCTATGCACAAAATATTATAAAAGGCAAATTGCCAGAATTTATGCACAACAAAATGATAGCATATGCAATAATAAATGATGAATGGGCAAAAGATTACTTTGAATTAATAAATGGCAAATTGCCAGAATTTGAATTAATAAATCAGGCCAAAAATAAAAATTAATATAGAATGTAAGGAATATGATGCTATCAACTGAGAAAAGAGGCGCATTTGAAAACCCAAGGCGAAATGGAAGCGGAGATTAGCAAAGGAGTAAATCAAATCTACGCAGGCTTGTTAGGACGAGAAGCCGAAAATATTAAAACGTATATTATTAAAGACACAGTGCTTATAACGCTAAAAAATGTCTTAACGACTACGGAATTACAAGTTGCAAAAACTACAGAAGGACTAAGAATTATTAAAGAGATGTGCATGGCTGTCGTTGAAAACAATCATGATCAGTTTAAAGAATCCATACTACAGGCCACCAAAGAAGAAGTTGTTGACACGCACCACGACATATCTATTAAAACCGGCCGCGAAATATTCTTTTTTCTTCTCAAAACTACACCAGAATACTCAAAGGAAAATAATAAATGACCCCCATAACTGAAAAGGTTGCCACCTATGTCTATGATAACTCCGTAAAATACGGAATTTATAATATAATTGCTTCCTATAAAGACCTAAATGATTATAATGATCGCAAAGTAGACTATTATGAAGTTTATGATGATAGCGGACTTTGTGTAGATGACGATAGCCCATTCTATGATTTTCCAACATGGAACGAAATTTATAACAACTATTGGCTACCATCCGTAAGAGAAGCAGAAAAAGAACACCTTAGAGACTTGAAAAACGCAATAAATCAATGACACTTGTTCGCACAATAGAACTTGAATACGACCTTATCGAAATTCATCATAATCCTAATCTAAAAAATAAACCATATTTAATAAGAGTTTTCAACTATAACAGTGATGAACCTAGTGAAATTAGACTAAATGAAATTAATAACTTATACAGTATCTTAAAAAAATATAAATTATTATGAACGCAACAATAATACAACTAATCAATTTTATCGACCATTTGCCACACAACCAAACACAAATGAAAATAATGGGAATCGAAATTAATTTAAAAGATACACTCAAATTGGAACTAATAGATTGTAAAACTTTATTCAATTGGAGTGAAAAAACAATGCTTTGGATTCCTGTTACTAGACAAATTATCAATAAAATACTTTCACTAAATCCACCAGAAAATATTAAGAATGAACTAATCGCCATAAGTATATAAAAATTAATATAGAATGTTAATGACTGTACCAACAAAAGGTAAATTATGAACGCTAAAAAATACGTTTATGAAGTTTTATGCCAAAATAGCACCTTGGGCTTTTTCGATAAACAACCCAAACTAAACGATAAAGATTTTCATATACGAAAACACGAATTGTGCAATATAAGCAAATTGCCCCAACGAATAAAGAAAAATAAACTCAATATTGCTAAAAGACTCAAATATATTAATAAAAATATCGCCCAAATAGAAAAAGAAAGAGAAAAGTTTCTTAACCAAATTAAAAAGAAACAAGAAAAACCAAGTTTTATCAAAAAATAAAAAATAATGTAGAATGTCATTTCATCGTCTAATGATTTTCAAAAGATCTAATGAGTAAAGATTCATACAAAGCCGATATTTATAACTTTGATATTGAGCATAATGATAACATTATTAATCTAATTATTAATAATGTTATATCTTGGGATTATATCAAAATAAAATTGACCAAAGAAGAAATCAAGGGATTGGCAGACTTCCTAAATAAACATTTGGAGAATAATTAATGGATATATTAGAGAAATCAATGTGGACAGTTTGTTGGGAAGATAGTTATGGGGAGCGATTTTGGGAAGTTATTAGCGGTGAAGATGCTATGCACCAAAGAGTTAATGAATTAGTCAAATTAGCGGTGAAGATGCTATGCACCAAAGAGTTAATGAATTAGTCAAATTTGGCATCGCTGATGAAGTTATTGTTGGAAAAATTATCTGGAGAAAAAAAACAAAACCGCCATCCAGCGTGACTCGTTTGATCTGTGCGACTGATGAATCCACCAGAAAATATTAAAAATGAATTTTAAAAAGATTTCTGCTAAACAAAAAGAAAAAATTTATTCAAATAAAACTAATGAAATATTCAAACTCCTAAAACAACCAAATATTGAAACTTTAGAACTTGTTGAAAGTTATCTGTGTGATTATTTTGAAAATGTATTTCATAACCCCCAGTTTTCAGCATGGACAAAACCCAAACAAAAAAGAAAAGAATTAATTTATTTAATAATTAATTATTGGCAGAAAAATAATGGCGAAAATAAAAGATGGGAAAAAATAGAAAAATTTTTATGTAAAGACCATTATATTGCTACATCTTACATCACAATGGTAATAAAAGATAGTTGGAATGATTATGAAGAGTTTTTGATAGTAAAACCCTCAACCAAAAGAATATGGCAGTATTGGTGGAGTGTGCATATCTCCGCTACTGATAATGGGCAACCGTGGACACAGGAATTACCAGAATATTTGCATAATTTTATGATTGCTAATTATTTAAAAAATGATCGTTTCTCAAAATATTACTTGCAAGGCTTGAAAAAATAAAATTAAATGTAGAATGATAAGTCAGTAGAGCAGAGAATGAATAGTCTTACATAACATCAACCAAGGAGAGTAAAATGATTGATATTAGTTCGCTTGATGCTGAAACCAAAACCAAGTTAGATCATTATAGTGATTTGTCAAAGCAGTTACAGAAAGGAATCCCTGTTGATATTACTCTGAAACTAAAAGAAAAGCCAGTGTTTCAATGGGATGATGGAATGATTGGGTGCGTAACCCCCAACAGCGATGATGAAGGATATTTCAAGTATTTCTTAGATTGGGATGACTTGGCGAATCAAGAATATGCTCTTAACAAGAAATATAACGATTCAATCAAAGAAATTACTGATTTTTCTGATAGTGTTGCTGATTCATTGAAGGTTGACAGAGAAGAGTTTTTTGAAGAATTCTTGCTGTGATTATTACTAACTTTTTGGAGAATATCCAATGACTGATGAACTCAAAGATAGATTGTTCAATTTAGAAATTCATTAAAACCTTAAAGCGGAGAAAAATAATGACTAAGAAAACTGAATGGATTTTTGCTTGTAATGCAGACGGTGACACTATTCCTACTCTAATTAGATTTGTTACAGACAAGTCATCCGATGAAATTCAGCAGAATTACTCGGATAACAGTTATTATGATGAATCAGGAAAAGTTGCAGTAAGTTTGTGGTATTGTGATGAATACACTGAGGACTATTCAAATTATGGACACGAGTGTGCGGATTGGGCAAGTAAAAGTGCTTACGATTTGAACGATCCTGCCTTGAAAGTTCTTAATTTGGATGCTATTCCCATTGTTGATCTTGATGTTGAACTCAAGAAAGACAAGGTAAAAGATACCAGTGATTACGACGGCTGGGTTTGGTGATCTTTGAAAATAACTATTTGGAGAATAATTAATGAAAACTATTAGATTGGTAAGCAGCGAAAGTTATCCAGAACAAGGTTATGTTATTTATGATGACCAATTTATGCGTGAGTCTTTAAACTGCTACGTTACTGAGGATGGATATTTTGTAATGTCCACAGATGTTCCTAAGTTTGATCCTCGTAATGGATTACCACTCACTTATTCGGAGAATAACTAATGACTAACGAACTCAAGGATAGAATTAAGAACTTTATTGTTAGTTGGGATAATACTATTGATGATGAGACTATGGGATTGGCCGATTATGATTTGTTTTTGGAAACGGCTATTAGTCTGTTAGAAGAAACTATTGGAGAATAAATGAAAGATAAACCAAATTGGAAAAGGGGCGACATAATCGTTCTGTTAAATTATTTTGGTTGTGGTGGTGTTTTGTCTATTTTTGAGGCAAATCAAGACCCTTGGTATGGAAAACCCTTTTTTAGTTCAACAGAAGATTGGTATTATGGGTTAAGACATTGTGAAGAAATTAGATTGGCGACTATAGAAGATATAGAACATAAAATACAATATCAAAAAGAAAAGGTAGAACGAGAACAATCTAGATTAAATGAGTTGCTTAATTTTCGTGAGCGTTTGGAGAATAACTAATGAATGTTTATGTTGTTATTGGAACAAAACAAAATGTTTATCAAGATACTATTGGTGGGCAATTTGAACCCCATCCAGACAAAGAAATTGTAAAAGTATTCTCTGACGAAAATAAAGCCAAAAACTTTGTTGAAAATGCCAAATTAGCCAAACCTAAAAAAGAGCAATATGGAGATACTTCTTACTATAGGGGTGGTTATGAAGATATGGAAATTGAAACTCATTCTGTGGAGAATAAATAATGACTATCGCTAAAATTCATACTATTAGTAGTGAAAATAAACTCATAACATATATTTAATAAACTGTGGGTCAGAAGCCCATTTATAATAAATTATATTGTTTTGTAGTGGGTTAGAAGCCCAAATATCTATTAATATCATTCACTCTACTAATTAATATTAAATAAGTGGAAATAAATATTAATTGGAATATATTAAATTAAATAGGAAATTAATAAAAAAAGGTAGTGTATAGCCCCCTTTTATAATAATATTTTATCTAATTGCGGCCAGAAATAGTTTTTAATTATTTTTATGGAAGAAATAACCCTTTTAATATTTTTTATAATAGCATTTTTATTATTAGAAAGGGTTGATAAATTAGATTAAAATATAATATATAATAATCATGATAACATTTAATGAATTTATAAAGCAGAAACTTGGAGAGGAAATGGTTGGGCTATATCCTCCAGCGTACAATGGCGTTGGTTTAAAGCCATTATCTGGTGTAGGCATGGGAACGGACGCTGTTTATGTCAGAGCCAGTAGAAAGAGCGTAAAGAAGCGTAGGAAGCATAAAAAGAAATGAGTCTTTTTGAAATTATATTAAATTATATAAAGCCACCGATTGAAATTAAGAAGAATAGTGTTATAATAAAGAAGGAATCAGCAAGTAATGCTGCTGACGAGGCTTTACGCAAACTATTTACGAAATAAAATGGACATAATAAAAGAGTGGCACAAGTATAAAGAGGCTGGTTACAGCAATAATTTATATATAAAGAATAGTGGTCAGCGTGGAATGGGAGTATTTGCTGGCACAAATATAAAAAGTGGTGATGTAATAGAGTATTGTCATTGTATGCTATTAGGATTTAGGGAAAATTATCATAAAGATCCAGTAATATATCAGTATGCTTATCCTGGTGATGATGAAGTTAGTGATGAATGGACGGTTCACGGTCGCAAATTTTTAATTCCATTAGGATTTGGTGGAATTTATAATAGTTCTGATGCACAAAATCTTTCTAATGCTGCGTTTAAGACGTATACTGATGAAAAACTAATGATTTTCTATGCTTTAAAGGATATAAAGCAGGATGAGGAAGTATTAGTTTGGTGGAGTGACGAATATTATAATTATTTTATAGCACAAAAGCGATAGTTTTGGTGATTTATAATAATTAATGACAAAAATCGGCATTATATTTAATAAAAAGGGAGTTAGCATATATCCTATGAATCGTACATTGTTGGTAATATGTCGTGCGATAGATTATAGGATAGGCAGGAGTGATGAAGACACGCCGGATTTGCCTATATTGACTCAGGACGAGGCTTGGGCTGCATTTTTATTAAAATTGCTAATAATATTTATTAATTTTTTAACATGTGCTTGTGTTATAGCGAATATTATTCATCACTGGTAAATATAATTTTATATAGATTGTTAGGTAGTTACGGAGGACGAATTATGCCTAAGCGAAAAGTGGTTGTGTATTTGGATAATGAGCGTGAGGTTTTGGATGTGCTCATTAATTATGGTCCTAATGACTGGAATAAAGCCAAAGAGTTTAGTTTATTGCGGGATCATTTCAAGTCTGGTGGTGGTTTGAAGGACGTTGAGTATTTTTATAATAATATTGAGAAAATATGTAATTGGCGTGGTACTAGTGGTTGTGATTTGGTTTATATTTATTGTAGGAATGTATTGAAGGGTCGATTGCCATTTGAGGTTGAGAAGAGGGCGTTTGCAGTTATTTGGAAGAATTGGCGTAGTTCTAAGGTTGGCTATAAGTATAGCAAGTATGTTGTTCGTGGTAAGTTGGAGGGGTTAGATCAGGGCTGCAAGAGTTTCGATTATATTAAATATTTAGCAGAAAAGAAACTTGAATTTATTGATGTTTTGTTGGGCAGTTCTGAAATGAGTTATTATTTTTATCGTAATATGTGTTATTTGCCTGATGTGGTTCATAATTTTATGATAGCAAATAACATGGGTGGCGAGCGGTGGTCTAGGATATATTTTAAGCAGCGTAAGAAGGACGATTATGTTTTGAAGAATCGTCTTAGTTTGGTAGATGGGAGTAAAACTATTAAGGAGTATTTGGAGAATTTATGATATTTTTTAGTGGTTTTTTGAGTAGGATAATTTTTATTTTATGGATAAGTTTGTTGAGTGCGGTAGAAAATAAAAATTAATATAGAATTTTTAGGTGTTGTGGAATTTTTTTTGGGTTGGACTTTACAAATCAAAAAAAAGTTCTAAAATTAAGGCAAGGTTTGATTAATTTTTTTACAAGGAGGCTAATTATGCCAGCGGGTCGTCCCAAGGGTTCTAGTGGCGTTAATAAGAGCGCTGCAATTCGTGATTATTTGAATTCGCATCCTGAGGCTTCTACAACGGAAGTGATGGAGGCGTTGGGTTCTAAGGGTGTTGATGTTTCGCAGGCGCTTGTAGCGGGCGTTCGTGCGAAGGCGTTCAGTGGTGATCGTCCGGCTCGTAAGAAGTCGGCAGCACCGCAGGGCGAGGTAACGGCGGCTGAACTGAATACGGTTCAGGCTGTTATTGAGAAATTTGAGGAGCCGGATGTTTTCTTGACTGTTGTTGAGGACGTTTGTGGTTTGATCGCTGGTCTTGGCAGCGTGGAGCGTCTGGAAGCAGTTTTGAAGGCTTATTCTTCGAAGTCTGATGTTACCATGTCGGAATCTTCGGAATCAGAATCGTCGGAGTCGGAGTCTGATGATGATGACGAGGACGAGGATGAGGAAGATTCGGATGACGAGGATTCGGACAACGAGTGAAACTAGGTACATTCGGGGGGCTGGGTAAATTTTATTAATCCGCCTTATAAAATTTATTTCAGCCCCTCGATTTATTAAACAAGGAGAACATCATGGCTAAGGTTAAGTCGAAGATGAAAGCGATTGGTTTGATGGACTTAGTTTTGCTTAGAGACACCATCAAGAAACTTGGTGGCATTTCTAGGTTCAAGGCTACGCTTGTTGTCTATAGCAAGATTACTGCTAAGTAACTTGCACAAATTATATTAATATTAAATAATGAGTTAATACTGTAAGTGCTGTTTTTATTATATTGCATTTTATTATTAGTCCAGATGCTTTATTTTATATTAATTATTAATTATCCTTGGCACAAATATTTTCATTAATAATTGTTATATTTAATAACAATTAAAATTAATAAAAATCTTGATAAAATAATAAGTGATAGGGTTAGTATGTATCCTATGGAGGGGTATATGTTTAGAGATGAAAAAATTAATATAGTAGAAATTAATAATCGTAGTTTAAAATTAGAAGACATTGATGGTAAATTAATAGCGTTGATATTTATTAAAGACAATAAATTAATAATAAGAAGTGATGCTATTATTAAGGAGGGCAGCATAGAGTGTCCTAAAATTAATATATTATAAAATATTAATTAATATAGAATGTTATTGTAGTAGGAGAAAAACAAATGCTTACTACGATTAGATCATATGATGCTTCTTTTTGGTCTTCTCGGGTTCCTAAGTTTAGGACTACAGAGCGTGCGAAGAGTTGGATGAAGCGATATGGTTGGTCTAGGTTGCCTGTTAACATTGAGCGTGTATTTCTAAAGGATGCGCATGATTGTGTTGAGTATGCTCGACGAATTGGGAGTAGGTTACCTAAAGAGTACGAAGATTTCATTATGAATTTTAGTACGGATTTGGCATTGGATTATTTGACCAATGTTGTTAGAGGGCCGCTTCCAGAGTACGAGGATTGTATTAAAACAACAGAAGGACTAGTTACTTATGCCAAGGATGTTATTAGGGGAAGACTTCCAGAGCATTTAGAGTCTAAATTAATTGGTGATCCTTATGAATGTTTTGAATATGCTTGGGGTGTTTTAGAGGGTAGGCTTCCTGAGTCTCTTCATAATTATATGTATGGGGCTAGTATGGACGATAGTGTTAAGTCTATTCATCGTGGATATGGTGTTTATAAAATGGATAAATTGGATTATTATAGTTCCACAGAGGGTGGCCCTAAAGAGTATTTTGAATTTATTAAAGTTCAGCGAAAAAATTTACATCGTCTTGTGAGTCATTATGCTAAGGTATACGAGTTGGATACTTCAAAGAGTATTGGCGACTTACTGTGTGAATTGAAGAATGGTCGTTAAAATTAAATATAATGATGGTTCGATAATAATTAAATATTTATCTTTGAAAGAAGTGAAGGAATATGGTATAATAACAGAGGATGAATTTATTAATTATATTAGCGATGAATTTAATATTGAGGTATTTTCTTGGGGTGAGTGCAATGGTCGTAACTGGGATTACGAGATAGATTTGAGGAAGGTATTTAATAAAAATAGTTGCACAATTGGTGGAAATATTGTAGAAGTAGAACTTTGTGAAGTTGGAAGTTATGAATATACTGTTGCTGTTTTGGGGTTGGATCACAGCGACAATATTTATTTAAGAAAAATATGGGTAGAAGAAGCGATAAATTACGACGGTTATTTTCAGAAGAAGCGTTATTTTAAAGAATAACTGGTGAGAAAAATAAAATCCTACATAGAATGTTATGTCAGTAAGGAGACAGATTATGACTAAGCCTACAGACGATCAGGTTCGCAGTTTCAAGGATGATTTGGATACTATTCTTTGTAAGTTCAGCATTGACTTTCCGTTTTGGGGTGTTCTTGCGGAGCGTTGCAGTTTTAATTTGACAACGACTAAGATTCCTACTGCTTGTATGGATGCGTTTGGCAACATTACGTTCAACGCTGATTTTTGTCAGGGTTTGAAGGAAAAGTATCAAGACAAGTATCATAAGAAGTTGTTATTTCTTTTGAGTCATGAGATTAGCCACTTTGTTTTTGAACATTGTGTGCGTTTGGAGGATCGTGACCCGTTGTTGTTCAACGTCGCCTGTGACTTTGCGATTAATCTTCTTCTTCACTATCAGTTTGAAAAGAATGATGATTATTTTATTGAGGGTGGTTGTTTGGACGAGAAGTATAAGGAGTTGACGGCAGAGGCTATTTATGAACTTCTTCGTCAAGACCCTAAGTTTCAGAATGTAAAGTCCAAGAAGATTATTCTTGATCTTAGTTATGGTGAGGGTGAGGATGGCGAGGGTAAAGAGAATGAGGGTGAGGGCGAAGGTGATGGCGATACCATTGTGGTTCGGCCTCGGCGTGTGCCGTTGCCTGAGAAGGAAGGGAAAACTAAGGAGCAGATTTCTGGTGATTTGAAGGATCACATTACCCGTGCATTTACAGAGGCTTTTGCTGTTGCCAAGAGTCAGGGCAAGTTACCTGCTGATTTTGAGCGGGCTATTGCCAAGATTCTCAAGCCCAAGGTTGATTGGCTTCGTGCTTTACGGCAGAAACTTCGATTTGGTTGCAGTCGATTAGAGAAGCGTGATGTTACTTGGAGTATTCCTAACAAGCGTTTCCTTGGTCGAGATTATATTTTGCCAAGTAACATTGGGCCGGATAGTCCAAAGATTTGTTATGCTGTTGATACTTCTGGCAGCATGAGCCAGCGGGATTTGGAACAAGCCATGAGTGAACTTGAAGATATTCGCAAGCGTTTCAATGCCAAAGTTTATGTTTTGGATTGTGATGCTGGCGTTCACAGTTCGGGCTGGATTAGTCCACATCAACCGCTTCCCGTGTTGAATGGTGGTGGTGGCACAGATTTCCGACCAGTGTTCGATCATATTTTTGAAAATCGAATCAAGCCGGATTATGTTGTTTTCTTTACTGATGGATATGGTGAGTTTGGCGATGATCCTAACTTGCCCGTTCTTTGGGTAATGACTAGCGACGTAAAGCCGCCGTTTGGTGAAACTGTTCAAGTCAATGTTCCTTACGAAGAAGATTGAAAATAAAATTAAATATAGAATGTTAGAGTTACATGGAGGAACAGATGGCTAAGAAAACGGTTGACTTGAAACAGATATGGGCCAATGCCTTGGCGGGCAAGCCTATAAAAGACGAAAGAGTTTTTCTTTCTGATCCTAAGTTTGCTTATCTTTATGCTAAGTATATTCGCAGAAAGCGTTGGGATGAATCTGACGAACTTGTATTTCATAAAGATTTGAAGTGTTGTTATCTTTATTGTGTTTTTGTCGAGAAGAATCCTCCAGAGCATCTTAATAATTTTATGATTGCAAAGAATCTGGATAATCTTGACGAACAGGATAGGCGTTGGGTTGATGAATATTTCAAGTATGTCAAAAGTCTTGGTGCTTGAAAATAAAAATAAATATAGAATGATAAGTGTATGAACAGCGGGTATCTAACTAACAAAGGAGTTTCTAATGGCTGACAAGTTGATGAATACTGGTAACGTGGTGACGGGTTCGCTTGTGAATCATATCAAGCGTTGTCGTTCGGTTGAACTGAGTCGTGGTCGGCAGGGGCTTCCGATGCTTATTTACGGTAGTCCCGGCGTGGGCAAGAGCGAACAGGTGATGCAGGCTGTTGATTTTGACAATGGCGAAATGATGATTGACCTTCGCCTCAACAGTCTTGATTCGATTGACCTTCGTGGTCTGCCTGTGATTATGAAGGATGATAAGAAGAATCCGACTCATGTTCAGTGGGTTCGTCCTGAATTCATTCCTGCTGATGGCAAGGGGATTTTGTTTCTTGACGAAATCAACACCGCTGCTCCCAGCGTTCAGAATCCGGCTCTCCAGTTGGTTCTCGACCGCAAGATTGGCAGTCATAAGTTGGGTGATGGTTGGTACATCGTTGCCGCTGGCAATAAGAGTGATGATAAGGCCCATGTTTATCCTCTCTCGTCTGCCCTTCGCCAGCGTTTTGCTATCTACCACTACGTTCCAGACCATAACACTTGGAGCAACTGGGCGGTAAAGAACAATGTTCACCCGCACGTTATCGGGTTCATTAGTTTCAAGCCTGACCTGTTGATCCAGTCGAGTGTTGACGAGGAATCGTCCAATCCTTCTCCGCGTTCGTGGTACTACGTTAGTCAGCGACTCCATGCTGGTCAGAATGAACTTTGTGATATTCGCTCTGTTGTGGGCGCGGCGGCTAACGAGTTCATGGCATACCAGACGGTGTGTGAGAATATCCCGAAGATTGAGGATATTCTTTCTGGCAAGATTGAGTGGAAGGAGGACGAGAAGAACATTACTGTTAGTTATGCTGTCAGTAATGCTCTGGCTACGCACATGCTTCGTAGCAAGGAAGTCAAGAAGCAGATTGAGAACTGCTTCGGTGCTTTGCTCAACATGAGCGGTGAGCCTAGCATCCTGTTCATGCGTCGAGTGATGCACAGTGATAACGACACGTTGAAGCAGAGCGTGTTTACTTGTGACAATGGAAAGAAGTGGTTCAAGAAGCATGGTGATCGTATGACTAAGGCGATCCAAATGTAATATAAAGCCCGCTGTTCCCCCTCGCCTTGTGATGAAAGTCATGGGGCGAGGGGTTGGGCATTTAAATAAAAATCATATGGGTTAGCATCTATCCAGCATATTTAAATAATAAATAATATAGAATGTCATTCAATCATGAGCAAACATCCAGATACAATCGTTGAAGAAATTGCCAAGAACATTCTTGGATTGGAAACGCTACAGACACGCAACAGCGATAGTCTGGACTTCAAGGAAATGAGCGTATGGCAAGTCAAGGAAGCCCTTGAGGCGGCGTTTCTTGCGGGGTTCAAGACAGGAGAGGCTGGACGATGAATGACCGTCAGACTGTCGAGACAATGAGCAAGGTGGCTCAAAAGATAGCATCGGCCAAGAAGATATTGTCTGATGCTTTGAGCGAATCTCATCCAAATAAATATATGGAGATACGAGAACTTCTCAATGATTGCCAAGAAATCATGGCTATTCATTGTGATGTGGCCCCAATCAGACTTATTACTGGTCAGGTTGAAGAAATTTTGAGTAATTAAAAAGGGGATAAATAAATGACATTATTTCACATGCTTTATTTGATTATTGGTGCTATAATTAGTTGTGGCATTTTTCTTTTTATTATGAACTTTAGTTTTTATCTTTTTGCTATTACCTTTGGCGTGATTGATAGTTATTTACAGAATCGTCATTGGAATAGGATTGCAAAAAATAAAAATTAATGTAGAATGTTAAGTCAATAGTCGGGGCTTTAGCTCAGTTGGTAGAGCAAGGGTCTTTTAAACCTTTGGTCGTGGGTTCGAGTCCCACAGGCCCCATTACTTCAAATGATATTGACCGTGCCACACTGGGAGAGTTATAATGAGGAGCCGTTTGCTTCAAATGATATTGCGAACACGCTTTATTGGAAGTTTAGAATAAAAAGAAAAAGGCTTTCTAAAAAAGAAGAAAAGATAATTAAAAAGAATCCTATTTATGCTGTGAGGTATGCGGCAGAGGTTCTAAAAAAGAGATGGTTCGACGCTGAAATTTATATTATTGAATCATCACCTTCTGTGATTAAAGAGTACGCGCAGTCTGTTATTTGCGGAAGATTGCCCGACAAGTTGCACAACAAGATGATTCTTTTGGCAATGACGGGTTGTGATATTGCAAAGAGTTATTTGAGATGGTTAGATGAAGCAACTAATAATTAAATTAAATTTTGAAGAAGAAAATGAAGTAATTGTTGATAATTTCGTAATGAACTTATCAAAACTAATTTTAGAACTTTATCCTGAGTTAAAGATTCCAGAAAACAATGGACTTTCTCCTTGGGAAGTAATTCAATTAAATAATAAATAATATAGAATGTTTCAAGAATATGATTCTAAAAGATTATTTAGAAATAGTTAGTTAATATGAATTATGGCTTTTATTCAAGCAAAGCAGATGGATTTTTTGGTCATTCAATTTATTTAAATAAAAATAATCAAGAAATTAAAATAACATACGTTACAAAAGATGTTTTAGTTGGTTATTTATCATATTTGTGGAGTGATAAAGTTTATGTTGGAGAAATCTTCAAATTTGTAAGATCAGAAAAGAAAAAAAATTATGACAAATTTGTAAGATCAGAAAAGAAAAAAAATTATGACAAACATTTGGATTACAAGCGACACTCACTACGCTCACAAGAACATCTGCCGTGGCACTACATCGTGGCGTATGCCAGACGGTAGCGTTCCAGAACACAACACTAGGCCATTCAACACTCTTGATGAAATGAATGCCTGCATAGTTAATAATATTAATAATGTTGTTATGCCGGGTGATTCTTTATTTTTTCTTGGTGACTGGAGTTTTGGTGGTTTTGATAACATTAAGAAATTTTATGACAGGCTTAGTTGCAAAAATATTTGTTTTATTTATGGCAATCATGACCATCATGTAAAAAATAAAGAAGAAACTCAGAGATTGTTTGTTAGTGTTGACCACTACAAGATCTTAATTGTTGATAAAATTAAATTTGTATTAATGCACTATCCCATTAGTAGTTGGGATGGTTTGGACAATGGTTTCATGCACCTTCACGGTCACATGCACTTCAAAGGTGACAGCAGGTTTGGAAAAGGCCGAAGGATGGACGTTGGCATGGACGGTCATCCCGAATTTCGTCCTTATAATTTAATGGAAGAAGTAGTGCCAATTCTTACGAAAAGGCCGATAGTTAGTGAATTTTCAAATGACCATCATTTGGATGGTCTTTAAAATATTTTTTGATATAGAATGTTTCTATAATAGGAGATATAATATGATGCACTGGATTTTGAACTTTTTATTTTTAGGTGTAATTGGCACTAGTGCTTTGAGTTGGTTGGGTTACTGTGCCAGAAACGACCTTATGCCTGTAAAGGTTCCTTTGATCCTGTTTGGTCTATTAATTTTTGGCCTTATATGTAATGGCGCTTGTAGCGCGACTGAGGAAGCATGAAAAAGACGCAAACATTAATATTAAAAGTTACATTTGATGACGAGCAATTAAAGCAGCCTAAAAATTGGCATTGGAGCGAGATTATAGGTTGCGATGGCGATTGTGTAGAGGTTTTAAATAGTAGTGGTGTAGAGGATGCAGAATCTACCTGACTTAAAACCTTGGTTTGATAATGAATCAGACATTTACGATGAGTTGCCTATGGAGGAAGCGTCATACGATGAATGAATTAAATAATTATATTAAGAAAACTAATTGGTATCTTTTGCATGAATATTTTATAGATGTTCGTGGAGATATAGAAAGTAATAATATTGTATTTAATTGGTATTTTGAGAGTTTTAGTAATAATGAAACATTTCAGACATGTGCTGGTAAGGTTGCAAACTATTTGACTAAAGGATTAAGTAAAAAATAACTATAATAAAATATAATAAGCCAATGTAACTCAGTTGGTAGAGTAGCAGTTTTGTAAACTGCCTGTCGTCGGTTCGATTCCGACCATTGGCTCTCCGGGGTAGTGTAACGGTAGCACCAGAGGTTTTGGTCCTCTTTGTCTGGGTTCGAATCCTAGCCCCGGAATTTTAGGGGAAGTAGCTCAATTGATAGAGCATCGCGTTTGCAACGCGGAGGTTGTGGGTTTGAGTCCCATCTTCTCCACTTACTGAGTGTAGCTCAGCCTGGCAGAGCGCTTGCTTTGGGAGCAAGAAGTCGGAGGTTCAAATCCTCTCACTCAGATTATCAGATTTATTCTGTGATAGCTCAATGGTAGAGCTAGCGGCTGTTAACCGCTCGGTTGTAGGTTCGAGTCCTACTCACAGAGTTTTGCGGGTGTAACTCAGTTGGTAGAGTGATTGCCTTCCAAGCAATATGTCGTCGGTTCGAACCCGATCACCCGCTTTTTGGAATCTTGGCCGAGTGGTTTAAGGCAGCGGTTTACTAAACCGCCGAGGTATAAAATCCTCCGGGGGTTCGAATCCCTCAGATTCCGCTGCACAAATTAAAAATAATTTATAATTTATCTTTATTCTTTTTAAAATTTGATATTATCTTATCAATTTGTTATAATAATTGGCTTGGGTTAGTATTTATCCAGAGGAAAAATCATGGAAATGATTAGGGTTTACAAGGATGGCGAATGTGTTGTTAAGGCCGATGAAATTATTGTTGAATTAAAAAATAGTATATTAAAAATTAAGGGCGATCAAATTTTTCATGAACCCAAGAAAATAAAAAATAAGTTAGAATGTTTTGTAGTTAGATGAATTACGAATCTGCCGCGTTAGCTCAGTTGGATAGAGCATGGGATTTCTAATCCCAGGGTCGCAGGTTCGAGTCCTGCACGCGGTACTAAATAATAATTAACATAGAATGTTATTCTATTATGGGAGTGTAGTCCAACGGCAGAGACAAAGGACTTAAAATCCTTCAAGTGCGGGTTCGAATCCCGCCACTCCTACTGTATGCCGAAGTAGCCCAATTGGCAGAGGCGATTGACTCAAAATCAATAGGTTGTGGGTTCGACTCCCACCTTCGGTACTTTTCTTTTGAGTAAGGAGACTATCATGAAAATTAATAAAGAATACAAAGAAAAAGTCAATTATTTATTTGATATTCTTTCAAAAAATGGAATTGATGAAGTCCAAGTAAGTTTTTATGGTAGTGGTGACGATGGCAACATGGAACTTAGTGAAACATACCCAGATAAAAAAGAATTTAGTTGGGATGAGCCTACGATATTTTCAATAGGAAAAATCAACTATACTTTGTATGATCTTGTCATTAATATTAGCGATTATATTTTAGAAATGAAATGTATTGACTACGCCAATGGAGATGGCAACCGAGGCTCTATTTATTATAATATTAAAGAACGAAAAGTTGACATGGAGTATCTTGTAACACATGATGAAGAATACTCATTCAATATAAAATAAAAAATAATGTAGAATGTTACAATAGTAAGGAGACTACAATGAACAATCTTGAATACTTCTGTGATGAGTTTCACTATGTGCCGTCCGAGGTCATGACCACTCTCATCAAGGAACTCATTGAGAACAAGGAGTTTGTCAATGGCTAATCCCTATCATCATTCCGTGAGCAGCGTGAAGAAGTGGGGCGGAAAGACGGAAGATTATCAAGCCATTCACGATTGGTTTGATGAGAGCAAGATGATGATGGCGGATTTTCGTCATCGTGCGTTGAGACATCATGCAGAAGGAATCTTCATGTGTGAGCGAATCTTCGGCCATGCCATTCAGATCAGCACTGGTCGTATGATTCCTGTTCGTTGGATTGGCGAACAGCACGTTATGGAAGATTGCGGCTTTATTCCTTCCATGCAAGATTGGTTCAAGCATATCAAGCCTCAGAAGTGGATGGGTGAGCCGCCTGTAAAACTTGAACGGTTGCTCGACAAGATCGACTTGGACGAGGAAGAAGGAACAGATGAGGACAAGTGGCAGCGTAATGTCGGAGATAGTCTTGGTCGTTCTGATTTCGGTCTTACTGGTTTTGGCGTTGCAAAATCTGCTGTTATTGGAGATCCAATATGAAGTTTCTTGAAAAGTTCGTAAAAATAAAGAACGAACTTGGAGAAATTCAACAAAAGTGCGAGTTTCTAACAAGAGAATTAGACAATAACATTAGCGAATTGGTAAATTATTTAGAAAATAATAAGTTACTCATCACATCAGACCCAACATCCGATCCAAAGCAATTTATTAATCATTATGAATGTGAGTGTGGAAATAGATGGGAAGATACTTGGTTCTCAACGTGTGATGATGAGTGTTCTGATTGTGGGAGGCGAATAAGTCCTTATGAATCAGAAGATGTTTAATAAAAAAAGTATAACGAGAGACGCAGACTATTCTGTTGTTAAAGTCGATAAGGACAGAGTATTTTTAATTGATTTAAATCTTGGCAACAAATCTATTACAAATGATGCTGAGAACGTCTATAAAGAAATAATTAATATATTTCCAAATCATCGTATAATTTATAGAGACACGATGGGAAGATGGGATGAGATTTCTCTTGACGAATCTGTGAGTAGCGATGATCATATTTATTGTGGATTTATAAATTATAATGAATATGTACCTAACGAAGAAGAATTTGAAAATTTCCCCATTAGTCATTTTTTGAGGTAATAAAAATTAATATAGAATGTTCTTGTAGAACAGGTGAAAAATGAAATATGCTATTGTAATTGGTTCTGGCCCTTTTCCGATTGATATGCTACGATATGATTGTTGTTCTCCTGCCACAGAGGAGGACAGTCACATTATTGAGCGCAGCATGGAGGGTTGGAAAAAGTGGGAAGTCTGTGTGAAGTGTGATCTCAAAAATAGAGAGTGGACAGCAGGAAGGTGGCAGAGTTTTGGTTGTAGCATTTTCCCTATGGAAAAGGGATATATGCCAGTTCGCAGGGATGGAATTTTAGTTAAATAAAGGAGTGTTATATGCGTATTTTTTTCTTTAATTGTCTGTTGTGGCTTATGGGCATGACTATTCTTGATGATGATGCCAAACTGGAGGAGGACATTCAGGCGCGAGGTAAGTGCCGACAGGTAATGGCAGATAATACTATAGTTAAAATTCAATTCATGAATGAAGAAGATGCCAAGTTATTTGCCAAAGACCTTCAAGAGTATTTGAACAAATGACATTGTTCAAATGGACTGAAATCAGAAAATGGGCTGACAATTATAATCTAAAGCCCAAAAAGGTAGGAACAGAATATCATTGGGAAGAAGGTGTCTATAAAAATCTAGACGATTTAGCAAAGGCACTATTCAATAATATAACAAATAATAAATTCTTAGAACATCAAAAGAACTATGATGCACAAAATTAAATTATCATAAATTAATTTATGATAATTTATTAATTTCTATAAAATTATGAGATAATTTAAAAATTATCTCAAGGTTAGCATTTATCCTTGCTATAAAATAAAAAATAATATAGAATGTTATACAGATATGAAAAGGCCAATGTGTTTGCCTGCGTTGTTTACTTGTTTGTCTAGCAGGTGGGCAGAAGGCAAATATCATGTTTCTGTTCCTTTAGTCGAAATAAGTTATCTTAATAAAAAAGAAAGAGATAATGCGGCGAGTAAAGTAAAAAAACTGCCTCATTATTTGGATCATTCTACTTCAGACCGCGTTCAGTTCATTCGGGAGTGTGGGCGAAAAGGAATTTATGAGTATTTGCTTAGTGTTTATTTTAGACAAGAAGCTAAAAACGATTGGCTATAAATAAAAATAAATATAGAATGTTAGAAATTTATAGGAGAAACCATGAAAACATTTAAAGAAGTGGTTGGAAAGAAACTTGATGAGATTTATTGTGATGTATGCGGCAAGAGTTGCATGAAGTCATGCGATAATGAACATGCGTCTTTGTGGGCAACATGGGGCTACGATAGCAAAAAAGACCTTACTAGGCACGACATTGACTTGTGCGAAGACTGTTTTGATAAGACCATTGAGTTTCTAAAGTCTCAGAGGATTGCAAGAATCGCTGGCGAGGATGATCCTTTTGATGGATCAGAATACGGCATCAGTCAGTAAATAAAAATTAGTGTAGAATGTTATAGAATCATGGAGGATGAGTATGCCTATTTTCAATGTAAAAAGCGGCAAGATTAGAATTAGCGATCCTTGTTATGACAAGGATGATCTTCTTGGCGGCATTATTATTCCAGCCAAGAATGGTGAATGGGTTGCAAGTGCAGAAGTAAAGAATACTTCTTGGGATGAGCGAGTCATTAGTTTGACTGCTGAATTCAATGGGCCTTTTTTGCGACTTCATCGCGAAGAAGAATCCATTAGTGTCGATAGCGGTCAGGCTGGCATTTTTGATCTCAATTCATATAAAAATGATAGTTGTGTTAAAGATGTTGAGCGCGTTCACAATCAAACCATTTGTGAAGATGAGCCTTGGTACAGCATTTGTTGCGACCGGACTCTTAGCAAGTTCCAGTGGGGAGTGATTCCCAACGGAGTTGTTAGCAGCAGCGGCTATGGAGATGGTACATACGAAGTGAGTTATTTTGTCGATAAAGATGGAAATGCGGTTCGGATTGAGATTGATTTTATCGAAGAAGAAGATTCTTGAGGGGACTGAAAACAAAATCCCCCATAGAATGTTATATGGATAGTCAAGCACTGTGCGAGACTAATAAACAAAGAAGAATGAAAGGGTTTAGTTATGGCTAAGATGACAGTTCGACAGGTTGAGACGAAGTTGGGCGTTAGTTACGTTGTTGCTGCTGGTATTGTTTCTTATCTTGCCAAGTCAGGCAAGGCCACCATTGTGGAAAAGGTTTTTCACGAGAGTGGAAAGGGCAAGCCAACTCGTGTTTATGAAATCGACGAGAATGTGTCTCTCGATCTTGTAGGTGCAGGTGATCTTATGGTGGTGAAGAAGGTTGAGACTCCGGTGGTTGACGAGGCCACTCCGGTCGAGGCCGTCGCGGCTACCGAGAACGTCGAGACTACGGACGTTTCGGAAGCGGCGTGAGGTAGGGGTCGAAGGGAGGGGACAGGTACGCCCCAAGCGCGAGCGATGGTCGCAGACGTGCGTAACTAACGCCCGCTGGCCTGTCCCCTCCCTCCCCGCTGGGTTAAAATAAAATTTGATGTAGAATGTTTTAGAGTTACAAGGAGAAAATAATGAATACCATCGAAGACAAGATTGCCGAAATTATTAGGGATAATGATGTTTCGATTGCTGCAAAGGTTGTTGCAGAAATTATGAGAAATATTGCTAAAAATGACCCTGTGGTTGCAGATAATCCTGACGGTTGCGTAAATTACGAGATCGACTCGGCTTGCGAAGAACACTTCGGCTGATAAAATAAAATTTGGCGTAGAATGTTATTCAATTAAGGAAAATAAAAATGAATGTTCCTGCTCAAACTCTGATTCATTATCTTCGTGATAAGAAGGGTAATCCTCGCGGCGTACTGGTTGCTGTGAAACTGCCTGACGGCGAAGTTAGCGTTCACTACTCTTATTGCCGTAAAAATGACCGATTCACCAAGGACATGGCACTTCAGATTGCTATTGGTCGTGCTATGACAAATACAAATAATTTTGGTAGTGTGCCGCAACAGGTTTTGCGCGAATTACAGAAGTTCAATGATCGAATCATGCGTTACTACAAGGTAAATAAGGATCGAATTCATACTTGGTGAAACAATTCATCGCCGCTGGTAAAACCAAAGTAAGGTCCGGGTTTCAAAGCACCCATCAGGCTCAAATGTACCTAGTTGTAGGGTAATCAGTAGGGCTACTCACTCCCGAATGCCAGTCCCAAAAGGACAAGATACAACCGGCGATAAATTTCACTTGAAAATTAAATAATTTATGCTATAATGAGGATATGACGGCCCCATCTTCTAGAGGCCTAGGAAAGCGGACTTTCACTCCGCTAACATGGGTTCGAATCCCATTGGGGTCAGTTGCTGCTCGGGAGGGTGGCTTTCTTACGATGTGAGCAGCAAACATTATGAGAAAAGCCACCCTCCCTTCTAAAATAAAAATTAATATAGAATGTATACTAAGTAATAGCACTGACCTGTCTACCCATGAGGATAGAGGGATCTTGGATCGTCAGAAATGGCGATCCTTGCATATGGCGAATGTGATGTAATGGTAGCAGGTAAGCACACACACGACTGTGTGTTTACAGGAGGTGGTTCGATTCCACCCATTCGCCCCTTAACAAAGGAAAGCTAAGATGGAACTTAAGCAGATAACCGATTGGTTTGATTCTTTCTACGCCGAGTATGTGGAAGGAAAGAAACTTGTTCGCGGAAGAGCGTTCAGTGGAAGTCGCATTGAAGTTTGGAGCGGTGACTGTTTTTGCATTGTTTTGCACGATCCTTATCCCCGTGGAATCACGCCAGAAGAAAAGGCAGAAGATTTTGGGCGCAGTCTACAAGATGATGCTCGATCCGTTCATGCCGAAATAAATCTGGATCGGCTTCAGAAGATTGTTTCGGGGGAGCGTCCGCTAACAAATGACGATTGGACTTGGCAGGACGAATAAACTTTTCAAAATTGCTATCCTCACCACGGTCAATACAAAGGAAAAAGAATGAAACTAACTGCTAAACAGAATGCTAGAAAGTTCACCAAGGAACGCTTGAAGCGTCATCCCGGTGAATGGATAGTTGAGCAAGAAGAAAAGTCTGTGCCGTGCTGGCCGGGAGAAACGGCTATTCTATTAAAGAATACTACTGATGGTTGGAGCGGTTGGTTTCCTACTAAGGATATAGAGATTAATGACTAAAGATAGTCGCCCCTAAAATAAAAATTAATATAGAATTTATACAAGACATGACCAAATCAACTTTATCCGCTATGGAACAGCAAATTTGCGATTGGCTTGTTATGAACTTTGAGCCAAAACTCAAAGATCATTTTCTTGCTGATTTGAGTTGGGCGGTTGACAGATCGTCATCTGACATTAGTGAATCAAACGGCCAGAATACTTATGTGACTACTAGGCCACAGGCCATTTCTAATTTCTTCACTAAAAGAATGGGCAAAAGAGTTTTTGAATTGCTGCCCGATGATATTAAAAATTATGTGATAGCGAATAGCCTATGATATTTCACACAGAAGGTTAGCATTTATCCAAGACTATAAAATAAAAAATAATGTAGAATGTTATGTCATCATGGGGCGTTGCCGCCGGTAGTGGCAAATACTCTTATAAGGTATTCAAAAGGAAAGTTCGACTCTTTCACGCCCTATTTTTAGAATATCTTAGTAGTAAGGAGACAAAAAATGGATGTTTGTATTGACCAAGTTGAGAAGGGCGACTTTGTTCATGGTTTTGGAACTGTGGCGGGTGTGAAGTATTTTTATCAAAGGGTTGCCGTTCGTGGTAGAACCGCAAACAATGAGCGTCGTGGTTTGACTAAGTTGGATTACGTTCGCCTTGTATCAGAACAGCAGGAAGAGGGTTCCTATTCCGAAATCCTTGATTCTGTCCAGATTTTTGGCAAGGGCAATTTGACTAAGACATTTAGTGCGGATAAGATCGTAAGTATTTATCGACTTATGAAGAGGGCGGTATAAAATAAAAAATAAAATAGAATGTTGAGGTAGTATGACAACGATTCTAAACAATTATGCTGGCCCCTGCTGCAACTGTGGTGGTTTTACCCCGAATACAGGTGCAGACAGGGGCTTTGCTGTTAAAGGCAATGACGGCAAATGGAGCAGGTACTGTAAGACTTGCGTTCCTGTAAAGATTAGTGTTGATAGAAAACTCACATCTGATGGTCGTCTCTATCTGCCGTTTGAAAGAGAGAATCTTGATCTTATTCGATCAATTCCTGGTGCGTGGTTTGATAGAAATGAAGTTTGTTGGAAAGTTAGTCTCAAAGAAGGAGACAGGGATCGACTGATTGAGATTTGTCATAAACTCAAAGTAGAGATTGCTCCTGAACTGTGCATTGTGTCGTTTACAGAACAAGGAAAAAATGCAGAGCGATCTGGGCTTTATGAATTTCAAGTTGATGGTGTAGATTGGCTCAGTAAGGGCGACAAGCGTCTTCTGGCCGACGACATGGGTCTTGGAAAGACGGTTCAAACGCTCATGGCTCTTCCTAAAGACTGTGCGGCAATGGCCATTGTTCCATCATCTCTAAAATATAATTGGCAACAGGAGGCTAATAAGTGGCGTCCTGACCTGAAGGCTACCGTGTTGAATGGAAGCAAGAGTTTTAGGTTGCCAGCATTTGGAGAGATTGTTATTGTTAATTATGACATTCTCCCAGAATATGTAGAGCCTAAAAAAATTAGTGCTACTAGCAAGTCTTGGGAAGTTCAGGTGAATTGGCCTAGTCCTGAGATGTCAAACCATGCTAAGAATATTATTTTGATTATTGATGAGGCTCATCGTGTAAAAAATTATAAAGCAAAGCGATCAAAAAGAGTGAAGGGTCTTTGCATGAGTGCTAGTCGAGTATGGGCGCTCACTGGCACTCCTCTTGAAAATCGTCCACAAGATTTGTTTGGAATCCTTGAAACTCTTCAAATGCAAATGAAAGTTTTTGGAGGATGGAATAAATTTGTCAAATATATGAATGGATATCAGGATAGTTGGGGAGGATATATATGGGGCACGCCAAATCCTATTGTGCCAGAATTGCTCCGGCGAGTAATGCTGAGAAGGAAGCGTAAAGATGTTCTGCCTGACCTGCCTGACAAGAGCATCACATATGTCAAGGCTCCTCTGCCGAGTGAACTGAAGAGTCACATGGACGACCTTTGGTCCAAGCATGGGAAAATTTTCAAAACTAAAGAACTTCCTCCGTTTGAAGAATTTAGCGAAATTAGACAAAAACTTGCTGCTAGTCGAATTGATTCTTTGATTGATCTTGTTGAGGATCATGAAGAAGATGATGTGCCGCTGGTAGTTTTCTCTGCTCATCTTGAGCCTCTCAATAAACTTGGAGAGCGTGATGGATGGGCGAAGATCACTGGATCGACATCTCCAGAGAATCGGCAGAAAGTTGTAAATGAATTTCAGGCGGGCAAACTCAAAGGAGTCGCTGTAAGCATTCGGGCAGGAGGAGTGGGACTTACTCTCACCCACGCATGGAAGTCTATATTTGTTGATTTGGATTGGGTTCCTGGTGCAAATCAGCAGGCTGAAGACAGAATCTGTAGAATCGGACAAACTAGTAACAAGTGTGAAATTGTGAGAATGGTTAGTGACCATCCTCTTGATCTTCATGTTCTTGAACTTATTCAGTGGAAGATGGGGCTAATCGAAAAGAGTATCGAAAACGCTATCGTTCCAAACATCCCCGCGATTACAGTTTCTGAAACCGATGAAGACTTTGAAAGCAGGATGTCTGCCGCAAGTTATATGAAAAGATCAGAACGTTGGTTGCCTCACCAAGCAGATGCTGAAATTCCGTTCTAAAATAAAATCCCATGTAGAATGTTATTCACATGAGGAAAAATATGATACCTGTCAAAGAGTTCTTCACTGGCGGCAAGGCAATCTTCACTATTGAAGTCCCAGAGACTTTTCAAAGGGAATTCAAATGCAATCCTCATTACACCTACAGAATTAGAAATAAAAATGATAATTTTCTAATCGAACTGTTGACAGGCCCAAACAATACAAAAAGTTACACTTCCATTGGACTTTTCGATATAAATTCTGGTTGTGTAAAATTAACCGGACGAGTTAGCGAAGATTCTTGGGGCGTAAGACTGTTCAGGCGGGTAATGGCAAGAATATTTGAAAACGCTCCAGAAGCGATTACATCATCTGGATTCGACGTTCATCACGAAGGTAGGTGTGGTAAGTGTGGCAAGCGTTTGTCCGTCCCAGAGAGCATTAGGTTGGGTCTAGGAAGGAAATGTAGGCTAGGCGCATAAATACATTATGCGTAGAATTGTTTTATCACTATTTATTTTATTAAATTTGGCATGTATAATGAAAATGCCAACGTGGATTGAAAGGCCAAATCCAATACCAGTTCCACTTCCTATGCCTGCTGTGCCTGTTCCTCATTATAGGACAGTAGAGCAAATCGAATATGAAAAAGCCGTCATAATTCGTGATTATTATAAAAACAGATTAAATAAAATAAAACATATGAATGGAGTTGTTGCTACAAAAGATATTGAAGAATTAGAAATGAATGCTAAGATTAGCGAACTTGATCTTGAAAAGGCTGAAATTAATTACGGCAGCACAAATTCAAATTGATATAAATCATCTTCATAAATTTTATTAATTACTATAAAAAATTGATAATATTAAAAATAATATAAAAATTTTTATTTATAGGTTAGCATTTATCCCATCCCAAGAATAAAATCCCGTGTAGAATGTTATGTTGCTAGGAGAAATATCATGGGACTAGATGCTTACGCTTTTTCTTTTGAAGATAACGAAGAACTTCCAGATGATGAAGTTGACATAAAGATTCCAGAAGAACTAAAGGCCAGAGAAGAATTTTATTGGCGCAAGCATCATGATTTACATAATTGGATGGAAAACCTATATTATAATAAAGGTGGATCAAATTCATCATTCAATTGTGAAAAAGTTAGGCTTTTAGAAGAAGATCTGAACAATCTTGAAAAAGATGTTTTGAGTAAAACTCTGTATCGTGACGATGAGTATTATTTTGATTCAGATGTAGAGTTTATCGTAAAAGCCAGAGAAGCAATTAAAAATAATAGAGCCGTCTATTACGACAGTTGGTGGTGAATAAAAACTTGTGTAGAATGTTATGCTTTTAGGAGCAAACGATGGAATGGAACAACTCTCATAAGAATCCTCCAGAAGTTGGGCAGAAGGTTTATTACTTTGGCCCAAACATTGGACTTTTTATTGGTACATATTCCTACACTGAAAGATCATTCAAGCCATACTATTATGATGAAAATAATGTGAAGATTTACAAGGATAAAGAAATAGAACTTTGTCCTCATATCTTCACTAATGCCAGTTTCGGGGTGTGTGATGCCTGTGATGCTCCTTATTGGCTTCCTTATGATGATGAGAAAGCCAAAAGTTGGTGTCCGGTTGTCCCAAAAGAATACACTAAAGGATTGTACGACTAACAATTAAATTTATTATAGAATGTTAGGTCATCAGGAGAATATCATGAGTCCAGAAGTATTTGAAAAAATTACTAAAGGTTACTTTTGTGATAGGCTATTTGCCTATATGGAGTTAGTTGGTCTTGATACTATTCGAGTGAACTACTCTGGTGGCGGGGATAGTGGTGGCGTTGATAACATGGAGTTCCTGCCAGAAACAGTTGATTCTTCTATTTGCAAATCTATAAGAGAAGATTGCGAAGAAGAACTGGCCCAGCCCATTTATAGTCGTCATGGTGGATTTGCAGATGGCGGTGGATATAGCGTTAGTGGAGTAGTTGTGTATGATGCTGTTGAGAAAAGAGTCAGCATTAGCGGAGCAGACCATTTTTATGAATATGACGAAGAAGGCGAAGAAGAAAATAGTCATGAAGAAGAATGGATCGAAGATGTATATGAACAGACTGAACAGTGGACAGAAGGTGGATACGAACCAGAGTACGATCTTGCTTACCTATATGCAAAACATGTGTTGAAAAGCCAACTTCCAGAAGAATATCATAATCGTATTCTTTTAGAAGCCGCGACCAGCAAAACCCCGGTTGCCGTAAAATACATCAAAGAACTGTGTTCTAAATAAAAATAAATATAGAATGTCAATCTAAAAGACCTCTAACATAGAAAGATAATATGAGTCGATACCGTGATCAGATGCGTGAAGGTAGGAAGTGGGCGCTTGTCGAAGCAGGCTACAGGGAAGATTTGTCTGCTGAGTTGAAGGCTATTGCTATTGAAAAGGCAAATGAACTTTTTGAAGACTTCAAGAATGAACTTCTTGAAATTGAACAGGAAGAAGAAGAAAACTACGGCAAGTACGAGCGTAAGTATAGTCGCAACATGGATGACGCGGCATAAAAAGGAGAACCCGTGAATAACGGAGACTTGGTTAAAGTTTTTACGCAAATTGGCTCAATGAAAAAGCCCAGATGGCTTGTGGGTAACGCAATAGATTGTAACTTCCCAGAATTGGGAATCTTAGTCGAAACCCATAGTAATACTGTGTGGAGCGAATCTACCAAAGTCAAGAAGTTTTCAAGATTAGGTTATGATAAGAAAACTGGGTTGTGTCCAGCACTTGTCGATTTCCAAAATAAAAATTGGGATTACCTAAAAAATCACGTTTCCAAGGCAATGGAACGGTTCTTTCCCAATGTTGATGTTCAGTATGATGATAAAGAAAAAATCATTTATGCTATGGACAAACACATCACCATAGGAGCGGAAGTTAGCGAGGTAGAGTCTATTGCTGCTTTCACCGAGGTTCCTGGGTGGGGCGTTGAGATTTGGAAGGAAATTCCCGCTACTCGTTGGGAGCCTAGCAACGTGGATTCTGCAAGTTTTGGGGTTACATATACCTCCATGCTTGCTGCCAGATTGTTTCTCAACGCTATATGGCAAGTTCAGCACGATTCCTACTGGGACGGCGAGTCTTGGAACGATGAATACTGCAAAGTTGCATAAAAATTAATTAATAAGTCATAAATAAGTTTATGACTTGCGTAAAAAATGGAAAATTGGTACAATTAGAACAGCATTGCTACAAAGATGTTTGTGGCGATTGGGAATTTATTAATGACGGTTGGGTTGCAGGTTCCACAGTTTGCAGAATAGCACCTATTCAACAACAACAACAAGTCTCCATTCCTATTGTGGATTTATTTAGGTTGGTTACAGAAGACGGAAAATACATTAACACAGAATCTTACAATCGCTTGTTAGTGTCCTAAACAAAAACCCAAGTAGAATGTTACAAACATGACGCTTGAAAATGCTAAGGAATTGGCCCAACACGAAGCCAATGAGATCAAAGAACGAGTTGCTATAATTTATGATAAATTAAATGAAGATTCGGACGATCTTTATACATTTTGTGGCGAAAAATCCATGAGATGGTTTTATCCTAGTCATCATGGTAATTTTTTTAAAGTTGTAGAGTTTGTGGAGCCAAACAATGAGCGAAATTAATAATATTGCCAACCAAGCCAGAAATATTTTGAGTGAAGTTGCTGTTTTAGAACAACGCAATCGTTCTAGTGTAGAACGAAACGCTTCTCTTATGAGGGCTATTGCCACGATCAAGTCAAACCTTGAGAGAGCATTACGTCAGCCCCAAAACCTAAATGCTTCCGTGTATGATAGTATCGACCTAGCACGTTCTGTGACCCCTTATACAAACGCTGGCAAGGTTGTGGTTGATCCTCCCCTTACAGACGCAGAGAAGACCTTGCCATGAACATTCAAGACCAAATCCTATTGGATTCTTGGGAAGCCTACATAAAAAATTCCAAAGAATCTAAAGAGGAAATGACTCAATGGGCGGTATCGAAACTGTCTCGTTCTTATGTCAATCCAGAAATTTTTCTCAAAGTATTGAGAATGATAGAAAATTAAAATAAATATAGAATGTTCTAAAGATAAGGAGATCAAAAATGGATTATTTTGATGAAATGCAAGAAGGCGTCTTGTTTCCTTACGTTGATCAGGATGTAGACATTTGTGAATACTTCGAAGATACAGATTTCGAAGACTTTGAAGATTACGATGATATTGAAGACTGCTACGATGATTGGGATGATGTAGGCAACTACGATATTTATTTCAATGATTGGGAGGGCTGATAATGATTAGTCTCAATATTCGTCATTGGATTAATAAAAAAGATAAGCAATTTGAAAACATTTTGCTGAACTGTGGTTGGGAATGGTACGCAGCGGCCAAGGGCTATGAGTATTCGCGTAAGATTCTTTGTGGTCGCTGGAGGAAGGGCGAACATTTGATCGTTCAATCTCCATACTACGCTTATCTTTATGCCAAAAACGTAATGAAAAATAGATGGAAAGAAGCAGAGCCTTTGATCGTTGAAAGCAATAGTGCTTATGGTTATGCTCGATACGTTATGAAGTCTCCGTGGGAAGATGCGGAGAAAACAATTGCTAAAAGTTTTCGAGACTCTTATCTGTACGCTCGTTATGTCCTGAAGGACAGATTCATCAAAGGAGAAAGGCAGATCGAACGCACCCTTCTCAAAAATGGGCGGAATTATTATTTCAATAATGAATATGTTTTCAAGTATGCCAAATATGTAATCAAAGGCAGATATGAAAAGTTAGAACATTGCTTGTCTGATTCTATTTACATTAAGCAATACATGGAAATCCTTGATGAAAAGGGCAAAGAAGAATTCCATAACAAAGTGCTAATGAAATCTATAGAAGATTATAGCAAATACTATAGCAATCATGCTAAGTTATATATTCAAAGTTTATCTGCACAAAATTAAATAACTAATTTTAGAAAAACTTCCCGATTTATTTTATAATATTATTTTTGATAAATTAAAATAATATCGGGTTTTGCTGACTGGTTAGCATTTATCCAAGAACTGAAAACAAAACCCTGCGTAGAATGTTATGGTGTTGGGTTGAATTTCAACACTATCAAGGGTGAGATAATGAAAAGATGGATCGCAGGCATGTTTGTAATTTTCAGTGCATCCGTGCAGGCGGCGCCACCCTTGTACGATCACATAGTTGTGGTTGTAGAGGAAAACCATTCATTCAATCAGATTATAGGGTCACCTGACGCACCTTTCATTAATTCACTTGCTAACGGTGGAGCGTTGGTGACGGATATGTTTGGCATTACACACCCTAGTCAGCCCAACTATCTTAATTTATTTAGCGGGAATAGTCAGGGTCAGAATTCGAACAACATACCCGCCAACATTCCATTTACAACAGCCAATTTAGGTGCTTCTCTTATAGCAGCGGGTCGTACGTTCACTGGTTTTTCTGAATCTCTGCCATCGGTTGGCTATCAAGGGGCTTCCTTTACTGCGAATCCAATGGTTGATGAATATGTCCGTAAGCATAATCCGTGGATGAATTGGATTTCTCCTGAGCCGACAGGAAATCAACTCCCAATGACGGTCGCTCAACCTTTCACATCGTTTCCGTCTAACTATTCAATGTTGCCAACTGTAAGTTTCGTGATCCCTAATGAGCAACATAATATGCACGATGGTTCTGTGAGTGAGGCTGATTCGTGGTTGAATAAAAATATTTCAAGATATTCAGAGTGGGCTAGAGATAATAACAGCCTACTTATTGTGACTTGGGATGAAGACAATTTTTCCGAGTGGAATCGAATCCCTACAATATTTTCGGGTGCTGGTGTGAGGCAGGGGCAGGTATTGGGTTCTTGGACGCTTCATAACCTCCTAAGGACAATAGAGAATGCCTCAGGAGCAGGTTACTCTTGCAATTCCACCGTGCAACCAATCACGGGTGTATTTACGAGTGATCCCGTAACTAGCGTGGAAACTTTCCAACAGGGCATGGGAGGCTACATTTCGGTCACCGATACTTGGATTGATGCGTCGTCACCAAATGTGCCACACGGCGTTGATGAAATTGCAGTTATTGGCGAATTGACTCAGGGTTTAATTAAATTCGATGATTTATTTAGTGACGGTGGTATTCCTGAGGGCGCCGCCATTCTATCGGCCAAATTGACAATCCTCACCAGTTCGCAAACTTCTGAGGAAACTCTTTCAATCCACCGAATGCTTGTACCATGGACAGAAGATGCCACTTGGAGTACGTTTGGTGAAGGTATCGCTACAGACAATACGCAGGCTACATCCTTGGGAGAATTTCAATTAAATACAAATTCATTTGATAATAAGTCAATCTTTGATGTTACTGAATCTCTTCGAATTTGGCAGGCCGACCCAAATCAAAATCATGGATGGTTAATGGATTTATCATTTGGAGTGGGTGGATGGACTGTGTGGCTCACTTCAGAAGCAACGTCAACAATCAACTTGCGTCCTCAACTTTCTGTGGTGTATTCAGTGCCAGCAGTGCCAGAGCCAGAGGCGTGGACGCTGATCACATCGGCCTGCATCGCAGCCATCGCAAGATTAGCGGCAGCAAAAAAATAAAATTCTATATAGAATGTCATGATGGAGAGATGATGAACGCTACAATGCTCAACAATAAAAGGCCGCGACTTGGAGGCAAAAAGGTTGCTGGCCTTCTTCTGAAGCATCTCGACGGTGCGATGGAGTGTGGAGACTTGGCTACGATGGATGCCGCGAACGAAGTCGTGGATAGCAGAGTAAGAGATGGATACGCCGCACTATGCGAACTGTGGTCGAGAGATGACGGAGAAGACTTTGTAGATTGGCTCATGGTTACATCACCAAGTCTTGGAGGCCAACTAAAGAGAGCCACTGGCTTTGACCAGGAGCAGTGGCTTTGGCTTGTCTAAGCTGGTCGAACCAGAATAAAATCCCATATAGAATGTTATAGGATTAGAAGAAAAAAGTGGAATTCAACGAACTCATTAGCAACATGGATAGGATCATAGCCATGAACGAAAAAAAAGAGGGTCAAACTTCGTCTGGACTCTGTGTCCGTACTTTGGAAACATGCGAGTCAATTTTCAAGGATAATTTGCTGCGAGATATTGCAGAAGTTAGGTTTGCTATGGATGTATTTCAGGTAGACCCTACAGACATCAAAGGATTTGTTGAACTCAACATGAGGTTTCAGTCATTGAAGGTTCATTTTGAGAAGATGCGAGCATTTTCAGCATTTCTGAGAAGTTAGGAATACAGGAGACAAAAAATGATGACACTTCCAGAACATAGATACACTTGTTTCAAAGTTCAAATGCTCGCTTTTGGGAATCCCGGCGAGATTAGAATTGTTGATGTTCCTGAGAACAGGTTCATCATGGAGGATTATCACGACAAGAGAGTTTCTCTTGATGAGTGCCTTCAAATTATTTTTCGTTATGGTCAGAATGATTTTCAGCCCAGACAGCATCCCAGCGTTAGTGTTGGTGATGTAATCGAATTTGATAATAAAAAATATAGGGTGGAAATGGTTGGGTTTTCAGAAGTGTAGTCAATCTGCACAAATATTAATTAGGAGCCATTACCAATTAATAAACCTTCTTTTTCTACATATTTTCTAATAAAATAAAAATAAATAGCCAGTTAGCCTTTATCCAATAACTTGGAACTCTAGTCAGAGTTAGCCTTTATCCAATAGCCAAAAAAATCGACAGGGCAGAAAAATAAAATCCCATGTAGAATGTTATAGAAGCATGGGCAACACTGGTTGTCCTAATCATGGGAGACTTAAAATGTCTAAGTTTGATGATGAACTTCAGCAGTTTCTTTGGGCAATCGAATCCCGTCATGATGATGACAACAACATGAGGATGGTCTATGGCGAAGATGATTTGAGCGAAGAAATGGCTGCTATTGAAGCCGAAGTGCAGGCAGAGATGGAGTTGGAGTTGTTTGAAGAATGCGGTTTGGATCGTGAAGATCGTGAAGCGGCGTGATTTGTGGCGGCAACAGGGAAGGACTCCGCTGAAAGGCAGAGTCCTTCCCTAGACAAAAAATAAAATCCTATGTAGAATGTCATAGGATTGTCGAAACAAAGGGACTGCTAGGTTGCATGAGCAACTCCTCAATGCCAAACCGTCTGCTATGATGGGGAGGCGGGCAGTGAAGTAGATGGTCAAGTGGTGGGTCGAGGTGATAGCACACTGTTGACAACCTAAAACGAATCCATCCGTCCCTAACAATAACCCGCCGGGACGCTGGCGGCGAAACCCTCGCAAGGTGAAATAAACTTGTGCATTGCATTTATATTTTAGAGGGGATGTGGGATAATAAAGATGTGACTCCCACACAAACATCCGTGGGTCCATGCTGAGGGACTAGATTAGGCGTGATTTGTGGCGGCAACAGGGAAGGACTCCGCTGAAAGGCAGAGTCCTTCCCTAGACAAAAAATAAAATCCTATGTAGAATGTCATAGGATTGTCGAAACAAAACGGGCTGCTAGGCCGCAGTGAGCGGCTCCTCAATGGCTGACTGTCTCCTACGATGGAAAGCCGGGCAGTGAAGTAGGTGGTCAAGCTCCAGATCGAGGGTAGTAGGATACCCAATGACAATCCAAAGCGAACCCACCCGCCCGTACAAACTCGTCCTTAGCCATGTCTTGCCAGAGCATGGTGGACGTAAAGGTAGCGGAATAACCAACCGTATTTGGCTTATAAAAAAACAGAATAGGCTCTTATAGAACTGTAAAACAAACTTGCGTGTGTATCTGCTGATACCGTAGAGATAGCCCAGCAAACAGCGTCTGCATCTAAGGGGTGTATGGGGTTGCCGAACTAGGCTATGGTAAGGCTTATGCTGCTCTCTGTCGGGTTGGATCCCCGACACACGCTCCAATACAATCAGTAGCCGATGCCTCTCGCCTGAGCAAGTTCGCAACTTGACGGAAGCGGGCGTGGTCGGTTCCAAATCGGTATGGTCGCTCCATACTGGTGCGGGTAAGAATCGGGGCGTAAAAGATTCGCTGATTACAAACAGGGGTCGGATAGAAACCTAGATACCCGAAAGGTATCGGGTTGGTAGGTGCGTGATACCGGACACTTATCGTAAAACTATCGGTGGGCGTAACTCAATCGGTTAGAGTTCCACTTGTTTAAATACAAGAGGAGTTGCGGGTTCAAATCCCGTCGCCCACTAAGTCGATCCATTTACAGCCGGTATATCTAAAATAAAATCCCATGTAGAATGTTAGGTAGTAGAGGATCAACCAATGAGATACCGCGTTCAGTTCATTCGGGACTTTGAGAACATTTCTCGCGGTTCTATTGTGAGATTACCAGAGAGCGAGGCAATCTCTATGGTAACAAATGGTTACGCCGTTTATTATGTAATGTGATTAAAATGAAAATCAAACTCAATGTGCGGCCGATTTGGAAGTTGGGCAAAGGCCACTCTGCGCACCGCTCTGGCAGCGGCCAGCACGATAGTCGTCCCAAGCGTCAAAAGACTCGCTCCGCCATCAGCCAAGCGTCCATCAAATATTATAGTTGAATATGATCTCTGCGTAAGGGCTGTTTCCATCACACTGAAAGGCGATTGTATGGACAATATGACACTAGAAGATTTACGGGTTAGTATGCAGAACTTTCTGCCATCGTGGGTTGAGATAGCAACAGATGAATATGGACAGATTGTTATCTATACCAATCTGAAAGAGGGTGAGGATGGTTTTCTGGTAGAAATCGACGATTGACGCAAATAAAATCCCGTGTAGAATGTTACAATAATGTGTCGATAGCCCACTATAAAGAAAGAGTTTTATGAAGATTACAGCAAAGCAGGTTGCGGAACGTCTGGACGTTAGTTATGTTGTAGCAAGCGGTCTTATGAGCCACCTTGTGAGTGCAGGCCGCGCAAAGGTTGCAGAAAAAATCTTCCACCAAAGCGGGAAAGGAAAGCCTACTCGCGTATACGAAGTAGATCAAAATGTCATGATTAATTTTGGCGATGATATGTTGGCAATCAGGTTTTTCAGACGCAGCGTAAAATAATAAATAATAAATCTACATATCGCCAGTATGTTATTACTGGAAGCACTATTTGGATTTATTTTAGCGTTCATGTGCAGCGAAATAATAATAACTTTATTGAAGAAGTGATTATTGCATGAATGATTGAATGAAGGTTTTAAAACCAATCAGAGATTCTCCAGACCAATGAACAAAGTGTTTATAGATGATATTAGGACTCCACCTTCTAATGATTGGATCGTAGTTAGATCATCAAAAGAAGCAATAGATTGGGTAAATGCCAACGGTATGCCCGATATAATCAGTTTTGACCATGATTTAGGAGGCGACGATACAAGCATGGTCTTTCTCAAACAACTATTTGAAATCGCTTTTGAGAAAGGGTACGAGCCTCCTAAGTATTTTATTCATTCTGCTAATCCCATTGGATCAAAAAATATTCAAAGTTTTATGGAGAGTTGGAAAAAAAGCCAAACTCTTTAGCACAAAATAAAATACTAAATAACAAAAACCCTATAGCAAACTAAAAATAATAATAAAATGATAAAATAAAATAAGGATTATTTTTAAAATAAGGTTAGCATTTATCCAGCAACACGACCCCATAAAAAATAAAATCCCATGTAGAATGTTATAGAAATGTGGGCCGATGATGCGGCCTAAAAAATAAAATCCCGTGTAGAATGTTACTAGGATAGAAAGGGACTAATATGCTGACCATGACTCGTACCGAACTTGTTGATCGTATGAAGTCGAAGCGTGGAGCCTTCTTCACGACGCTCACGACACGAACCAAGCCAGTTTTGCGTAAGAAGCACGTCGAGGATGATGGCACTGTTGTTCCCAACAATCTTGGTGAGGTTTCCAAGATTGCCGTAGTGAACGTCGGATGTAACGAAGATTACGAAAAGGCCGTGCGTCGTCGTCGGGAAAAGGAAAACAAGCCAGTCGATGAAAATGGCGAAGTAGAACTTTTCTATTCGGAAAAGTTGCCTTGGGGTGAATGGGTTGTGCGGGAGGACGGTAAGCGGACTCCTATCATCACCCATAAGGATAAGTTGTACGTCCGAACCCATATCCGACACAGCGTTGGCTATGAGTATCGTGACGCCAATGACAACACCTTGGACTCTGCGGTTGTTCACCGGTTTATGTCGGAAAAGGAAGAAGGGGCGCGGCAGCAAGTTGATGAACCGATTATCTGCCGAAACTATAGTGTCGAAAACATTGTGCAAATCACTACTGACGGTGGTTTGGTCTACGAAATCACTGACTGAAAGGAAGCCCTACCCACTCCAAAAGAGTGGATAGGGCCATAAATACAAGGTTAGCATTTATCCAACAACAAGCCCCATAAAAAATAAAATCCTATGTAGAATGTTATAGGGATAAGGAGAAAGGCCATGACTGTTTCGGAACTGATTGAGCGGCTGAAGAACTATCCGGGCGATATGATGGTGGTCATCCCCGGTTACGAGGGTGGCTATGACAACCCAGAAGTGGAGAGTAATGGCTCTTTGGTTCCAGATTCTAACTGGAACGGCGATAGCAAAGAAACGTGGTACAACGGCAGACATGATGTTTACTATGTCGAAATGGAAGAGAATGGCGTGAAGCCCGTGCAGTGCGTTGTAATCGGAAGAGGAAAATAATGGAAATCGGACAACAAATCACCGCTACCTATAACGATGGGCGAATCTTTTCTGGTACAATAGTTCAAATCGAAATCGGATCAAATGACGATGTGGTATATGGTGATGGTTCAATCATGCCTAATCGAACCATGATTCGGATCAAAAAAGAAAATGGAAACTATGCCAGTTTCTATCTTGACAAGTGTTTTTCGGTAGAGTAGAATCTCGATATAAGGAAAAGAAAATGTATCGTGCTGGTTTGATCTTTTTTGTGTTCATTCTACCGATTCTGAATATTGTATTTTGTCTTGGATTTCTCGCTGGAAAGTTTTCACAATGAAAAACTGGATTTTCGGTGGAGTGAAATAAACAAATGTTCGGACTGATATTTTTAGCGATTTTGGGTTATATGGTGTATGTCGAAATCGTCACTTTTTTCGAGAATCGTAGGGATATGAAAAGAACCCGCGAATATTTCAAGAATCGCTCTTAAAAAGCCGACACTACAGTAGAAACTAAAATGAAAATCAAAACCATAGAGTTTGTTGAGGCAAGTGATATTTTTCGGGACTGTCCTCAAATGTGGGAAGTTTTTCTCAATAGCAGCCCAGATTGCAGTTGGGGTGATAACAATAGGAGCATGGTGACAAAAGATGTCATTATCGAAGCATTAGAAAAAACCATAGACAGAGAGAACTCAACTCAAATGGATGATGAAGCAAGTCCAAAAGAAATCGAAGAAGTATTTCTTCGTTTGGACTCGCTTCCAGAAAATATGTTGATTGACATGGAAAACTAAGTTTGCACAAAATATAATACCCTTCCGGCAATAGGGCCGGAAGGGTAAAATAATAATAAAATATCATAAAATAAAAATATCATAAAAATAAAATAAAATAGTTAGTATTTATCCAACAAGGCTCGGGGGATTAGAAAAATAAAATCCCATGTAGAATGTTATAGGGTTCGGTTCGGTTGCCGTTTCTTTCACTCACTCGGAGTTGTCATGGACAAGATTCAGAAGGGCGATGTGGTCCGCTGGCGAGGGCTTCACGGCCATGAGGGTGTGGTTGTTCACCTGTTTGGTGATCACACCACGGTGGTGTGTTACGCGGACGGACAGGACTTCAAGGATGCCGCAACGCGGGACTTGCAACTCATGGACGGTCCAATCGACGACGAAATGCAGGCGTTCATTGACAGCGTGACGGCGGAGTATCTGCGATAGTAGATGATAGAATCCAACTAAACTGCCCCCTCCCGTCGAAATGCGGGAGGGGGCTTTTCAAGGAGAATCATGATGAACGACGATCAAATGAAAGGCTATCTTCGCCTACTGGCAGGATGAAACGTATTTTGAGTTTGGGGATTTTCTACAGAAGTATTCTTTGCCAAACTTTGCTGAATGTCATATAGGGTGGCATGAGGCGGCAAACGAAGTGATGCATGAGCCGTTTGGTATTCAAATGCCAAAACTAGTAGTGTGTCCTAAAACTGGTTCTATTATGCCAGAGTATTATCTGCAAAAGGAATAGAGTCGGGATTAGAAAAATAAAATCCCATGTAGAATGTTATGTTGATGTGTTCGATGTTACTTCATAGGAGAAAGAAATGATGACGTTCGAGCGTTGCTGCGAACTCGCCAATGAAGGAGTTCCCGGCGTTATGGTGGATTACTGCGGCTATGAAGTGCCGTATAACATCCATCGGCTAACGAAGAAAGTGCTTCGCCGCCTGAAGCGGGACGGGATTGTGGTTGTCAACTATGACGATCAGTATGGTCGGGTTGCGGCAGAGGAACTGGAGAACATCGCCCCGGCGATTGGACTCACGTTCGCGAATGTTCGCAATCACCAGTTCATCATCGTGGATGAGGATAAGGCGAAAGTGATGGAGTTGGAAAGCATCGACAGCGACTTCCCGAAGTTTTAGTGATAGGTTTTCTTCAACTAGCCCCCTCCCGTCGAAATGCGGGAGGGGGCTTCTTTTCAAGGAGAAATGCGATGAACAGTTTTGAAAATGGATACGACAGTCCAGCGGCAAAGTGGCGGGATGACAACTTGTGTACGCTTGATGATATGCCCGCGAAGATCATCGGCTGGAAGGAGCGTCATGCCACGGTGGCCTGTCTCGACATTGAAAATGGTATGGCCTTTCAATGGTCGTGGGCAGCGGTTGCCCATATCATGGAAAATGGTCGAAACTTCCGCAGTTAGTGATAGCAGGAATCGAATCGTAGAGACTCCTCCCGTTCAAGGCGGGAGGAGTTTTTATTACTCCCTTTGAGTTAGCATTTATCCTAAGGTTTGAGCCGAAAAAGTTGGAAAACAAAAGTCGATGTAGAATGTAATGACTAAGGCAAGCCACTGTGGCTTGTGTTTTTCTCTTGGAGTTTTTCATCATGGCCCATATGGTCGAAAAGATGTTCTACGTTGGCGAGACTCCTTGGCATGGCCTTGGCGTGGCATTGAATGAGTCTCCTACGATTCGTGAAGCAATCGTGGCGGCAGGACTTGATTGGACTGTGGCGCTCCGCGACTTGTTCACGGCGGACGGTGTGAGAGTTGGTCATCGTGCCACGGTTCGTGAAAGTGACGGCAGCATTCTTGGCGTTGTTGGCCCGCGATACCAACCGCTCCAGAATGCCGATGCACTGGACTGGTTCCAGCCGTTTGTGGATAGTGGTGAGGCTCGACTTCATACTGCCGGTTCTCTTGATGAGGGCAGGAAGATATGGGTTTTGGCAGAGTTGAATCGCGACCCTAGCGTGATTGTTCCGGGGGACGATGTGAGGAAGTTCATTCTTCTCAGCAACTCGCACGATGGAACTACTGCCGTTCGACCGGGCTTCACGCCGATTCGGGTTGTATGTGCCAATACGTTGGCCGCTGCCCACTGTTCTACTGCCAGCAAGTTTCTTCGGGTTCGTCACACCCGAAAGATTGCCAGCAATCTTGAAAAGGTACGGGACATTATGAACGCGGCAAATGCTGATTTTGAGGCTACTGCCGATCAGTATCGCTACCTTGCTAGCAAGGATTTCAATCAGGCCGATGTGCGTCGATACGTCAAGATTCTTCTCGACGTTGAGAACGTCAGTGATGCCGATATGCCTACTCGTACCAAGAACATCATCGAAGAAGTTCTTGCCACGATTGAGGGGCCACGGCAATCCCTGCCGGGAGTCAAGGGAACTTGGTGGTCTGCGTACAACGGGTTCAACGAATACTTGAACTACACTCGCGGACGCAACTCCGACAACAGGATGAATAGCCTGTGGTTTGGAACTGGCGCCGCCGATAATCGCAAGGCTCTTGAACTGGCTTTGAGCATGAGCGCCTAGTAGCGAGCAACCAACGCCCCCTAGGTAGTCGAAAGATTGCCTAGGGGGTTTATTTTGCACAAATATTATTGCAATAATATCTTATTATTATTTGACCCCCGTACTAATAGAACTTTCCAAAAATATTTTTTTTCATTTTTTTTCTAGGTTAGCATTTATCCAACAACAAGCCCCATAAAAAATAAAATCCCGTGTAGAATGTTATGTTGTGGAAGCCTGTAAGACGAAAGGGAAAACGATGTTTGAAGTGGAAGTCGGTGAAAAGGTTTCGGTTCTGTTGCCTTACTGGGTTCAAGTTCACGACGATACTGAACCGTATGTGCAGGCTACGATTCTGTACGTTTCGGAAAAGACCGTGACCGTGGAATATGATACCCCAAACGGAAAGCAAAGTCTGGTCGTTTATGATTTAGACAGGATTTCCAAGATTTGAAGAAAAAATAAAATCCCGTGTAGAATGTTATAGATTTACGAGCGTCTCTAGCTCAATTGGCAGAGCAAGGGGCTTTTAACCTCTAGGTTCAGGGTTCGATTCCCTGGGGACGCATTGAAAGAAAGGTGAAAAATGAAATGCGAAAATGGTGACCGTGTCCGGGTGGCAAAAAGACTTTGGAACGGACTTGTGGACATTACTGAGAGCCGTCTGTTGTCTGGCGTGGTTGTTGATACTATTCCCGGCAATCTGTATCGTTGTGCCATGTACCGAATCAGATTCGATAGTGACGATAAGGACATTGTGACTCTCACGCCAACCCCAAATGAAAGTTGGGTCGATGAAGGGCAAATCTACGATAGTTTTCCAACTGATAATTGAAAATAAAATCCATTGTAGAATGTTATAAGATCAAGGACGATAACTCTTAAACAAGGAAAGTGACATGAGTTACGCTGATGATGTCGATGCAACCAACGTAGATGACTATAACTACGATGACTATAACGACTTTCACGAAATCGAAAGTTGCTATGACGAAGAGTGGAACGATGACATGGACGGAGACTTCGATTCTGCAATGACCAGCGCAGGATTCGGCACAGATGAAGATTATGGGTATTTTGGTGATGATACCCCCTTGGCTGATGATTACGGAGGCGAATAAAACAACCCACAACCCATTATCTTGGCTAAACAGCCAAGATAATGGCATTTAATATAAGTTAGCATTTATCCAGCAAGCCAATAAAAAATAAAATCCCGTGTAGAATGTTATAGAGATAGAAAGGGATGCAATATGAAAATCAAGGTTTACGCTATCGGTGGCAAGTGGGAAGCCACTCTTACGGGTGATTGTCCTGTCGGAACCGCTCACGACACTTTCACCTTAATTAACTTGATCGACCTTGTGGAACTCAAGGGCGGTTACTGCGTGAGTCTCCACGGCACTTTTGGAACCGATAATGCACTCATCAGCGGCGAATACAGCCTGGCCGATGCAAGAAATCTTGTGAAGATTGCGAAGTAAGTCTAACAACGAAAGGCGACCATCCCATGACTACCGAATGGAAGTTTGAGAAGCGTGCGGTTGTAGCAGAGCCAACGGGCGAAGTGAACATGCTACACTGCAAGTTGATTCTTGCACTGGAGATGCTCAAAGAACTGGGGCATCTCCCGGAATACAACAGATTGGTCGAGAAGTTTGTGAAAGAAAAGAAGTAACGTCAAGAAAAACCCAAAATCTATTATCTTGGCTAAAAAAAAGCCAAGATAATAGTATTTAATGCCATAAGTTAGCATTTATCCATAGGATTCTGTCAAAATAGGCAAGATAAAACACTACAAACTTTTTTTTATTGCACCCCCTTGACAATGCCGATACTATATGCACCGGAGGATACAACAATGAAAAAGATTTTCAGAAACTGGAACGGAATCCTACAAGCATTGGTATTAATAAAAATCGGGCAGGATTTGGGTTGTGATACCAAATACTCTCGAATGATTCACGATTTTATCGAAATCTTCCTAACCATCCTAAAGTAAAGGAAACTTCCCATGCCAATCGTCCTGCAATGGATCGGAGTCGCTCTCACCATCCTAGGACTCGCTATGAACGGAACCAAAGAACTCTCCAATATCAAACAGCAATACCAACAAACCAACACCAGACAGGCCAACGAAAGCGAAGCCAAACGATTCATGTACGCCACAGTCAATCTAGCCTACGATGTTTCAACTGGCAAACACTGGTTCCAACACCCAGACGGACAATGGAAAGAATATCCACCAAAACCATTCTAAACACAAAATAAAAACCCTTCCGGCAATAGGGCCGGAAGGCTAACGAATATATAAAAAAGTTAGAAAATTAAAAATATCACTATTTTCTAACCCAGTTTGGTTAGCATTTATCCAACAACTTGCAGCCAATAAAAAATAAAATCCCATGTAGAATGTTAGGCATATAGATCTTTCACCCCCGGAGGATAGTTGAAATGCCTGTCGAAGTTCACGAGAACGGCTCCATGTCTATTACGGGCGAGGATGGTATCGCCCTCTACAGGCTTGTTTTGCTCTATCATGCTCTCAAACTTCAGGCCAATACTGGTCTGAAGGCGAGTAGGGTCAGCGCCGTGGCCTGCGCCAAGAGATTGGGATATGTGGGCCGGACGGCCAAAACCCTGCTGGCAGACATGGAAAGGAAGCACCCAGAACTCAAAAAAGCCACCCCGCCTTGTGGCTTTCAGGATTAGCACAAAAATCAACCCCCTTCTGGCAATGGGGCCAAAGGGGTAGCAGATATAATAAAACTTGTAAATTAAAAATATCACTATTTTTCAGCCCAGTTTGGTTAGCATTTATCCAACAACTTATTATCTAACTTGATTCCATAAAAAAATAAAATCCCATGTAGAATTTTAAGCCATTGGTATTTTTTTCTCACTTTCTTGGAGTCAATTATGTTCAAGGCCATCATCGCGAGCGTCCGTTTCGCCAACCCGTTCACGACGAGTCATTGTGAGGCTCGCAAGCAAATCGAGCAACAGAAGAGCATGATCGAGCGAATCAAGTCCGGTATCCTCGCGGTTGGGTTCACAGAGTACCACAAGAGCAGGATTGTGGAGTCAAAGTCCAACGATATCGCCCGTCAGGAATCAATCCTCGCCAAGCCCAACCGAATCTTGTTTCCTGTGTTTTTCTCGTTTCGTATCGGCAAGAATGATTTTGCCGTAAGTCTTGCGGGCCTGCGGTGCAATTTTCCTTACCTAGCCATGCGGTACGGGACAGAATGTGATTATGCCGGTAATGCCCGGTTCTACCGAAATTGGTTGGGCTGTCACTGGGATCTTTAGTCCCTAACACAAAAATCAACCCCCTTCTGGCAATGGGGCCAAAGGGGTAGCAGATATAATAAAACTTGTAAATTAAAAATATCACTATTTTCAACGGTTTGGTTAGCATTTATCCAGAGGTTTTTTCAACGGTTTAGTTAGCATTTATCCAGTGGGCCGGGGGCTAAGGCCAAGGATGGGTGCGCACCTTCTACGCTCTGGGCTTCCTGCCCAACGCTATTACATTCTACACGGGGTTTTGTTTTCCAAAAAAAACGCGAAAAAAAGCCGAAATAAAATCCCATGTAGAATGTAATAGTTTCGGCGGGCCGTGCGGCTCGCGTCCCCTTGTTTCTCTCTGGAGTTTGTCATCATGGCTCACGCTGTCGAAACCATGTTCTACGTCAAAGAAACCCCGTGGCACGGGCTGGGCAATCGGCTGGAGTCGGCACCGACGATTGGCGAGGCGATTGTCGCCTCCGGCCTCGACTGGAGCGTTGGTCTGTGCGACCTGTTCACGGCGACCGGCAAGGCCGTACCTGCCCGTGCTACGATCCGCGAGAGCGATGGTAGTGTGCTGGGGGTCGTCGGACCCCGCTACCAACCGCTCCAGAACAGTGCGGCGTTCGACTGGTTCCAGCCGTTCATCGACGCTGGCGAGGTCAACCTCCATACGGCCGGTGCCTTGCACTGCGGTGCAAAGGTCTGGGTGCTGGCGGAGTTGAACCGGAATCGGGCGGAGGTCGTGCCGGGCGACGAGGTCGCCAAGTTTCTGCTGCTGTCGAACAGCCACGACGGCACGACGGCGGTACGGGTGGGTTTCACCCCGATCCGCGTGGTCTGCGCGAACACCCTCGCCGCTGCCCACTGTGCCACGGCGTCGAAACTGCTGCGGGTGCGTCATACCCGGCGGCTGTCTCTCAACCTCGACCGTATCCGCGAGGTCGTGAACACCGCCAATGCGGAGTTCGAGGCTACTGCCGACCAGTATCGGCTCCTCGCCTCGCGGGGCATCAACGTGGCGGACGTTCGGCGGTATGTCAAAACGCTGCTGGGGGTGGAGGGTACGGTCGATACCGACCTGCCCACCCGCACGACGAATATCATCGCGGATATCGTCGGCCGGATGGACGGCACGCTCCAGTCGATGCCCGGAGTGTCGGGAACGTGGTGGGCGGCGTACAACGCCTACAACGAGTATCTCAACTACTCGCGGGGTCGCACGGCCGATAACCGCATGGGGAGTCTGTGGTTCGGCACGGGGGCGAACGACAACCGCAAGGCGCTCGACCTCGCGTTGAGCATGAGTGCCTAGCAGATAGGCAACCCCCTACGGCCCGCACAAGGGCCGTAGGGGTGGCTTGCACAACTCGACGCAGTGTTGACCCCCTAGCGGTTGAAAGGCCGCTAGGGGGCTTCCTATTGCTCCCGCCAGAACCCCTAGGATAGATGCTAACCTTGTTTGTGTAGTTAGCATTTATCCTAGGATTTAAACCCCGTTTCAAAATACTTTGTGGCAAAAATAAAAATACAAAAATTATTTTTGAAAAACCTGAGGGCTGGGTCCCCTGCCACCCCCGTCGCCACACTATCGCTCCCCTTTTTTATAATAAACCATATTAAATTATAAAATACTTTGTAGCAAAAATAAAAACTCTGCAATTATAATGGTTTTCTATTAATCTTTGGTTCCATTACAATATATAAAAAGGTTTCTCATCTATTAAATTAATTTCGTATGAATAAAGATAAAATTTGGCAACAAATAAAAAATGATAAAACAATAATTTATAATGAGCCTATACTTGATATTTTTATTAAATTAAACAAGGAATTATCAGAAAATCATTATAATGAATTAACTAAAGATCAAAAGAAGATTGCTAATCCTGAGGTAAGGCTAAAGTATTCTACGGATTCTGTTGATATTAAGAATGCTGTTCGTGATGGAGCCAAAGAAAACTTACATAAAGTATTTGAAAAGGCTGTAAGAGATAATAATTTTGATCTTATTAAATTTTTTGTTGAAGAAACGGGCATTTATCATCTTCCTGCTTTGCGTGCTGCTGGAAAGGTTGGGGACTTAAAAACAGTTAGTTATTTGCTTGATAAAAAATATAAAGAAAAAGAGGATCCTCAGTTTGACGATGTGTTGCCGCCTCCTCAGGGATATGTAGTTAGTTCTGTTTTTGAAGGAGCGATACAAAATGGCAATATAAATATTATAAAATATTTAGTAGAAAAATATAAAAGAGGTTCTTCATGGAATTATACTTTAGATCCTGAGGTTATTCTTTCCTGGGCTATGCAAGAGATTTTAAATAATGATCTTAGGGCCGCAGAGTATCCAGGTTCCGCTGAAGTCAAACGTGGTCGCGACGAAGAGTTCCAGAATGCTTTATATAAAAGGCAAATGGAGATTTTAGATTACTTATCAAAAAACCTAGAATCTATAGAGCCTATAGAAAGATGCATTAAAATTTATAATGACTTAGCCATTTCAGCAGAATCTCAACTTACCTTTATGCCTCGAACTAGTTCAATGGGATCGACCGGTACGGGGGGATTAAGAAGGCCATATTCTGATAAGGAAAATTCTCATCCAAAAGGAATTGTTTCTTATTTTAAAGAAAAGGCTAAAATTGCTAATTCAGGATTAGATAAACAATCAGACGCTGAAGTTCCGTTCTAAATTTTATTCACACTTTCAAATAGATCATTATATAAAATTTTCCATTTGATATTTAAATTATTAATATTAGTTTTCCAAGGTTTTCTATCAGATATATAATGAATTATATAAGGTTCGTTGAAAGAATTAATATTTTGAGTTTTGTCATATCTATAGTCATTAAATTTTTCATCAATATATAATATACCAGCATCAAAAATAGAACAATATAAACAAAACAAAGAATCATCTCCTTTTCTTGGAATATTGTTATCCATACTTTTTTTAAATATTTGATATATTTTTTCTTCAAAATTAATAGTATAGCAATATTTATTATTAAATAGTAATACTCCAGTATTTGTAGATTTTAGATTTAATCTATCTTGTTGTAATAAAAACAGACTTGTCAATTCGCCTAATTGATTTATTGCTTTTAAAAATTGTTCGTTAGTTCTCGCTGCATCTATTCCTGCGACAAATTGTATATCATCAATAAATTCCAAATTTAAGAGAGCATTACAGTATGTATCTGTATCTACACATAAAGCATAATCATATCCTAAAGAGTATAATATCTCTGGGCATTTAAAAATCCAAAAACATTCTGACGGATAAGGCCAGTCGGTCGGGAGATTGTATCTATTAGAAAAGTCTACATCTATGATGGTAATATCATTATATTTAAAATTATCTATTTGAGTTTGATTTAGATAATTTTGATTAACAAAAACAAATAGGTCAGAAGTCAGACCAGAATTACGTTTAAAAGATTGTAAACAAACAACAGCATAGTCTGCATAATTCTTGTTTATTGTTGTGCATATTGCTAATTTTTTATTGGACATGACTCATGTATGGCTGTTGTGTAGATTATAATCAATTTAAAATGCAATAGTACTTTCTCTTATTTAAAAGTCTGTAATTCTACTTGTGCATCTTTGATAATTAGATAGGTGCAATTTTTTTCTGTCCAGCATCCGCTATTGGCGTACCATATTGGTTGATCTTTATTTATAATAGCATGATGAGTATGTCCTAAACAAACACAATCAATATTTTTAGACAGTGCGTATTCTCTAGACTTTTTCATCATATTTTCATTGCATCTTAGGTAGGTTTTTGATCTTTGCTTAATAAATTGGGGCAAAAATCTTTTATCAAACCGTTGTATGGTTCTATAAACTATATCTGCTATTTTTGTGGTATTGGGATATTTATATATAAAATCATCAAATTTATCACCGTGCAAGCATAATATTTGTTTATTTCCGCTTTGAAATTGGTATTCATTTTTAAAATCTAATCCAATAAGGTGAGAAATGGTTTCTGCTTCGCCGTCGTGGTTTCCTCTTATCCAGACTATTTCAACATATTTGCTCATTCTTCTAAGCAATGATAATATTTTCCAATGATTTTTCTTTAGTCTACGAAAATCTAAATTATCAAAGAAGTCTCCATTGATAATAAGTTTATGAGTTTTATTATAAACTAATTCTAAAAAAGCGTATAATTGTTTACTTTCGCAAACATCGCTTCCAAGGTGAGTATCGCTTATTATTATTGCATCAAGCATTTGGGTTATTTATTTCTAAATAGTGGCAAGTCTTGGTATTTATAAGTTTTTGCTGATTTGCGCATATATTCTTGATTGCTTTGGTACCCAGCATTATTAATTTTATCAATAAGTTCTCTTGCGTTTCCTATTTCTATTTGAAATTTATCTGCATCTTTTTCTATAGAGTGTGCGGCCTTGCCCATACTAGTTAGAAAACTGATTGTGTGATATGCTAGGTCTACAACATATTTTTGTTCATTTGTTACCATAACAAACGAATCTTCACCTATTGCATTAGCGTGATAAACTCTTAAGATCTTTATTGGTTTAATTTCCCCTGTTTTTTCATTTTTTATGATTGTTTCAGATGTTCTATCGATTGCTGCTTGTTTGAATTTTTCAACGCGATCTTTGGATATTTGATCTGATGGTCGTAATGTTGATTTATTTGCTGCTTGGTTTGATGCTCTTAGTAGGAGTTCTGCTGATATTTCATTAACGACATGATCTTTGACCCATTCATTAAAACTTTTCATAAATAACCTCTAGATTAGTGTAAAATTATATAGTGATATTTTGATAAAAAAAGTAGTGGTTGACCGGGGCCAATTACGCCATATTCCATCATATATAATTTTATGACCAAAGATGAAATATTTGAAAAAATAAAAAATGATAATTCCAAGATATATGGACAACCTATATTTGATATGTTCTTGCAATTATCTGATGATATTAGTTACAAGCATTTTTCTTCATTGCCTGATAACAAGAAAAGACTTGTTAATAATTTTTATGGTATAGTTCAAGAATTGATAATTAATTCAAGAACTAAGGAATTAGAAGAACTATTGAAATTTAAAAAAGAATTCCAATTTGCTCACGGGCATTATAGCGGAGCAGTTGTTATTATTAATTTGATCAAATTATGTTATGCCTATGGAAGAGGTGGGCGTGAGTTGATACAAATTTTAATGAAAATAGTAAACAAAAGCAATCTTTCATATTTGGATTTATTAAGATTATTTAATTTTTTTGCTGATGATTATGATCAAATCGGTTATTTGAATGCATTGAAAGATCATTTCGGCAAATTGCCAGATCATGCTGTAATTGCTCCATTAACAAAAAAATATGAGTACCATGCAGATAAAACAGTCACTAATTTGGCGAAATTATTAAAAGATGAAATACCAAGAATAAGTGATCATTATACTAGTGTTTTATTAGAATCGATATCAAATTATGTAGATGCTTTTGAAGAAACTGCTAAGTATATTGATTTCTCTAAATTAGACGAAAGTCAAATTCTTATGTTGTTGATATTTTATGGAACACAATCTGGCACTTATAGACTAGAAAGATTATGTGAATTATTAGGAAATAACATTAAGAAATTGAAAATAGGAGGAGTGGAATATTTATTAAACTATGATAATAGAAAAATAGAATATGCCAATTATCCTATTGAAACTTATAAAAAAATAATAAGTAAATATTATAATTAGGCATCTATTGCAAATATGAATAATATATTAAGTATATATGGAGCACACGATTCGTCAGTAACTTTTATTGATAAATTTGGTAAACTAAGAATTTTTGAATATGAAAGATTTGTCAAAGTTAGATATGCGGTATTCACCAAACAATACGGTGGTTATGAAAATGATGACGAAAATAGAGAAAATTTTTTAAAACACATCAAAACACATATTAAAAATGATATTGAATTAATTATATATAATAATTTATTTGGGGAAGATTTCACATTATTATCAAAACACTTCCCAAATGCTATATTCGAACAGATGGGCCACCATATGTCTCACGCTTCTTCAGGTTATTTTTCATCAGATTTTAATGATGCAATTATAATTTCTGCTGACGGAGGAGGACATGATTACGATATAATATCATTTACAAATATTTTCCACGCTAAAGATGATGAAATTAAATTAATCTCAAGTGAAAATTATAATTTAGGGGTTTCATATGGAAGAATTGGTTGTCCGATATCTGAAATAAGTGATGGGGGAGGTAACCCAAGAGACTCTTTAGCCTATGCAGGTAAAGTTATGGGATTGTGTGCATACGGCAAGGTAAAGCAAATGTGGGTAGAACCTTTTAGAGAGTATTATTTAGGTAGAAAAAATATACATCACTGTTCTGATTTGTATTTTTTGGGTAGAAATATTGGGTTGAATTTAGAGTGTAATAATTTAAGTGGTGAAGATAGTTGCGACTTAGCAGCAACATCTCAATATGTTTTCGAGGAAATTATGATGGAATTAATTGCACCTTATTTGGATAAATCTGATAATTTTATAATAGTAGGTGGTTGTGGATTAAATGTTTTATTTAATCAAAAGTTTAAAGTTTTTTTAAATAAGATGGGTAAAAATCTTTATGTGCCACCAACACCTAATGATTGTGGACTATCATTAGGTCAATTTTTGTACAAAACCAAACAACGTGTAGATGAATTTGTTTATAATGGAATTGGCATTTTAGATTATCACAAGTTGAATACTTTTATAGAAACATATGGGGCAATAAAAATAAACATTTCTGATGTTATAGATTTAATAAAAAATGGTAAAATAATTGGGTTGGTAAATGGTAATTCTGAAATTGGTCCTAGGGCACTCGGCAACCGTAGTATTGTTTGTGATCCAACTATTGGGGGTATGAAAGATATCTTAAATCGTAAAGTAAAATTTAGGGAATGGTTTAGACCATTTGCACCTGTATGTAGAGAAGAAGACTCCGGTATATTTTTTGAAGATGCGTACCCGTCAACTTTTATGAGTTATGCCCCTACAATTAAAGAAGAATATAGAAGTATTCTTCCATCAGTAACACATAACGATGGGACCGGTAGATTACAAACCGTTAATAATGAACAACACAAAATTTTCTATGAAATTTTGACAGAATTAAAAAATAGAGATGTACCACCAATCATTTTAAATACATCATTTAATATTAAAGGCAAACCAATATTAACTAGTATTGAAGATTCAATATATGTCTTAGAAAATACTGATTTAGATTGTTTAATAATTGATGGATTTCTTTTCGAAAAATTAAAAAAATGATGTACGCATTAATTGGTCGTACAGGATTTATTGGTAAAAATCATTATATATAATTTATTGAAACTTATAAAAAAATAATAAAAAAATCGTTTCCATTTTTATTGCCATAATCTATGGTTTTATACGCCTCCCGCCAGAAAACCCAGTCCCCTTTAGGGGCTGGGATGAATGGCGGTAAAATCACACACACACACACACACACACACATACTATATATGGTGTCGTTCAATAAAGGTGAAATTATGAAAAGTTTTAATGAGTGGATGGAAAATAAAGAAAATAATTTTGGCGGTGATGGCGTAGAGATTGGTAAATCAAGAAAATCCCGACCGGGCGATATGCCTGCTGATTACTACAAAAAAAGATCCACGGACAGGCTGGATGTCTTTGATCAAACAATTAAAGCCCAAGATTGGCCTCGCATCAAGCGAGACTTCCACCAAGAGCACGGGCGTGAGCCGACCGTTGAAGAACTCGCTAAACTCGGCGGCGTGATTCTGAATAACCCCGAAGAGGAAGAAGATACCTTCAAGTTTAGATCTTTGTATCAAATTTCACTAGGCGAGTTAGTGAAAGATCTTAACAATCTGCCGAGGGGCACTATGGTTGATAAATTATCACATCCTCACAATTATGTTGATGTCCCTTGGGATGTTGCTTTTGAAAGAGGAGTTGGAAGAATGCCAGCAGAAGAATTGATTAATATCTGTAATTCTTTGATAAATGCTGGAAGAATATCAGAACAATACAAGATTGATGAAAAATCTTTTGTGTGGATTGTTGTGGATCAAGGAGAGCCGGGACACAAGCTTTTGGATGTCAACCCAGACGGTACCTTAGAAGTAAGTTGGCCTCACGACGATCACTGGCATCCGTAAATCTACAAACCAAGTCGCTCAATAAACAAAAACAAGTGGAGTCGTTGTCGCTAGACAAGGCCATGAAACTTGAAGCCCAATCCCTTTAGGGGGTGGGTAGTTCAAGTGGAGTCGTTGTCGCTAGACAAGGCCATGAAACTTGAAGCCCACTCCCTTTAGGGGTGGGTAGTTCACTAACTAATTTGTTTCTGAGTACTATATTGGCTAAACAACTCAATCTTTTGAATTGGCGTCAGTACGTTAGAATCTATTATTTCTTGGATGCTGTTATAGTATGCTTGATTATAAACATTTAGAAATTTATCTAAAGAGTCTTGTACGAATTTTTTTGATTCACTTTCTATATCAAATTTTTCTACAAGTTGTTTGGATTGATTATAATCAAATATTTTATGAAAAAGTTTCACAGGTATTTGTTTAGCAACAATTTGTCCTTTTTCAAATTTTATTAATTTATTATTAATTAAATCTTTTGTAGAAACTAATGAAATGGCATATGGCTCTAAACAAAGAATGGATTCTGAATAGTCTTGGGGCAATTCCGTTGGTGTCTCTTTAGAAATTGTATTTACTAATGTTATTTTGGGAGCAAAATTTCTTTTATTTTTATTTTTAGTATATAAATATCCATCGGATAAATATTTACATTCTATTTTATATGATTTATTATCATCTGTAAATAATAAATCGTTTCCATTTTCATTAATATAATCTATGGTTTTATTAGATATTTTTGGTATTAAATTATCTCTTATTTCTGATGCTAAAAATCTTTCGCTAGGTTGGACTAGTTGATTTTTGGTTGCATGTATATAATTTAGTACAATATTCCAGTTGATTTTTTTTAATACATTTATTATTTCCATTGTTTTATATAAATTTTAAAGATCAAAAAATCATTATATATAATTTTATGATCAAAAACAATATCAATAATTTTACATCTTGGCTATCGCCTAGTGGAGAATTTCATTCTGTTTCTAGAACACATTCTACAGGCAGATGGGGAACTCATAGTGATTGGGCATCTCATCATGGAATGAAAATTCAGGATATGTTTAATAAAGGATGGATGAGAGTAACATATATTGGTGATATTTTATATATGAGCAATGATTCTGGGGTATTTCCTAACTATAAGCAAAAGAGTGCAATATTAAATTTAGCAATAGAAAGTGATAGATTTAAAAAGGTTGTATATGAAGATGGTCAAGGTAATGAGCGTGAATTAAATGAATATTATTCATTTAGAATTTGGTTGGAAGAATTAGATATAGATAAAGAAGAAACGGGCGTTAGAGATTTGAACATGACAGCAAAATTACCTCTTTATAGGAATAATCCTTTAGGAAATATATCCAATCTTACAAGAGGTTTTCATTTAAATACAATAGTTGGAAGAATGTTGCGTCCTTGGATTAATATAATAAAATTATTTGAGGACAAAAAAGATGCTGTTACGAGGCGTCTTCCTGATTTAACAGATGAAATATTTGGAATAAACAAAAAGTATATTAATAAAGATGGCTTATTAAATAGTAATTTTTTATCTGCTTATGATTTGTTTAAGGATGAATTAAGTAGATCTATTAATAATTTACCATATAAGTTAGGCAAAGACGTTCATTCTGGCGAGTATGTTGATCCTTTGAGTCCTACTAAGGCTTTTTTGAAAAAATATGATAATGAAGATGATTTTTTAGAATCTCTTGACAAAGCATTAGATATTAGTTTAATGGTAATGGGTCATAGTTCAGAGCAAGTTAGAAATTTTATAAATTTCTTAGAAATTGTTAGAGATGAATTTATAACTATAGGGGAAAGGTTGCCAACTTTAGGAGAGCCTAGTTTAGAAGGCGCCAATAAAGAACTATTAAGATCAATTAATAAAAAATTAAAAGAATATGAAAAGTTATATAAATCTAACATTTAGAGAATTCGTAGAAGATAAAATTTTATATCATGGAAGTGATGCTATAAAATTTGGAGATGTCAATAAAAATATTGGCTGGTTTGGTTTAGGGTTTTATCTAAGTAGCAATTTGGATTATGCTAAAAAGCAAGGAAGTGAAATTTATTTATTCAAGGCTCCATTAGACAATTGTGCAGAAGTTAGCGTTTTTAATCATTACAAAAAAATAATATTTCATGGATATGCAAATAATGCTAATAGAATAGCGGGTGGTTCTGAGCGTTGGGTATTAGATGAAAATGGTTGGGCCAAGGATTTTATAAAAAGTTTATATTCTAGGGGCCATGATGGAATTAGGCTTCATATAGACAAAAACAAAGATGCTGAAGTATTGATATTTAATCCTAAAAAATTAGAGATAGTTGGCAAAATGTAAACTTTATGAAAATTATTAAATTAAGCAATAACAATTACTTAGTAGACCAAAAATTAAATATTGGTCAACAATTTAAAGGACAGGTTATTACCAATATTATAAAAGATAATTTTTATGGATATTACAATATAATTCTTTGTAATATAAACTATGTTTTATAATTATTTATTTGGAAATACTGTTTTATCCATGGTTCCAAATTGAGAAGCATTCATGTTTCCTACTGCGTCAATTAGTTCATCTAATAATTCAAGAAAACCTTTTCCCGAATGGGTCTTTCTAGTTTTTAATAAATTGAACAATTCAGTAAATTCACTTGGGTCTAATTTTAGTTTTCTTTCAATTAGATCAAGAAGCCTTCTCATGTGCATCGCATCAACATCTTTATTATCTTCCATATCTGACATTGACTCTTTGTTATCTGGTAATCCGAGACCCATGTTTTCGCCCATTTCTGCCAGGTCGTATTGAGACTCATTGATAAGTCCGCTTAGATATAATGTATAGTTGCTTGCTTTGTCCATATTACCTCATTTTGCATCTTTTATAAATTGTTTCCATCCGCCTTCATAATGATGTTCTACAGCGTTTTTAATTTGTTCTGGGCCAAGTTGATTGATGTAATCTACATAATCTTCTTGGCTATCGAATTCATTGAAACTAGATACTGCATCTAATTCCAACAGCCATTCTTTAGCATGTTGAACATATTTACTAGTCCATTCGCTAAAAGTCATCATGTTATTATATATGAGCCAATTTTTAAAATTAATATTTTCTTGTTGAGCCTGTAATTTAAATGCTAGTGGAACAGGAACTTTTGGTTTTGCTCCTATTTTTTTTAGAATGCTTCCTTTTTGTTCGGGAGGCATTGTGTGTACTTTGGTTGGATCAAGATCTATAGAATCCGAATATTTTCCTGATATGAAGTTTTCATAATCATATAATTTGTTGTTAACTTCAAATCTGTACTCTGTTGGATTTTCGCCCAATTTTTTCATAAAGTCTAATATGTCTTTTTTTCTTATAGCGATATATGAAATTGAATTCCAAAAACTTATTATTTTTTTACGCGTCCATATTCTTCCTTGAATAACATAGGGCATTTCGGCAAGCGTGTTTGTTCTATCTATTGAAACACCGTATTTTCCTGGCATTTGTTCAAATATTTTTCTATCACTAGGTGTGATTTTCCCAAAAAAAGATATTGGAAATCCGTATGTTTCTTCTGTCCATTTTTTACTTCTTTTTAATATATTGTATAGATTTCTAAAGATATGGCCATGAGTTTGTTTAAAATCATTAGAATACAAATAGAATTTATTAAATAAAGCAAACGACTTGTCATCTCCATTGGAATATAGTGCCAATGTGTCAAATTCATCTTTGGCATTTGTCTTCAACACGGCATCAGGATCTTCTTTTAATAAGTCTTTCATTTTTTTCCTGCTAATCCTGCTATCTTCCATCTAAATTCTTGATTGGCATTTATTTGATATTTTGCCTTATCATCAAGTTGATTCCATTGTAAATTTTGAAGTCCTGATTGTTGAAGTTCTTGAGGACTCATAAAATCATGACCACTTAAGTAGGCCAATCTTTCTTGAGTATTTAGAGAATTCCACAATTCTTCTTCTAAAGATTCTTCTTCTTTTGAAGGAGACTGAACATTGGATCTTGATGATTGCCAAGTGTTAGTTCCTGGTATTTGGGCAATTGGACCTGTTGAGTGTCCATATATTCTTCCATCTGGACCCATCTGTCCGTGGGGTCTTCCCATGTGCATTTCTTCAAGCCACTCATTAAATGTTTTCATTAATATCTCCAATTTATAAGTATATATAAATTATCATGGATTATTTATTGAAATTTAGAGAATTTATTGAGCACAATGAGCCTAGAAAAGGCATGAAGACTAGATGGAGTTTGAAATATAAAAGAAATATAAACTGCTCAAATCCCAAGGGTTTTAGTCAAATAAATTATTGCAAGCGTCAAAAAAGAGGTGGAGGTTATAAATGATATTATTGTTTTTATTAACATTTGTATTATCAGGCAGTTATATTTTATATTCTAAGAAGAAACAAAAAGAAACAATACAAAGTCAATTTGTAGTAACTGGTTGTTTGTTGACTATTTTTTATATAGTTTGTTTTTTGAGTGGTATTTGCACAATAATAAATTTTATTTGGAAATATGTGCTTTAGACAACCTGTATTGTGTCGTAATGATTTTCTATTGCCCAAATGGCAATTTTTCTTATTTGTTCAAGTCTATTTCTTATCTGATCACCAGAATACTGAAATCCGATAAATTTTGATCCTCCAGAACCATAACTTATATTGGCACTTCTTGCGTTCGCGTCAGCAGCAAAATCTGGCAAGTTGTCAATTTTCATTAATAAATCTCTTGCTGATATTACATAATGATAATCATCTATTCCTTTGAAGCCTAAGATATCGGTAAAAATCAAGTGGGCATTGCCACTTGCTAAATTAACTTCGGGAGGTGCTGTATCATTAGTTTGTGGAAGTTCTAATATTGGAATTCTAATAACTCTGCTGTCTATTGATTTGCTATCTTCTTCATAAAATTGACCATATTTTATATTGGCTTCTTGCAAATAATACTTAATTGCCTTTATAAATTTATCTACTAAACTAGAATGTATTGGCTTTAAATAAAAATTAATAATTCCTTTTTCTTGAAAATAGTCATTGCCATCAGGGCCTATTAATTCTACGACCCTGTTTTGTCTATAATGACTTTTTTGCTCTTCGTTGAAACTTGCAAATATCTTATAAAGACTATCGGATAAATAGTGACAAACACTTAAGATATCATTTAATGGATTTTTATATTCTGCATCTTTTACTCTGACATCCATGCTTTCTAATATATTGTAAAATTCGTAAAAATTCATAATTTCCTTGTGTTTTTAGAAAATCTCATTATTTCAATTATTTTATTCATTGCAATTACCGCTTGATCTTCGGCATCTGAGTCTACTACAGCAGGTGGTTCTATATTGTGTTGAAAAGATTCATTTTTGTTTTGTTTTATTAGTTCTTTTAGAAATGTTTCTGCAAATTGGTATAATGGATCTGGAAGTCCTAGTCCTCTTTTCAGCATTTTCAATATTAAATCAACATTGTTATTTAATTTTTTCATTAACCACCTTAGTTGTTCTGCGTAGGCTCTTGCTTCGAATATGTGTTTAGCATACAAAACAAGATCAATTTCAGAAAAGATTGCAGAACCAAATCTATTTGGGTCTCCTCCTTTTTCCATATAAGAATGATAATCCGCAGCATGCCTTAATTCATGAATGATAATTCCCTTTAGCAATGTTTCGTCTGTATCTGTATATGACATTGGTTTTATTGATATTATTAGATTAGCCTTATCATTTTCATCTATTGAAACCATCATTTTTTGCAAGTGGTCTTCATCTGTTATCATGCCGCCTGCGTCTTCTATGTGAGTGCTTTTTATATTTAATAAATTGCCACAAATTTCTTTAGGTCCATAAACAGTTTTTAGGGTAAATTTTTTACCTGAAATTATGTTGAATAATAAAATTGCATTATAAACAGGGTTGGAAATTGTTTCTGCAAATTTTTCTACTTCGGCTTCTATAAATGGGTAGTCTTGTGGCATGTTTTTCAACCACCATTTTGAAACCTCTTCATTTTCTATCCATAATTTAAAATTCATAAAAATATATATTATTTTTTTCTATAATATTGCAAAAAGGCAATTAAAATGAGATAATGCAAATATGGAATGTACTGATTTGGAATTAAATTTAGTTAAAAAGCAAATGTCTGGGGAGTATAACGACATTCAGTTTAATTATTGGGTCGTTTATTATAATTTAGATAAAAAAAGGCTAGAAGAAATAAAAGATGATATATATTCTATGGAGCCTATGGTTAGAGCGTGCAAGTTTTTATTGGCAGTAATTATGGTTCATTTTTTATTTTGTTTAATTTATTCTATTTTTTATCATATTGGTCAATTATAACACTTTACAATTTATTTTATCTTTTCCTTGATATCCCCATTCTGCTAAACTATTTCCATCTGTAAATAAGTCTTCTGCTCTTGCTGTTCCCATTACTATATCAAGATCTTGTTCTGGGTCTTGTGGATGTTTGGCGTGTTGCTGTGCATATTCCATATTTATAGTGACCCAATCGCCGGGATTGATATAGTCTATTCCTTTTGGCACTGCTCTGTATACTATTATTTTCTTTTCTGGCTTGTTTCTATAACTTATTGCCAATAATCCTGACTTTAGTTCTAACATTCCGCTTGTGTAATTTTTTACATTAGAATAAACATCATCAGGATATATTTTTATTAGATTGTGGAGTGGTGCTCCGTAATCTTTGCTTGGTGGTTTATGAGTTCCTTGGTAACTTTCTTCTAGATTGTCTTGATTCCATAAAAATTGACCATCTTCATCTTTACTACAGGACTCATAGGGTCCAGGATAAAACATTTTTATCAAATCTTCTTTTTTAGGTTGTTTGTCTGATATTTGCTTTCCATAAATTTCTAAATTTTTTAATATTTCATCAATTAGACGAATTGCAAAATAATCCCATTGGCACTTATCTCTTTTTTCTTGAGAATTATTTTTTGAATTTCTAATCTTATTAAATAATTTGCTTAAATTGCTATAAGTTATAGATATACTTATGTATTCTTTTGTGGGATCTTTGCCAATATCAGCAAACATTCTTTCGCCTTCATCACCATTGCCATCTTCTAAATTAGAATAATCATAAATATCAAAATAATCTATTCTAAGTGGTTTTTTACATGCGAAGTCTGCTTCTGTAAAGTTGCCTATTGCTGGTTGTAGTAACTTTGTTATTTTTTTTAGTTTTTCATCTTTTTTCTTTTGCAGTTCAGACGTTGTTTCATAATTAATTATATCTGCTATCTTTTTTGTTTTTAAAACATCATCAAAGTCATTGTTGTCCAAGAAATTCTTGAAAATTTCTTTCATATAGATCCTATACAACTCTTCACTTATATTTCTTATTTTTCTAAGTTTTTTTTCTTCATAACTCTTTATTTCTAAAGACTTATTGAATACTTTTGTTTTTTCTTTAGTATTTGCAAGCATAGATTTTATTTGATCTTTTTTTGCTGCATAATCTTCTTCGTTTGTCACCTTCAACATTTCGAGTACATATTTTAAATATTTTACTTTTAGTATTCTGATTAAAGAATTTAAATTTGTATAATATTCTATTGGTCTGTATTCGTGGTGTGTTCTTCTTTCTTCCTTGTTTCCTTCCACATCAAATCCTTTTTCTTTTACTAGTTTCTTAACTAAGTTGCTGCTTGGTAATCCGCCTGGAAATGGGTTAGATTTTTTTCTAAATTTTTCTCTTTGTCTTTTTGTTCTAACATTTTTTGACCCTGGGTATTGTGCTTTTTCTTTTGCAACTTGTTTTATTAGATCCTGCAAGTAGTGCAGGACTTCATGTTCTATTGTGGAATAAGTTATATGTTCGCCTTCAACAAAAGATAATTCAATAACTCCTTTGTTATTTGGCCCAGGCTTATACCATCCAGCATAGTTGCCTAGACTAGGCTTTAGTATAATGTCCACATTGGGATCAAGATATTGCAGAAAATCATATTTTGTACCTTGTAAATCAATCTTAAAATTACGTGTTGGAAACTTTGATCTAGGTTTTTTCAAATATACCTTGTAACTATCAAGAAAATATTGATGTATTTTTTCTAAATTGCCAAATGGAATTTCAAACAATCCTTCTTTTATTAGCCATTCTTTAAAATTAATCATAATTTATATATGAAATTATTTGGAACAATTTCCTAAGCATAAATTGGTCAAAAAATAGGATATAAGACGCCTTCATGCATAAATAATATAAACAACATGAGGTTGAATTTATGGAATGGAAAGAAAGGTTAGAAAAAATTAAAAAAGCGGATGAACTAGTTGAATTTGCTAGAAAAGTTTTTAATAATAAAAGAGTAGGATTATTGAAAAAAGCCGCAAAACTCTACAAAGAAGCAACATTATCTTTAATGTCGGATAAATTAGAAAAAGAAGCAGATGACTGGGACATTTGGCTCAATTAATTTTTGCTTTTCTCAATATACAAACGCAAGTAGGAAGTTGGGCGTTTTCAGAATAGTTTGAACCACTAGAAGGCATTCCAGTTTCTCTCATAGGCTCCCAACCTTCTTCTAATAGTTTTTCTAAATTCTTTAGAGACGCATTTTTTTCATCAAGCGTTAAAATAAAATATTTATATTCGTATTCCATATATTTATGTTTTCTTTATGTACTATATATTAGTTGAAATTGGAGAATATTGATGAAATTTTCAGAATGGATAAAAATAAAAGAACAGGCAGCGGCGGCAGTACCTGCTGCTCCTGCTGTACCTGCACCTGCACCTGCACCCGCTCCTGTGAATGCTGCACCTGGGTTGGTGACTTCTACTACAAGTGGAACTATGTCGTCTGATGTCAGGCCGGTTCCTGAGAAATTATTTGGTTCTAAAAAATGTTGTTCTAAAGATTATAAAAATTGGTATTACACAAATAAAAGGAAGAAGAAACATGTCTAAAATTGGATTTTGCTTTACAGGAGAAGGTGCTAGAGGAAGTATTCAAGCAGGAATAGCATATGGTCTTTATAAACAAGGAATAAAAGCAGATTTTACAATAGGAGTGTCATCAGGCTCTATTTGTGCTGCGTCTTATGCTTATCTGGGGCCTGAGGGGCTGGCTGATATGTGGTCCAATATAAAAAACGTCTTTAGTGTGTTTGGAATTAATTATAATTTAATTGGAAAGAGCGGATTATTGAATCAAAAGCCGATGCAAAAAATAGTAGAAAAAGCAATGAAAAATGATCCGATATGCGAAAGCATAGTTGTTAGAATGAATATAGAAGATGGATATATGGATTACGTTTCTAATAAAAATGTTACCCCTAAAGAATTTGAGGACGCAGTATTAGGAAGCGTTGCAATAACCGCATTGGTTGAAGATAAAAACGGTTGGGTAGACGCAGGAAGTCGTCAATTAACTCCTCTAAAACAATGCATAGAAGCAGGTTGTACTGATATCTATGTGATAATGGGCAGGACGCTTGATTTGCCTCCTTGGGAAAAACCAAAAGGCTTATTGAAGATTTTCAAGATGGCATTTAGGGCTTTAGATATAACTCTTTATGAAGTTATGATTCGAGATATAAATAATTGTCTGAAAATCAAAACAGATCAAGGATATAAAAATATAAATATATTTTTAGTAGAGCCAAAAGAACTTTTATTTGATAGTGTAGAATTCAACAAGTGCAAAGAAGGCGTAGAATATGGAAAGACAGAGTTTCAAATTCACAATAAAAAAGCATTGAGAAAACAACTATATAAAAATTAAATTATGAATTTCAAAGAATGGCTGGTAAAAGAAGGCACCAACCCAGGTGCAAAAACAGGTTTGTATCCTTTGGGATATGGCGGAATTGGTCTTTATCCGCCTCAATGGTATCCGACTAGAAGTGCAGATGCTATTTTTTATATGTCAATAGATGATAGAATTTATAAAGGAAAAGACAATGGATCTTTTGATATAACCCACTTGCCTGGACACGGCAACTCATCCTTAAACAAAGGAGATGAAGGGCTTTGGAATATAAAACATCTAAAAGGCGGTCCTAGTCATAAAATTCATAGTGACTATGCTGCTAATAATGGCGAAGATGGCATATGGAACATAAAGAAACTAAAGGGAAGCCCGACATACAAAAAAAATAAAGATTTCATACCAGATGCTGGGGATGAGGGCGGGATTTGGGATATTTCTCATATTAAATAAATTAAACATATCAGCATGAACCTATTTGAATAAAGGAAATTTATAATGGAAGAAGTAGACTATTCAGAAGAGGCCAAATACGATCTTTTTGAGTCAGTGGCTAAGGAAAAATTAGATTGGGCTGAGTGTTTGATATCAAAAATGGCTCCGTCTTTTGAGCAAATTTTAAATAAATTAGAAGAAAAAGATATTAAAATAACAAAAAAACAATATGAAAAAATTTGTAAAAAATTATTTAAGTCTTTTTAGTAAATCTTTTCATGAAAAAATTTTCTTGACTTTGCTTTTTTGCTTTTTTACTTTTTTTCTTTTTCATTATTCTCCTTTTTCCAAAATACAAAATCATTCAATGCTTCGTCAAAAGCCATCTCTATGATGTCTTTAGAGGCTAATATTCTAAGTTTATTGCTTATGATCCTACTATTTAAATCCAATAATATTTCAAGAAAAATGCTTTCAGAAATTCTATATTTACTTTTGCTTTTTTTAACATGTCCCAATATAATTGCTTTTGCTTCTTTTTCTGATAATAGTTCATTTTGATTTTCTCCCTGGCTGAGTAGCAATAATTCAGACAATGGGTCATTCATTTGCTCATTTGATTCTTTAAATTTAGAAAATGATATTTTAATCGTTTCTTTAACAAATTCATTAAGGTCTTTTACATTGTACCACGTCATAATATTGGCATAGGTATAAAATTTTGATCGTACTTTTTATCATTTCTAGAATGATCTGAGATTGGAATCATTTGTGACAAAAATGGTCCAAATAATAACTCATCTAACATGTTTTTGTTGGGCATCACTTTATAATAAGGTTGTTGTCCTGATGATGAGTGGCTATCTGCAAATTTTTTCAAAAAATCTTGGACTTTGATGTTATTATTTCCTTTTACATTTTCAAAAGTCCTTGATAATCTCGATGCAAAAACTCCACGAGTAGACAAGTCTTCTACACTAGAAGAACTAATTATTAATATTTCATCATAGGCATCAGCGTCTTGTCCAAAATCTAATTCATCATTTTTTACATTAAATATGGATATAAACGGAAGCAGCCTAGAATTGTATTTATTAGGCATTTCTGGCAAGAATGATGTTGGAGTTGCATTTTTAATATTTCGTAATAATTCTCCATTTTGCTTTAGTCCTTCTTGGATTGCTCCTGCGGCGTGACAGGTGTCTATGAGCATTATTACTCTTCTAATTTTTTTAGATTTAGCAATAGATTCAATAGCTTTGCTAAATCTAAAACTTCCTGTTGAGGATGTCATGCCGAAATTATTGCCGCTTCCTCCTCCATGACTATTAAAATACAGCAACAAAGTTCCATCTTCTTGCGTTCTACTGGCCATATCTGATATGGCCTTGTATATGAATTGAGAAGATACGTTGTGGTGTTTTTCTACTGAGAATCCTAAAGATCCATCTTTAAAAACATTTTCCATTAGTCTTAAATTTTCTAATCTTCCATTTTCATTGGTCATTGTAAATAGACCAGCGATATTTTTTATATTTGGATTAATAGCAAAACCAGTTTTTTCTTGTGCTAAAACGCTAAAAGAAAAGAATGTTATTGCAAAACACAAAAAACTATTCTTTAATTTTTTTAGATCTAGTCTTTTTCTTTTTTGGCTTGTCTGCATCTTCAGTTTCCTCAACTGGTTGTGTTCGCTTACTTAAATTATTATTTAGTTTTGCTCTTTCTTTAATTGCGCCCAATCCTTTTCCAAAAATACCATCTAGCACATTGATTTGGTCACTAATGCTTCTTTTGTTTCGAACCACTTGTCTTTGTTGGGCTTCTTGTTGTTTGATTAATTTACTTTTTGGCATAATAATCCTTTCTTGTTTCTAATATTTTATAGTAAAAACAATTATTGTCAAGTTTTCAAATATGATTTTATAACTTTATGTAAATACTCACAATTATCTGATATATTTAAATTTAATAAAACATCATAAGGCTCCGAGTATGTAAAGAACCTTTTGTTGAATTCATTAGGAATTCCATGGTTATAATCTATAAAAGGAGTGTCGATATTATGATGCAATAGCGTACTAGTTAATAAATTAGATCCAATAGTATATTTACCATAGTATTGCATCATTGTTATTTTCCAAGCGGCAATATCATAATAAAAGTTTAAATCTGTTTTCTCTATAATGTACTTTAAATTTGCCAATAGTTTTTCAAAAAAATCTTTATCTAATTTATTATTATTAAAAATTATAGGTGTAGAAAAATTGAACTTAGCATTTATGTTATTATTTAATAAAAACTCATCTAATTGAGAGTTTGACTCATAATTATAATCTAAAACAACATCGTACTCTTTGTTGTATTTGTTCAAAGGAGATTTTAATATTGTGCTTGGATGCATAAAGACAAATGGATATTCAATAATTTTTTCATCAATGCATTTGTGTAACGCCACCAATTCATTAGTGTTTGCTCCAAAATATTCATGCTTAAATACATTTTTGTGATTTATTAAATTTTTACAATTTTTTGGAACTTCATCTTTATATTGACCATTAGCAAGAAATATATAAAGGTTTTTTTCTAAATCATAAATCTTAAAACTTTCTATTAATAGTTCAATTTGCCAATGATAATACAAGGAGTTGTTTATACTAACAAAATAATTCATCAAGGCCTTTCTTATAAATTTTTATCAAACATATCTTTTAATTTATTTTTATTAATACTTTTGATAATTTGTGATCTCATAATGGGATTTGTTTCTTCAACTTCATTAGAATCCCACTTTGTTAATTGAGAGTAGTCTGGAGAAAATTCAGCAAAACTTTTTACTAATTTTGCCCATTGCGGCCTAGTGCTTTTTCCCTCTAGATTAAACATGTCAACCCAATTCTTAATTTGCTCTTCAGACAATCCCGTGCCTTTTCTTTCTTGTATTAGTTCGTCTAAATTATCAATATCAAATTCTTTTAATTTTAATAAATAAATAATGGCCATTCTTTCTTGATTTGACCATCCGGTATCTTCATCTTTATTCTTTATTTTTCTTATTGATGAAAGAACTTCCTTAAGGTCTTCGATTGAATTGTCTTGTAATATCCATGCCAATGCCAATATTTTGTCTTTTTTATTGCTAAAATCAGCAGGAACATCGAAATTAAAATTCAATCCAACCTTTGGAAATACCTTTTCTATTAATTTTGTAGAATTATACGCTTTAAGATATTTTTTAGGATCAATATCAGGATCCATTAGTCCTAAAATAAATTCATCTTTTATTTTTGAAAGAGGAATTTTGGAGGCTTCATTTTTTAATTTTTTTATAGCGTCTTTTACTTTATCATCCATCTTTGCTTTACCAAACTGACAATAAAATCTTATTGCTCTAAACATTCTAATTTTATCTTCTTTGAATTTAGATTCGGCATCTCCTGAGGACTTGATGTTTCCATTAGTGATGTCATACCAGCCATTTTGTGTCGGATCATAAAGTTTGCTATTTTCTCCATCAGACTTAGATAATTCAATATACATCGAATTTATAGTTAAATCTCTTCTGTCTGCGTCATCTATTATGCTGTCTGTGAATTCGCCATCTGTCTTTCTCAGTGTTTCTATCTCAAATTTTTCACCATCTATATTTACAATTATAGAAACTAATTTGTTTTTATCTTTTGATCCTTCGGACCAAGTTTTTTTGCTTTCTTCTGAATCTTCCTTAAATCCAGCATTGGACAATATCATTCCAATTTGCTGAGGAGTAGCATTTGTACATAAATTGTAATTTTTAGGAGTTTTATTCCTTAGGTAATCTCTTACTGCACCTCCTGTTAGGTATAGGGATTTTTTAGGCATATTTATTTCTTTAGAAACGTCATCCATAATTTTTATTGAGCTGCTGTTGATGAAGGCATCAATAACAGGTTTTAATTTTGATGGAGGAACAAAGCCTTTTTCTATCTTGATAAATTGCTTTTTCCAATCTTTATTATCTTCTGATTCTTTAATTAAATTTGATTTGCTTGCAATAAATTCTTTAAATGACCTCATGAATTTTCTCCTGAACTTGATTCTGCTGATGTATTTATCATCCATAAAAGCATAATTGCCAAGCCTTGTGTAAATGCTAATGCTTTAGATTGGTTTATGGGATCTTGATCTGGAATGTCAAATTTTTCTTCATTTGGTGCGACATCGCCCTCCATTCTTATGTGCTTTTCTATTTCTCTAGCGTTTTTCATAATTGCATTAAGAACGCCTCTTTTATAAGAATTAGGAATATCCTCTAATTTGATCCCTGCTATAGCAGGCTGTTTATTGACTGTGGGCAACTGTAAGGGCAGTGTTATTCTCCCTTGCAGATTATTATTTGGAAGTTTCTCAAAAATATCTCTAAAAAGTTTAGCAACGTTGAATTCTGCCCTTTCCATTCCCTTGAACATGGCATTTCCTAAAGAAGCTCCTAAGTATCCGTAAGAATAATCACTTCCTCCTCCGACACCGGATTTTTTATTGCCGAATCTCCACGTCAATCTTCTTATTGTTTCGTAATCTATCTGTGGATTTTCTTTTTCATCGGCAGTCATAGAAGGAAAATTAAATCTAAATGTAACGCCAGCAGGCGACTTATTAATTCCTACTAAAGTCGGATTTAAGAAATTATAACCAAAATTTTCTAGTAATAATCTATTTTCTAGCCATTCATTGAATTTCATAATTTTCCTATGGTGGTGATTGTAGTCCTAATTTAAGTAATATATATGCAGCCATAACAACCCAAACAACTTGAATGATAAAATTAAAGAACATTTTCCAATTTTGATCATGGCCTCCTTGGGCAACCTCAATAGTTTTTATTCTAATTTCCAAATCATGTAAATCTTCGCATAATTTATCAAAGTTTTTATTTTCTAAAATTCTAATATTAGTTTCCAAACCAATCAACTGTTCCTCAGTTTTTTTTATTTTTTCATGTAAAATCTTTGTTCTTTTATCTAGTTTTTCGTCCAAAGACCTAAAAAAATGATTTTCAGATTCATTATTTTGGGTCATAACTCTCCTAAAACAGTAATTTATTTAATATATATACTATACGATGAATAAAGAAATTGAAAACAATACAGAATTGCCTATAAAAATTGAGGATTCTTTAGCAGAAAAAAAGCAAGAAGAATTGTCAATAGTTAGTGATGAAAATTTATTGGGAATTTATGAAGAGATAATGTTAAATCTTCGATCTGACCGAGGTCAGATTTCAGATTTAGTAAATACTTTTTCAAATATGGTTATTAACGATGGAGATTCATCAACATCTAGTAAAGAAGCGCTAGTTAATTTAATAAAAACAAAAATAGACGCTACGGACAAGATGAGTAAGATTGCAGACCTAATGACCAGAATAAAACTAAAACAACCTGATACTTACCAGCCTTGGATGGGAGGCAAAAAGAAAGAATCAGTAAATACCATAAATATTTATGACTCAAGTGGGATAAACAGAAAATCATTAATGGAAAAAATTCAAAAAGAAAAGGAAGTAAAATGAACAGATACAATCTTGAAGATTGGTTAGTTGAATACGATATTCCTGGGGCGGCTGCAAATCCAGATGCCAGGACCGCTGGCGGGCCTCCTACAGGAAACCCAGACTTTGCGGACACCATGTCTAAAGACGACAGTGTCATGCCAGATCCTAACGACACTAATGCGGATCTTAACATGAACACAAGCGATCAAGAGCAGGATCAAGATGAACAACCCACAGATATTTCAGATGATCCTCAAACTCCAGATATGCCAGAGGAATCAGAAAAGGAAATGGATTTTGAATCCTGGAAATCGAATTATTTCAAGGAAACTGTCAAGGGCGATCCAAATACTTTAATAGATTTTATTTCTGAAATGAGAGAAAAAGAAAATCTAATGCCTTATCAAAGAAAATTCATAGAAGATAATTATAATATTCAATTAATAAGATTGAATTCCAATGTAATGAATGCTTCTAAATTGATCAGAAAAAATATTAGAGAGCAACTTGATAAAAACAATCCTGCCACTAGTGTGGTTAATCACATAGCAAATGTTTTAGACACAATGCCACATTTGAATAACACATTTATAAAATTAATGGGATACGCAGGAAATAAAGGGGAATTACATAGAAAATTTATTGCAGCACTAACAGGCTCTGTACAAGTTAGCAGTAGTCCTGATAAAGAGAACATAATTTTCAATGAAAAAGAATATTCCATAAAAATGCCAACAAGATTAAATTCAGAGTGGGGAGATGTAACTTTAGGAAGTTGGAGCCTTAGAGAAGATGATCCTGAGCGTTATTTGTCCGAGCCAGAATTGCAAAGATTAAGTGAAGGAAGTCCCGACGAGCGTGATGTTCTTAGAAGAAGAATTGTTATTGAATCTATAGCGAAACAATTTGAAGAATATGCTTTCATAATAAATGTCGTAGGAGATGATGGAACAATATATTACTTAGGTTGGGATGTTTCAAATTCTTTAAGAGCAGCATACACAGAAGGAAAAATTATAATAAAAACTAATAAGTCAGAAAACTCAGAAGCGATGATAGATGATGATGGATCTATCATTCCAATGATTGACTTAAAAATTTATTTTGTAAAAGAATCAGAAGAAGGTTTGGAAAAAGAAGAAGTTGAATTTATGGAAAAAAGAAATGGAATGTTATTTTTGAAAGCGGGATTACAAACAATAAAGGAATCGTCTTCTGCTATGCAGGGCATGGAGTTCAAGGAAATTCCATATCAGGGTAATCCTAGCGATTTGAAGTCAATAAGAAGATGTGTTTATAGTGCTCACGACATGCTAATGAGGCAATGCTAATGAAATTTTCAAGTTTTCTAGATATAAAAAATAAAAAAACAATAAAAGAACTAGAAGTGCTAAAAGACACTTTGTCAAAGCATTTTAAAATAGATGCATTTCTAGAAAGAGAAAATCCTTATATTTTCTTAAGAGCAAATAAAAGTGATGAAGATTTGAACTTTGAAGGAGTTAGAATTTATAAAATTGGTTCTAGCATGGCCTATAGAATTCAAAATGAAAACGAAACAGAACCATACGGCCAAGCATATCCATTGAATTTAGAAGAAATGTTTGAAGAACTAATTCCTGATATGGATGATAAAAAAGCAGCAAAAGTAATTCAGGATTGTTTAATAGATGAATTCACTAATTTCTTCAAAAAGAGTTCCGAGATCCAAAAAGAATTAAGATCAGGTCAATTCAATAAGAATGACATTAGTGCTCCTGTGGTTGTAACAGGGAGCAATAGTGGAGACTATACCAATAGCATTTAGATTCATTTAGATTCAAGTAACATTTCCAATTTCTTAATCTGCATTTGAACAAATCTAATCTCGCTTAGATCATCGCAATATTGAGAAGAAATGTAATTCCTCAAATTCTTTATTTTGTTCTTAATTTCAATTTCTTTTTCTTTATCCATTATTGATATCTAGTTAACTAAATATTAATAATGGTTGTGCCAAATAGACTAATAGAACAAATTTTTAGACCAGTTGGGGGTCTTAAACAAACTACTAAGACAATAACAAAAGGTAGTTTAATAACATTTAATTATATGTATTGGAAAAACGATGCATATCCATTAGTTTTTGTAAGTAAATATCTGCCGGGCAATAAGATTTATGGAATAAACCTACATTACCTTACTTTTAATTATATTAAAAATTTATTAAGAAATTGTAATAGTCCTGCTTTTTCTTATCAAACAATAAAAAATGACACTTATTTAAAAAGTGCATACAGATCATACAAATGGTCAGGAATTAGATTGATAAAATCTTTAGACTGTACTGTTTTGTTAAATATAATGGGCACAATAAGAAGTTTTGACCCAGCAGAAGTAGAAATAATAAGAAAAAATGTACAAGATCAATTAAGTCAACAAATTAATCCAAAAACTTATGAAGTAAACATAAATACAAATAAGCAGGCTATACCAAAAGTAATAGTTCCCATCGCAAAAACAATTCAGACCGTGCCAACGGTCCCCACACAAATCGAGAGTGAATAATGGCAAAAGTACCAGACGAGCCAATAATGGCTGATAATTTTAGACAACAATTATTAGGCGAAACCAAATTAGTCAAAGATTGTTGCGAAAAGTCTGCTGGAACTATGGCCGAATTACTGCAATCAATGATGGGGATCAAAGAAGAGATAAGTAAATTTTTAGATGAAATAAAAGGACTAAACAAAAAATCTGAAAAATCTGGGAAGTCTGATAAAGAGAGCAACAAAGATAGAGATAGAGACTACAGACTCCAAGGATTGTTATTAAGAACAAACAGAAGAAGCCTTCATCAATTAAATAATATCAATCAAGCAATAGGAAGCGGACCTATACCTCGTGGAGCACCTACTCCAACTGTAAGTGCTGAAAATTTTGAGAGAATGTTATCAGGAACTAATCCTGCTGGTGGTGGGGGAGGTACAGGAGATGGTGGAGATGGAGGAAGAGAAGGAAGAGGAAGAGGAGATGGAGATGATAACTTTGCAGGAAGATTAGCAAGGAGAGTCGCGTCAATATCTAGCGAAATTTTAGGTGGTTGGAGTTTACAAGATTTATTTGCTGGCTCTATTAAAGATGTTACTGAGTATCGAAGCAATATGAGAATGCTGGCTTATGAATTAGAAGGAGTAACAGAAGATACTAGAGGACTACAATCCAATTTTGCAAGTTTAGGAGATGATGTTGTAAAAATTACAGGACATAGTTTAGACGAAACTCAAAAAGCATATGCAACAATAATAAAAAAAGGTGTGAAAGATAGAAAAGAAGCACTGAAAGTAGTGAAAACTGGCCTTCATGCTTCTTATATGTTGGGGGCAGATGCTCAACAAACCGCTGAGGTGTTTGGAGATTGGCATAGAACATTAGATATGTCCTCCGGTCAGATGGATCAATTAGCAAGAGATTCAAAAGATATAGCAAGAGCAACAGGTATGACCGGCGATGAATTACTTGGAGTGATGAAAAAATCAGAAAGCATACTTAGAAATTTAAGAAATCAAGGAAACCTAACTAATTCTTCTGCTAAGAACGTTATTAGGGCAATGGCAGAAGCAGAAAAATTAGGAATTGGAGACTTGTCAAGCACAATACTTACAGCACTAAGTGATTCTAATAAATTTTTCCACGAAACAGATGAAAAAACAAAAAGATTTTTAGTTACCATGGGTGCCAGAATGGGCAAATTAGGAGAAATGCAGGCTGGAACCTTTACAAATAATAGAAAAAACATGGCATTGATGGCGGGTGAAATGAAGAATGTATTGGCTCAGTTGACAATGGGCAGGGCAACTAATTTCAAAGATATAGAAAAATTAAGTGCCAATGAAAGAATGGTGTTGCAACAACAATTACAAGCAATGTTTGGAATGACTATAGGAGAATTCCAAAAATTTGGCGAGGCTCAAGAGAAAGCAGGAAAATCTTTAGGACAAACTTTTGCTGATTTGCAAAAAGAAATGACTGATGGAAACATTACTGCTGAGGAGAAACTAAAATTAGAAAAACAAATGAATGATCTAATAAAAGGTACGGGCTTAAAGGCTATGGGTGATTATAGTGAAGAATTAAGAAAAAAAAGCACTGCGGAGGCTGCAAATGAAATATTCAATAATGAGAAGTATTCAGAATTAGCACAAGACATAAACGATACTCTAATGAAAGAGGGCATAGACCCTGCTAAGTTGTCTGCTGAGCAAAAGATGCAAGAAGTTTCATTGATAGGAGCAAGAAAACTACAAGATCAAGCCAAAAAAGAAGGGATAAAAACAATAAAATACGAAGGAAACGAATTTGATGTTTCAACTTTAGAAAGCGAACTAAAATCAGCCATGGCAGCGGGCGATGAGGTAAGAATTAGAGAATTAAATTCAATAATGGCTCAAGCAAATCAAGAAGTTGAAACAAAAGAAAAAGGAGGAATAGATCCGCTTACAGAAGCAAATCAATTATTAAAACAAACAAATGAATATCTTAGGACATTAGTGGGAGGGTACATTGGGCAACTAATTGATGCAATTGGAAGTTTAGGCTTAATTTTATTAGGATTTGCCGGGTCTATCGCTGGATTGGCTACTTATTTTCCCGCATTGATTGGATCGCTTGGAATGTTTGGTGGTCTATTTAGAGGGATTACAGGAGTATTTGGTAGGCTTTTTGGAGGAAGAGGCGTTGGTGGTAGAGCGGGTGGCGGGAGAGGTCCTTTCGGATTTTTGGGAGGGTTGTTGAAAGGCATAGGAGATAACCTAAAGGGAATCGCCGGGTTGGGCCTATTATCAGCAGCGCTATTGGTGGCTGGTGTGGCAATGACTAAATTTAGCGAAGTCAAATGGGAAGATGTTGGTAAAGGCATAGTGACATTAGCGGCATTAACAGCCGCAGCGTACGCCATAAGCAAGATTCAAAGAAGTATAATAATGGGAGCAGCCGGAATAATGGTAATATCTGGGGCACTTTGTTTTGCCGCTGTTTGTTTCAAGTCATTTGCCGAAGTTGATTGGTCTTCCATTATGAAAGGAACAATTGCTTTAGCAGCGGTTTCATTAGCAGGAGTGTTGGCGGGCAAATTCGCAAAAGATATAATTTTAGGAGCAGTAGGAATATTAGTATTAAGTGGCGCCCTCTGGGTATTAGGTAAGGCTTTGCAACAATTTAGTTCTGTTGGCTGGGAGACTCTTGGTCTTGCTGCTGTTGCTTTGGTGGGCTTTGCCATAGCAGCAGGAATTATGGGAATACCTCCTATTTTTGCCGCAATATTAGCCGGTGCTGTTGCTATTGGTGCATTGGGAGTGGCAATTGGGTTATTTGGCTTAGGCCTAATGCCAGTCGCACATTCAATGAAAATATTCTCAGAAGCATTTGGAATTTTTATAGATCAAATAATGAAACTTGTCGAAGTTGATTCGATGAATTTGTTAATGATAGGTCCTGCATTGGCCTCAATTGGAATAGGAGCATCCATATTTGCCGCAGGAATGTCATTAGCAACTGCTGGCGGGGTTATTACTGGATTGGCGAGTTTATTTGGTGTAAAAAGTCCCTTAGAAAGAATAAAAGAGTTTGTTCCAATCGCAGATCAAATTGCAACTATAGGAAAGGGATTTAAGGATTTTGGAGACGGAATTTTAGGAATAGCGAATGGATTAAAAGAATTAGATGGGGAATCCCTTGCTGCACTGAAAAATAAAATATCAGAATTTTTAGAAATTGGATCAAGTGATAAAATGAAATTAATGGCAGAATACTTGTCTAAAATTGCCGAGTCCCTAGACAAGATAAATAAATCTACAGGAATTTCAATAGAAACTGAGTCTTTGGAAAAAATAAACAAACCCACAGGAATTTCTAAAATGGAAACCGAGTCCTTGGAAAAAATAAATAAGCCCACAGGAATTTCTAAAATGGAAACCGAGTCTTTAGAAAAAATAAACAAGCCCACAGGAATTTCTAAAATTGAAACTGAGTCCTTGGAAAAAATAAATAAGCCCACAGGAATTTCTAAAATAGAGATGGCAGAAAAAGTAGCAATAGAGTCTTCAGTAAGTACTGCAATTGACAAAGTAAACGCATCGATGAAATCAGGTTTAGCAAATGAATCTCTATTGTCAGAGCCATCAGCGGCATTAGTAACAAGCAAAGAAGAGGTGGATGTAACTCCTACTGCTCAACCAAAATTAGATGGAGACATAGTGACTTCCATACTAAGAGAAAAAACAAGTGCCGAAGCAGGAACTTCCACTATTAAAAGTGACGAATTATCAAGTATAGAGTCTGCATCTCAAGAACAAAATGATCACTTGATAAAAGTAACCGATAAACTAGAAAAGATAGCACAACTATTGACTCCTGGAGGTACTGTAGGGGACTCCAGTCAAATGTCTGGGAACACCGTAGACAAAAGAGTGCCAGCAGGAGCAATAAATATGGGATGTCTAAAGTATGGAAAGCCAGGAGATAGCGCAAATAGAGACGTGGTGCCAACGCAATAAATTCAGGAGATGAGGTAAAAAAACAATGAAAGCAACCCTAACAGGACCAGGTACAAAAGGAAAGTTAAAGCCAATAGAAAATTGTTACGTAATAATCACTGGGCCTTCTAGTAAAGAAAGAAAAATAACATTTAATAATTTACCTGATATTAGCGATACGAAATCTGCCTCGTATACCGACGAAACTGTAATCGGTCGCGGCTCCCCAGTAAAGACCTATTCTCAGTCAGACAATAGAGCCATTAACGTTACGATTCATTTTTTAGCAGTTGATAAAACTGATTTAGAAGAAAATCTAAAATCATTAAGGGCTATACAAAGTGCTGTGTACCCTAGAGAGGGCGAAGGAGGAGCACCATTTATACCACCCCCAGTTTGCAAAATTAAATGTGGAAAATTATTATCTGATAATGAGGAATTATGCGTTTTATTAAAAAGTTACTCAGTTAAATTTCCTACTGATACTTCTTGGAATGCAGAATCATACATTCCTTACAAATTTGATGTTGATACTTCTTGGGAAGTTGTCTACTCAAGTGCTGAGTTACCCGGACAGGAGAAGATATATTCTTTTTAAGTGAGATAAAAAATGGCCAATAAGATAGAATATGCAAATATAACACCAGAAAGACTTGTTACAAAATCAAGTAGATATTCCAATAGTTCAGTAATTTATTACTCTGAAAACAAGACTTTGACTTTTACAACTTATAAAAAAAATAAATATGTTGCTAGTGCGAATGACCAAGTGGCAGTAATACCAATTAGAATGCAATACAGGCCAGATTTAGCATCTAAAGAGAAATATGGAACTGTGGATTTTTGGTGGAAAATAATGGAAGTAAATAATATTATTGATATACTAGATTTCAAGGCAGGCAAAACTATAATTTTGCCTGAGAACGTGTATGCATAATTGCTTAGCGGGTTGTGTAAATGAGTATGCACAAGGACAACTTTATGGAGATAATTACGGAAGAGGCAAAATAGATGTTGAGAATTATTCTCCATTTATATGGATTAAATTATATTCAAAAGAAGGTGCTGCGGGGGGTGGAGAAACTAATCAAGAGGGAGCAGCAAGCATTATAACCGTTGGCAATAAGTCGTACGGAGAATTCAATACGGCCGTAATTAAATCTATTGATTTTGGATTTATAGATACTTTAGAAGGCACGGTCGAAATCTTAGACGAACAAGGAAGTGCCTTTGGTGTATTTGTAGATTCTCTACAAAAATGCAATAGTACAATTGGCATTGGTTCTATAATGGATTATAAGGTAGGGTGGGTTTATACAGGATGCAAACCTGGGGTTTCTGGCAAGGTTGAGTCTCCAACGATGAAAGCAATGGTTGGAAAAATAGAAGTCAATTATGGTCAAATAATGAAATATAGAGTGAGTTTCACTCTTATATCTCCATTAACTTATGATCATAGACATCCAATTACTTTAGGAGAAGAAGAAGTTGGAAAAGATATGCATTTAGAAGATGCAATAGAAAAATTATGTGAATTACCACCAGCAATAAAAGTTAAATTTGCTTGGTATGATCAAAGTGGAAATTTGCAATTTGGCCATCATAAATGGACCGAAGGTGGAGAAAAAGGCCCTAAGAATTCTTGGAAGGGAGATAGACAAAATAAATACTTTGCAATAGCAAGATGGATATCGCAATATAAAATAGATGATGGCAAAAAGGGAAAGTCTGCTTTGTTGGTTCACAATCCTAGTGTTCATGACGAATTATGGGTTTTGAGAGACCCAGATGCAAGTCCTGGGGAGACTATATCGTCGGGGCTGTTACACATCGGCACATTTATAGTAAATGGAGGAAAATGTAGCAATGTTATAGAATTTAGTCCAAAGTTTGATTTTATGAGTGCTCATTCTTTGCAAAGTAGCGGCGGAGGAACGAGTGGAGGACTTAAAACTACTAACGTTAGTTTACAAGATGAAAAAGAAAAAGAAACTGAGGGGAGAACTTGTTGCAATTCAGAAGACACTGGAATTCAACAACAAGCAACAGTTACAGATCAAGCAATTAGAACATATGGGAAAGACGCTCCAGAAAAAGTAAATGAAGCAAGATTATTAAATATTAAAGCAAATAAGTTGACTACTTACAATAGCCCAATTACAGCAGATATTAGAATAATAGGCGATCCAAGTGCTATATTTTTTGAATTGCCAATGGGCAAAAGAGTCTCTGTTGTTGTTGTTAATCCAAATTTTCTTCAAAAGGCTACCAATGGAAGTTGTACGGATTGGCTCAAAAAATCAGATTGCAATAAATATTTAAGCAATAAAGATTGGCTTGTTATGGGAATAAATCATAGTGTTCAAGAAGGATCTTATGTTACTACATTAAAGTTACAACTAATGGCCCCAGGTGTTGATAATGGACCTAAAGAAAAACTTGGTGCAAACGATAGTGGTGGCGAACTTAAATCTGAGTGCTAGGTAAAAAAATGGTATCAAATTTCAATACAAATATAAAAAGTTTATGCATTCCTGACAAGATAAATAATCTTGATAGTAGAATAGGCCAAATAGAAGCCAGATTTGCAGATATAGGATATGATCTACGAAGTATTATTCAATCTGAATTTAAAAGTAAATGGAAAATTCCCCCACAAGCAGAAGCAATAAATAGTTTGCATACTGGAATTTGTATAGATACTATTGACCCACTAAAGCAAGGAAGAGTTAGATTTTTTAGTCCGCTACTTCATGCAGGCGACACTCCTGTGAAGGCTACTCACTGGGCATTTCCCATATCTAATCAAGGAGGATTTGATGATTGTGGATGCACCTGGGTTCCTCCTTCTGGGTCCAAGATTTGCGTTTTATTTGAAGCGGGAAATAGAGATTTGGCGTATTACATTGGCACAACTTGGGATAGAGAAAGAAAAGACAATGGAAAAGGCTTTTGGCATCCAACCAAGGTCCCCGAGTATGATAAAATTCATAAAACTCATAGAGTTGGGTATTTAGTTGGACCTGACGAGACTCAAGTTTTCCCTCCTTGGAATACTGAAAATTACAATGGATTTGATGAAGATTCAGAAATTGATTTTGAATACGACACAGAAGCGAAAAATAAAGTAACCTATCCAAATATTTATGGATGGAAAACTCCGCAAAAACATATGATCAAAATGGTTGATGGAAATTATAAATGTAATTTTCGTTGGCAAAGAATGGAATTTAAGTCTTCTCAAGGAAATTATTTAATATTTAAAGATGATCATCTGCATCCTGGTGCTCAGTGGGCACATCCAAAATGTTGTGGTAGTGGTGGAGATTTAAGTTTGTGTAACGAAGGCGATACTCCTATTGAAAAAGCGGATAAATGTCCTTCTGATGCTTCTCAATCTGAATGTGGAAATATATATTTTAAGCAAGAGAGCGACTGTCGTCCTTTTGCTGGACCTAAGAATCCTCAAAATAACAAACTAGATAAAACTACACTGCCGCAATCGGGAGTTCAACTTGGATCTTTAAGTGGACATGTTTTTTGGATGGACGATGCGGTAAGAAGTCCAAAAGGCAAGAATAACTGGGAACGTGGCTTAGAACCATTTAATTACGGATGTCCTGAGGATCCTACGTTTATTGGGAAAACTGTTTGGAAGTCTGCTCATGGTCATCAAATTTATATGTCTGATGAAGAGCCTTCAAACGATCCAAATGGAAGGTCGGAAAACAATTGTATAAAATTATTAACAGCAACGGGCAATAGAATTGAATTAAATGATCACACCATAACTAAAACTTGTAAAGCAGGAGAAAAACGAGGGATCGAAATTGAAACTACTTCAAGACATAAAATTCAAATGATTGATCATCAAAATGATCAGTGCAACAAAAACAGAAAAGAAGGATCGTCTCCTAACAATAAGGCAACTCAAGCATTTGTAAAAATTAGAACTGGGTATGGTCTGGAATTGCACATGGGAGATGATAATCATCAGACTAAAACACAAAATCAATATATAGAACTAATATCTCCTCAAAGAGATGCTTGTGCTGGTGCTCATTTTATAAGAATGCAAGAAAATGCTAATTGTGGATATGTATGGGTCAGAGCAGGAGGTAGTTATATTTGCATGACCGAATCTGATCATTACACTGTAGTGGGGGTTGGGCCATCTACCAAGGACATTTGTGATGGAGGGTGTTTAGGTCCAAGAAATTGGTACACAATCGTAAGTAATCATTCAATACACAGTTCTTGTGGAGTGTATTTTAATAAAGCAGATATTCAAGCATTTATAGCAGAAAAAGTAATTTTACTGCTGGCGGGAACAGATTGTCCAAATCCTGATCCTGAGAAGCCTCGCGGAGGGTGCGTTGGCAGGGTTGCAGTATTATTTAATGGAAAATTAAAAGCAAGTGATAGAGTATTTGCTTCTACAAGCCCTGGTGCGCAGACGGTTAGCATATTCCAATTAGATCCATTTGCAAAATTCCAGTAATAAATAAAATAATTTATTACTACATAACTTTGGAGAAAAAATATGAATTTTTTAGGAGCAGCCTACCCAATAACAAGACATCCTAGGGGGTTTTTAAGAACGCAAAGCAATGTAGATCAAATTAAATCAGATTTGCTAGTTTTATTATTAACAGAGCCAGGAGAACGCGTAATGTTGCCAGATTTTGGCACGCCTTTAAGACAGTATTTTTTCGAACCAAATGATTTGGCTTTATCAGAAAAAGTAAAAAAAACAATTTCTGATTCTATTAGTATGTGGGAACCAAGAATAGCGGTTCAAAACATAAGTGTTAGTTTAGGAAGTGATGTTGCTTCTTCTTTGAATTATCAAGATTTGAAGCAAGATATTGGACATATATTATTAGTTAAAATAGATTTTGTTAATTTTAATGATATACAAAAATTAGAGCAATTGTCACTTGAAATTCCTTTAGGAGGATAAAATGCCTGATTTTTGCCCTTTTGATATATCGCCCTATACTCAATCAACAACTTTAAAAACAAATAAAGTTGCCAATTTAAACTATACAAATCAAGATTTTTGGTCATTAAAAACAAAATTAGTTGAGTTTATTAATGAAAGATTTGGGTCTTCAGGGACGGTTTTGCCTGATACATTTAATGATTTGGTAGAAGGTTCAATAGCAATAATGCTAATTGAAAATTGGGCATTCTTGGCAGACACGCTATCATTCAAGATGGATCAAATGGTCAATGAATTATTTATTGACACTGTTACTGAGGTTGACAATGCATTTAGAATTTGTCAATTAGTAGGATTCAAACCTACTCCACCAATACCATCAAGATCCTTGTGGACAGCAACAATAAACGGTCTACAATCTAGTGATGTTGTATTATCTGCTCCGATAGTGTTAGATGTGGTCTCGGATGCGGGTCCTATGACTATTGAACTATTCCCTGCTGATTCCAATAATAATCCTGTTTTCAATGAAGACATAGTCATACCTGCGGGTAATTTTGTAAATTCTTCCATAGTTGGTTTAGAAGGAAAAACTGTAAACGATTTTTTCACATCAACAGGAGTTTCTCTTCAATCTTATCAAACAAGATATAGTTCGGTCATTTATGATTCAATTTCTGTCAAGGTGGATGGAATAATATGGGATCAAGTAGAATATTTTACAGATAGTCAGCCTAGAAAAGAATATAGAATTGAATTTGATTCAAATTATAGTGCCTATATTATGTTTGGGAATAATAGAGCAGGACTAAGTCCATCTAAAGGATCACAAATAGAAATAATCTATAGAGTTGGAGGTGGCGTTAGAGGAAATATTGTTACTGGGTTTGTTGATGCACAAAGAACAGCCCCAGTATTAGGCACAAATTTTTCTTCAACTGTATTTTTGAGAAATTATACAAAAGGGGACTATGGATATAATGGCGATGGAATTGAAGATATAAGAAGAAAATTGCCCGCCTATCTAAGAACGCAAGACAGATCTGTTACTGCGAATGATTATAAAACCTTGACGGATCAATTCACCACTCCTTATCATGGTTCAATTGGAAAATCAAAAGCCGCTTTGAGACATTATGGGTGCGCAGGAAATATAGTTGATATTTATATTTTGGCAAAATCAGGACAAACTGGATTGCAGGTGGCTAGTGATGAATTAAAAATGGATCTTGCAGAAATGCTTGAACAAAAGAAAATGATAACCGATTACATATGTATTAAGAATGGGCAAATTTTAGAAGTAGATGTATCCATTGAAGTTTCATTATCTAGAATAAATAAAAAATTCGAACAAGAAATTAGACAAAATATTGAATTAAAAATAAATGATTTCTTTAATTTGTATAATTGGGAATATGGACAAAACTTAAAAGAAACAGATTTGACAAAATATTTATCATCTGTTAAAGAAGCCGTTAGTTTTGATATAATATTAACAACTAATGAAAGTGCAGGATCTCAAGTTGTAACTAAATTTTACGAAATCATAAGACCAGCATCGATAAACATAGCGTTTATGTATGTTTGAGAGGCATAATGAATAAAACAATAGGCATAGATAAAGACATAACAATATTAGATAAAGTTAATTTTATATTAACAACAACTAATGACCAAGATTGTCCAATTTTGGACAATGAAGGCAACGCATCAAATCCTTATAAAATTAGCAATATAACTATTTATTTTATTTCAAGAGATTTCACTTCTAATGCAGTTAATCAATATGAAAAGACTTTTGTTGATGAATATTTATTGAAAGAATTTGAAAAAGCAAAAACAAATGCGTGCGACTCGCCAACTCAAGAAAATATTAATAAATTAAATAATATAAAAATTAAAATTGAAAACTCAAAATCCACATCGCCTTTTTATTTTAAAGAAGCAACGCCAGTTAAAATATTTGGAAGCGATGATTATCCTGCTTGGCTAAATCCAGATTCTGTTGATCCTGAGGAGGCTTCCTCAGTAGAACAAAATAACATATTAAAACCATATGTAGAAAATGGAGAAGAAGTAAAGGGTAAGTTTGTTTTAGAATGGGATGCCTATGGAAATAGAGAAGGAGACTATTTCATATGCTGGCATTGGAAGCCTAGCGTTTTGGCAGATGGACTATCTTCTCATATTATGTTTAGTTTATTAGGGGAGTCGAAATCAAATACAACAATACCGACTCATTTTACAAAACCTAATAAATATGAAATATTAATGGAAAGATATCTGCCGGATATGTTTAAGAACATGATGTCAGAGAATGATTTGTCTCCTCAGGTATTGCAAGAATTAAATTTATCTATTGCCAAGGGTTTTACTTTTATAGAAGACATGGCGAATCAAATAATTGATTTATTTGATTCAAATGTAATACAAGAGCAATTTTTATCCTTATTATCAAATTTATTTGATTTGCAATTAAAATCAAATGATTCTGTTTTGTGGAGAAGACAAATAAAAAGAGCAATTCCTAATTTTAAGAAAAAAGGAACAAAAATAGGATTAGAAAGAGCGTTGTCTGATGCTGGGATGGAGTTGAAGAAACTAACAAATCTATGGCAGGTGATATCAAAATATACCTATCAAGAAATGTTTAAAAACAATATAGATTCTCGCTTTGATAAAATTCGAAATTCTTTTTATTTTAAATTAAAATATTCTCCTTTGCTATTCGCAGGAATTCCAGATCCTCAAAATGTCGAGGTCTACTATAGATCGGCATCTTCTAATTCTTGGCAGAAATTAGAATATGAATATACTGAGGGCGGGGGTTGGCCAGTAGAATTCGGCACGGTTCCTAGTGACGTTGGTACAGAAGAAGTCCCAGTGGTGTATTGGAAGGGAGATGCTAATTATGTTAGTGAAAGTCAAAGATTAAATTTAGAGGTTGGAGATTCTTTTAGAGTAATTTATCAAATTGTAGAAGTGCCAAATTTACAAGAACAAAATTTAGAAAATTACACTAGAAAATTAGACCTAATGGATCAAAGAGATGGAATTTATTCTTCATATTATGACTATAAAATAGACACTAGTTCTACAAAAAATTCACAAATAAGTTATGGCTACCTAAGATATAATAATGAAATTCAAAGCAACGCAACTTATCTCTACATTGGCAACTCATCAATCTCCGGACTGGGTACTGTGAGTTCATTTTCCTCTCTAAAGAATGGCGATGTTATCACCATACAGGATCCAAACGATTCAACTCATTATCAAAAATTTTCTATTGACGGATTAGTTAATCTTGAAGTTGGAGGCTATATCAAAGCACCAGTTTATTTTATAACTAGTTCTGGGGTTGATTTTATTGGCAATCAAGATGTTGTCGTTTATCTAGATAAGCGCGATCAGATTTTTCCTCCTAAAAATTGGAATGTAAGAGTAATTGAACAAGACGACCCATTATTTGATGTTATAATTCCAAATAGAATGCCCATACAAAATCCTTTAGTTTGGGGCACAATAAGAACAGAATTTCCATATAGCGAAAATATTTATAATATGGAAGAATACAATGGATCTATTAGAGATAGTTTGAATCCATGTGATATTGATAAATACTTTATAGATCCTTGTTCTGACTCGCCCGCCAGTAAAATCTCATTAGATTTAGAAGTTGAAGAATTATCAGATGATAGAATTATTGAGTCTCAAAAAATTATAGAAGATTATGTTCCTATTCATGCTTTAATTCATAATATTAATTTTATTGGCGCTTTAAATGATCTATTAAAACCGCCAATTGAACAGATAACTGCTTTATTGCATGGATCATCCGAAGAAATTTTAATTGCTGGTGAGGCTCAAAACATATTCAATAGATCATTAAATCAGGTCATTAATCCGGAAAATTTAGAAAATCCAATTCTGCAAGATCCCGATAAGCCTGATGTTTATTATCCTCTAAGTAGAGTTAGAAGAGATTTATTATCTAGTATGATTATGAAGGTGGATAATATTGTTGGAACAGCATTGAATAATAAAATTATTCTATCTGCTCCTAGTTTTAACGCCGCCATTGACTTAGAAAATTCAGATAATCTTGGAAAATCATCTTCGTTTAATAATATAAACATAAACACTTCTTTAGTCAATAATAGTGCTTTGAATAATTCTAATTTATTAGAAATACTATCCTCAAGCAATTCTGGACTTTATAGTGTCAAGAATGTTGCTAAAAATTCTTTTGAAATAGTGGGATCAATTAGTGAGGCTCCTCTAGACAAATCTCAATTTGAGTTCAGAATATCAAATAAGTTATATGAACAAGGCTCCGTTAGAATAAGTGCTAATTATGAGTTTATATTTTCTTCAGAATTAGATGTTTCTAATTTTCAAATAATAAGTCAAGAAGATATTGATAATAATTTTGAAACTGGGCTTTGTTGGAAAATTAAAATAAATAAAAGCGGATATGGCTCTTATGACATCTTACGGATATTGCCCGATAACAAGTTTATATTAAAAGGGCCAATGCCCAGTGTTATTGGGTTTTCTGACACGGGTTGGGAGTTGAGAAAACCGAACGCAACCGACGCCGAAATAAGTGGAGAGAAAGGTTCATTATTTGTTGATAAAAAAGCATTGGTAGATCTTTCTTCGGGGCTTCCCTCTGGTATTGACGATATAAGAAATTATATTAAAATTGGAGATTATTTATTTTATAATGGAAATCAATATAAAATTAAATCATTTATAGAAGGGGAAAATTTTAAATTTTATATACAAAATTATAATGTTGGGAATGTAGGCGGGGTAGAGATATCTATTTACAGAAGAATTATTGAAAATTGCATTGGACAATTAGAATATCAAGGCTTGACTTTAAGCACCTCTGTTAATTACGAGGATTTATTTAAAATTCAAAATGGTGCAAATTTTATAGGAATTAAAACAAAAACAAGCAATTTGAAAGAAAATTATCTAATATTAATAAATTCTGAATACTATTCTATTTTAGATATTGATGGTACAGCAATTACATTAGATGGTCCTTATAATGAATGGAAAACTTCAGGAACATCTATAAATTTTACGATTTATCAATTTATCAATCAAGCATTAATTCTAGAAAAATCTTTATATCCAGACTTGCCAAGTCATAATTTTGATCAAATTGTAAGATCTAACAATGAAATCATAGATAACAATATAAAAACAGCAACTCCAATCATGCCAACAATTATAAGAAAAATATTAAATTCAAAACAATCTGATAGTGAGATAATTGAATTGTCTAAGCAATCAGAATCAATAAAAATAAAAATTGAATATGACAATGGTAATATAGAGGAAAAACAATTATGAACATGAATGATTTTGCAAATTGCAAAGGTACAATTGAGGGATTAATAGAAGATGTAAATGGAAATACAAAAAAGATAGAATTTAAAAACACAATATTGAAGTCTGGTCGGGCTGCATTAGTTTCGGCTTTGGCCAATCAAATTGGAACCGAATTTGATTATTTTATTAATAAAATGATATTTGGCAGCAATGGAGTTACAGAAAATGGAAGTGGAGTTCCTAAACAAGTTGGAGATGAAAGAACTGGACTCTTCGGATCCACTATTGTTCGAAGGCCTATAGTTGCTAATATTGATCCAAATAATAACACTCAAGTTGTATTTACCGCTGTTGTTCCTTTCAATGAGGCAAATGGATATGTGCTAAATGAAATGGCTCTTCAATTAAATAATTCTGAGTTGTATAGTATGGCTACTTTTCCTGGAATTTCAAAAACATCTCAAATTCAAATAACTTGGAATTGGCGAATAAGCATGATATGAAAGTTTTATTTGAAGTTAGAAGATTTAATGGGCAAGATGTTATTATCATAGACAATTCTTTATTTGATTGGGGATTAGATAAAGAATCTTTGAATGAAATTAAAAAAATAAAAGATAAACAACAATTAGAAAAAATAAATGAAAATATAAAAAAATATTTTTTAGATTGTTTGGAGTCTTTTATAGGTAAAAGACTATCAATAAAAGAAGTTATTGATGGTCTAAAGTCGGGTTATATCGAACTATGATTTTAGTAGAAGAAAAAGATAAAAGATTTTATTTAGATAAATCAACAATAGAAAGTGCAGGAATGGGGGTTTTTGCATTGGAAGATATTGCTGTTGGGAGTGTTTTGGAAATTATTGGAGTAATGATAGATGTAGGATCCATCTCAGATCAATGCTCTTCTTTTGCTTCAAATTATAAGTTTGCAGCCAAGTTTTCAGGAGAATACAATAGACATATAATTCCTTTAGGGTTTGGAGGAATGGTAAATCACACTGTCGATAAAAAAAATCAGAATGTGGAATTAAGATATATAAAAAGAAACACAAATAATGAAAATGCAGGTTCTGCTGTGTATTACTTTATCAAAGATGTAAAAAAAGGACAGGAAATTCTAGGAAATTATGGAGAAAAGTGGAATAATAAAATAGAAGAGAAAAATGATTGGCAAATGTTTCTAGATTTAGAACTATATAATTTAAGACACTTAAGAGGTGGGCAAAATGCCAGAAATTAATAAAATACCAGAAGTTTTGTATAATGGAAATCAACCATATCATGTTCACTATGATAATTTGCCATTGAAAAATATATTATCGAGAATAGACTTGGTAAATGCGCAGGTGGATATTAATTCTGATATTTTGCGTGGTTGCAGTGGATCCATGGGAACGCTAAGCGATAGAATATCAGTTTCCATACAAGATGATGGCAATTTAAAAACAGACTCTATTGATAACGCAGAACATAATATTGGAGCACATTCTGATGGTGCGTATCAAGGCATACAATATGTCAGAATGAAAAAAGATGAAAGAGATAAATTAGGCTTGATTGATCCTGGTGCTACGAATTTTAGAATAGAGATTGAAGACTCTTACACAAGTATGGATTCAATTTCACAAATCCCAAGTCTTATATTATTTGACAATCCAATATTAAAACTTAGAGGTTCTGATACTATCTTTTTTGATTTTGAGGCTCCAGACATAGTAAAGGCACACTCGGTTTTCCCTCCAGGAGCGGCCCATCAGAATCTTCATAATATCACGCCAAATTTAAACGATCCAGTAAATCCGAATTATGCAATTTGGAGTACGAATGGAATTGCATTTAGGGAAAACACTTTAAGAGTTTATATTAATGGATTTAGAATAAATTACGGAGCAGAAAAAGCAGTAAGGGTGTTGACCGCTGGTGCTAATCCCGCATTGTCTGCTAGTTGGAAAAGTTTTTACATATTTGATACAAATCCTACGAGTGGTGTTTTTTTTCTAAATATTGCAATCTCAGGAACTGACGTTATTGTTGTTGATTTTGATATAGACTATTCTATTTGATTAAAAGGAAAATTTTGAAATTCAATTTTGGATTTATAATACTATCTCCTAATTTTAATATTGGCGGATTAAAGAACACTTTAAGATCTATTAAAAATAACTATGAAGACACAGAAGTTATTTGCTGCGTTAGTAGTCTTATAAAGTCAAATCAACTTAAAGAAATGAAAGAAGTCTGCAATATTCATAAAGGTGGTAAAACAATAACTTCTTTGATCAATAAAGGATTTGAAAAAATTGAATCGGATTGGGCAATATTAATTTTAGAAGGATCTAGAGTTTGTAAAAATATTGATATGAAATATAGCAAATGGATAAAGAACTATAATGATGTTTTATTTCCTTTGATAATAGAATACAATAGAGAAATGTATCCTAAAAAAATCTATGATACATTTTATAATTGCACCATAAATGGCATGTGTATAAATAAAAATTTTTTCAAAGATGTAGGAAAGTTTACAGAAGACGGATTAGAAGAATCTAGAAAAATATGGACAGTAAGTGCCTTAGAAAAAAGTGTAGTTTTTAAATCAATTTTAGGAATAAAAATATGCTAAATTGAAAAAAAATACCACCTTTTATAAGTTTCTATTTCTTCTGAAGAGTTTATGTATATTAGATAATTTTTAATTTCACTCCAATTAGAGAATATCATTTGGTGTGGGATCGTGCCAAATAACCAATCTGGGGTGTGTTCTTTGCCTTGTTCCATATGAACTATTATAGGTTTCTTTTGTCTATTGGCCCAAAATATCTCTTCTAAAGTGCCGCAAGGATGAGTATTTATATCTAAATTTACTATTAAAAAATCACTAATATCCACTAATCTAAGATCTACAGACCTTATTGTTTTCATTAATTCAGAAAGTTCATCCCATTTTCCATGTTCTTTCAATAGATTTTTAAATTTATGAGTAGAGTCATCTTCTAAGCCAATATTAGTAGGCTTATTTAGCGGATTTAAAACTGATATGCCCATTTCTTGAAGAAAAGGACTTATAGAATCTCTCCAACCAGCACCCCTGTCTGGGACTCTGTCCATTGCACCCGCTAAATAAACTCTTTGATTTCTAAATCTATTCAATTTGTTCATTTTTTTACTCTATTAGTTAGCATAAATTTATCATTTAGGAGAAAAAATGTCAAGTAAAATATATGAAGAGGCCACGGAATTAGTAGAAAAAACAGAAATCTCTCATAGGCATACTTTTTTTCAATTAAAGCATTTTGTTTTAGGCAAAGAATTAACAACTCAATCTAAACTTCAAAAATGCCTAAAAGAAATAGAAGCAAGAAAAGAAAGTATGGATTGCATGTTGGTAAGCATAGAAGAAACAAAAGATGATATTAAATTAATTGAATTAAAATTATTAAATTTAGAAAAAAAGAAACAAAAAGCAGACATAAATAGACAATACAGGGCAATTCATATTAGAAAGTTAGATAGACAAAAAATATCTTTATTAAAATCTCTAGATAATTTAATAAAAAAATTAAAAGAAGCAGAAGAGGAGACTGCGTTTTTTTTGAGTGCATACAAACAATTAGAAAAAATAGAGCCATTAAAAAGATATGACGATCCTGAGTCTAATGCCGAGTATTGGAACGAAAATTTCAGTCAAGAGTTACAATTAAGGCTTTTATTGCAAAAACCTTTAGATTTGGAACTTGTAAAGTGCATATTATCTTTAAATAAAGAATCGCCAATAAGAATAGAAATGATAAAAATATTAGATCAAATACAAAATAAAGCATTAGAACATAAAAGTGAAAAATTGGAGCAATTGAAATAAAATGACCAAAAAATCAACATTGGATTTAGATTATACGACTGGTTCTTTGTCTACGTTTCCTAGCGCGCTAGATACAAAAGAAACTTTATATGAAGTTAAAAACAATGCTGAGAGTAAATTAAGATCAAGTCTTGGATTTAATTCAAAAATAATAATTGTAGAAGACACTTCTAAATTTCCAGATCAAGGAATTATAAAAATAGGCCCGCCAGCAGGATCGCCTGGTTCTTCTGAACTTATTTATTATGGATCAAAATCTAACAATATATTATCAAATCTAACAAGGGGATTCGCTGGATCTAGACAGAATCAATGGTCAGCCGGATCTTATGTTACAAATGCAGTTACGGCCGAACCTCATAATGCTGTAAAAGATGCAATAATTAATATGCAGAATTTTTTAGGAACAAGAGAAAATCCAACAGATGGAACTTTAAACTATAGGTTGATTGATTTAGAAAATAAAATTCTGGCTCCTAGGGCATTCTTTAGAGCTTTTCCGAAATCTTGTAAAGCCGGACAGAGTATTAAATTTCAAAGTTTTTCCGATGGAGATATAATAAGATACTTATGGGATTTTGGAGATGGCACTCAAAGTACAAAAAAGCACCCTGCCCATGTGTATAACGCAGAAGGATTATACACTATAACACTTAATGTAATTACTAGTTCTGGTGCTCAGGGAATTTATACAAAAAATAATTATATTTACATATCAAATTCTGAAGGCAATGCATTCTTTTATGCTGTTAAAACCGGCAATAAAAAATTTACATTTATTGATCAAACAGATGGAGACATAAAGCAAAGATTTTGGGTTTTTGGAGATGGATCAGATACCGTGGTGGTGGACGATCCTAATCAACATACGTACGAACATACATATGAAAATCCAGGAGAATATGTTCCATCTTTATTGATTAATTTCGCAGACAATAAATTAAAAAGAATTTTTTTACCACAAAAAGGATTTGTTGTAGAAGAAGACCCAGTTCCCTAATAATAGGAAAGACTTATGATTCCAGTTGGCAGCAATTATCCTACAAAAATAGATACAGATGACAATCTATTTTTAGTACATGATTCATTAAGGGTGAGATTATTATACGATTATAATCCAGGCGATGAAAGCATAACAATAGAAGATGTAAATGATTCAATGAAGCACTTCCCAGACACAGGAATTATTACCCTAACCGAACAGTGCAGTGATTTAGACGAAAGAGCAATAAGTTTATATTATGGATCTAAAACTTCTACAACATTTGATAAACTAGAAATATTACCTAACTTTAAAGATGTAATTAAATTAAAAAAAATAACAAATGTAACAATGAATGTTTTAGACAAACATCATAATCACCTAAAAGATGCACTTATAAATTATGATGAATCATATATAGATCCAATCGTTCGACTTGATCATCCTAAAGGTGGAATTCAGCATTTTGCAGGAATAATAGGCAAAACTGCGGGCAGTTATGATCCCACAAAAACATTGACCGAACGAATTAACTTTTTAAAAAATCTAGCCTATTCCCCTAAGGCTTGGCTTTCTTGTGATAAAACTTTTGGAACAACGCCTTTAGAAGTGAACTTCATAAGCGAAAGTTTAAAAACCCAAGACTTAGGAGATGTAACGTATGTATGGAATTTTGGAGATGGAAGTGGCGATGTAAATGGAAACATAAGCGTGATAAATAATCCAAAAATTCAACACACATTTTCAGATGCAGGAGTTTATGATATCGAGTTGAATGTTTCTAATAAATATGGATCTGACGATATTGTTTTTAAAGAGTTGATCACCGCCAAGATACAGGCTCCAGAAGAGGCAATCATAAACATAATTCCCAAATCAAATCAAATATTTGATGATGACACAACCCCTCCTACAATTAGGTCCCCAATAAACACCCTAATTGAATTAGAAGTGCCCCAGGGAATTAGAAACGCATTAGAGCCTCATCCTCATTACTCATACGCAGGCGAGTTATTAAAAAATCCCTCAAATGAAAAAATAGATCCAATTGAAGAGTACACTTGGAATTTAGGTGATGAATTGGTGCATGAAAACACATACTTCACAAAAGCATCTTATAGTATAGGAGGCTACTACGACGTAACGCTAAGAGTTGATACTACATTTGGATCCTATAGAATAACAAGTTATAAAAATTCAATTGATATAGTAGAAATGCAAAATTTATGGCTTTTTAATTACAACACAAAAAATAATAATGATGGAGGATTAATAGAAACTTATGAATTTGGATTGATATCAGAAACCTTTAAGACACAAGGAACTCGTAAAACAAAACTAATAGATAGAAGTAATGGTTTTCTTGGAGTCTATGATTCATCCGAATATAATGAAAATACATTTAAAAATGCTAAGAAAGAGTTTCGAAAAAATGTATTATTTACAACACATGGCGTTGATTCAGGAGATAAAGGAGATAGTTTATTATTCTACGCTTCAGGCGGAGATGTTAGTGATAATAAACAAATAAAAATTGAGAATTACAATGCGTTTTCTGATAGTTACAACTCCTTAAATTCAATAGATTCTAGATCTTGGAATTGGGTTGGACTAGCAAATGGCAAAACTGTTGATTTTATATTGGGAAAATCTGGTTTGACGGAAGCGAACTCGAATTTCGCAGTCAATAAAAGATTAACTTATAATATTCAAGGATTAACCAGCATTTCAAAAACTCTGACCAACTCAGATTTTGAAAATGGTGCTCAAGAAGTTCTACAACATCCCTCCTATTTTGAAAGCGGAATACCAACTAATGGATACTTCGCAACATATAGATCGACTTGGAAAAATAATAGTGGCTATATACTGAGGAATTCTTCAGTTAATGAATTTTTTAGAATTTCTAATTTTTATAGAACAAATGGAACTTCTTCTAGTCCATACAATACTTTAACGAAATTGCCAGATTTAACCAGTTTGGTAAAAGTAGAAGGCGAATTGGTCGCTTTGTCGAATGGCGTATTCTTATTTGACAACACAGGAGAGATTGCCGCCTGGAATGACGTGTCTTTAACTTGGGAAGTTGGAAAAACAAGTTCTGCTTCATTGTCGTTTAGATCATTACAGGATTCAAGCGCAGTTGGATTTGATGATAAATCCAATACTTTATTGGCTGCTTCCGATGGCGATAGGACGGCTTATCTTAGTTACGACTATAGCAAAAACGCATTTATTAAATTTAATGGAACTGATCTGACGTTTAGTTCTCTAGGATCCAGATACACAGCCAATACTTTTGGCCAATTTAAATTAGGCATTTATTAATATATATATTTTATGACAATAGGCTTTCCACCAAAACCAGTATATCCGTTAGCGCTTGACTCAGATAAAACTTTATTTAAAGTTTATAATACAAGTCAAGCAAAATTAAAATATCAAAATTCAGCATGGTCTGAGGAACTTGCAATTGAACCTGTTATAGCGGGTGATGAGCAGTGGGGAAATAATGGATTTGCAAATATATCAGGTGAATTATTTTATTATGACAATGTAGAGACTGATGTCACTGGTAAAATTAATAAATTAAAAAATTGTGCAAGAAATTTAGGAGGCAAACGAACTGCATATAATAAAAAAGGCACATGGGTAAGAGGATTTGTTGTTGCAGAACATCATAATCAACTCGTAGATGCTGTGATATTAACAGAAAAGTATCTGCTGGAACTGCAAGATGAAATAAAAAAATTAGAAAATCAGCCATCTTGTGCAGATGATGCCCTCTGTCCTGAGGTTACGTTCAAAACTACAAAGACCAAATCTAGCAATTGTATTGAAACAATATTGAATTATGAAATTTCAATAATAGGATCTTTTACTAGTTTTATCTTAGATTTTGGAGATGGTCAATCTACAAATTCCCCACAAAGCGGATCCCACACATATTCGCTAAATTCAAAGGTGGATCCTGTAATTAGAATCTCTAATGATACTTGCACTATAGTTCAAACTCCAATTGAAAGAACAGATCCTACAGAACCAACAACAGTCACTCCAACTATTCCCACAATACCAATTCCTCCTCCTCCTGTTTTTCCAGAAATTGTAATCCCAGATTGTATAATTCCAGAAATAAATTGGGGCTTTGATTTGCCACAAATAGTTTTGCCTCAAATAGACATTAATTGTTCTGCTTTTTCCGTTCCAACTATAAGTTTTCCTTCTACTATAGTTATACCAAATATATCCTTAGAGGGGATTTCAATTCCATCTACAATAAGTATACTAGGTCCAGTTCCTCCTAGTCTAATAAGCATAATTGGACCATCAATTCCTAGTCTAATAAGCATAATTGGACCTGATATTCCTAGTCTAATAAGCATAATTGGACCTGATATTCCTAGTATAATAAATGGAACCATAACTGTATCAAATCCAGGAGGAGGTGAATTCAAGATACCCGATACCATTACCATTAGTCCTGATACTATTACCGTCGATAGTAATATACCCACCAACATTACCGTCAATAGTAATATACCCACCAACATTACCGTCAATAGTAATATACCCACCAACATTACTGTTTCTGGTGATATAACCGTTCCACCTATACCTAACATAAGTGTTTATGTGCCAGAAATACCCGATATAATTGTAGATTGGGGAAAGGTTCCCACTATAAACGTAAACGTAACATGTAATTGTTGTCCTAGTTCTAGTAGTGGCGGCGGGGCATTCACTAGGAATCGACCTTTGGATTTAGATGATGATTTCATAGATGATTTTGAAAACGACCCGGTTTTAGGGCTTGAGTTAGATTCCAATAGCATTGGAATACCTTCAGAAATTCAAATAATCGCACCAGAATTCCCTGATATCAGGATAAAGCACGATATCCCTAATTTCATTTCACTAATATCAGACTTGCCAACAAAAATAGAACTATTTCAAAACAATCCAATAGTTCATGAATTCACCATTATAAATGATAGTTTGCCAAGCAAAATAGAAGTTGTCGCCACAAACTTGCCCACATCTATTAGGCTTGATTCAAGCGAATTGCCAAACTTTATAAGTTTATTAGTTCCTACTTTGCCGGACATTAAGATTGATGCTTCAGGAATTCCCGACTCAATACGAGTTGTGGGCATACCTGATGTTATCAATGTCAATATGCCGAGTGAGATAAAGGCTAGATTAGAACTACCTGAAAATTTAGAAATCCCACTAGTTTACAAAGGCGGACCAGTGCCAGTTCAATTTGATTCATCAAATTTATTAGGAGATGATGATAGGCCTTGTTTTGCTTTAGTTCCATGTGGATCAAAAAAATGAGAGTTAAGAAAGTACAAAAAAATAAATATATAATTTCAGAAGATGGAATTTGGGTTCGTGACATGTGCCAAGTGGCAAAAAAAATAGATATAAATAATTTATATGAAAAAGAAAAAAAGATATGGTTAGAAAATGAAATGAAGAATTTGTCAAAAGACAGACTTGATTTCAACAATAACCTTATCATAGAAAATATTATTATTTGTTCAGATGGATATAAATGGAAAGAAAAACAAAAAATCATTGGAAGTATTCCTAACAGTCTGGTAAAGGTCATAGGAACAAATGGATCTTTATCAAAATGGGAAATGGTTGGAGACAATGCTGAAATAAAAAGAGTAATGAGTTTTTATGTAGCAAATAATCCTTATGGAGATTGTATTGGATACTTGCCTAAAAATCATAATTATTATCCAAATATAGTGGCTTCAACCAGAACATACCCAGAATTTATTCAAAGATATAAAAATTCTGTTTGTTTTTACAAGCCCTCTAGTGATATGGATTATTCTGGGCCTCCTGATTTGGTTGGACTAACCTTAGACGATTATAGAAATCCAATATGTGCGGCCATTAGTTTTGCTTACGAACTTAATGTCAAAAAATTAATTTTGTTTTGTTGTGATGACAGTTTTGAAGAAGAAAGATCAGGAGCCATTAAAATGGATAATGGACTATATCAGTATCCTCAACAAATAATGTTACAAAAAATAATTGATAAACAACTTTATTGGCTAAGGCAGAATAATGTTGAAATTTTTGATCATTCTAGTGGAATAAAATACGAAAATGCTGGATATATAAGTGAGGACGATATTACTTCGTTTTTTCAAAGGAGTGTAAAAAATGAATGACAACGATTTTTCTTTAGATAATTTTAAAAAATGGATTAAAAATCAAAGTGAATTTGATTCTAAGTTGGGAAAGAAATTCCCAATCGGTGAACAGGTCGTATCAAAAGTAAGTGCAAAAAAACTTACCGAGGTGATGAACCTGGAAAATGGCCAAATGAACAGAGTCTTAAAAGACTTTATGAAAAATGGCGGAAAAATTGCCGAAGTTTCAGGAAAGGATTTTTTAATTGAAGTTACAATGGGTTCTTTTTATATTCAAAAGAACTATGTAACTCGTGACTGATCCGATTTTCTTCTCAGCATAACATTTTTTTCTGTAATTAGGCTTTTTTCACTAATTGTTTGATTAGGGCCTGTTATTATGCTGAATTGCTGGAGGGGCAGATCCGTATAGCCCCTCCGCATTAATGATTCTTTTAATTCATTAAAAGAAGATGCAGTTTCTGCGTATACTTCATAAATATACTTATCTTTATTTAATTCATTGTATATTGTTCTTTTTATTTCATTAGATAATAATGAATTTTCTAAATTTGTTATTCTTGAAGGAAAGCACTTTTTGTCGTATTCAAAACTACCCACACACTTAATTCCCTTTTTGTCTCTCCTCGCCAGATAAATAAACATTCGACTTTTCATTTAATATTTCCTTAAAAAATTCTTCTAAAACTATTTTAGTATAAATATCAATTTTGCCAAATTGATTAAAAAAAAGTTCTAAAGTGTCATCAACCTTTTTTTCATTTTCCATGATATCAATAAAAGATTATGTAAAAATATATAATAAGTGCTGCCTTGTTTATTTAGGCAACTCTAGTGATGTTATTAAAGAAATAATATTAAAAATAAAAGAATATCAACTAGAATTCCCAGATATAAAGATTTATCTTTGTTGTAAGGATGAATTATTTAATAATTCATCTGATGTTTTAATAAAAAAATCAGAATTGGCTAATTTAAAAAATAATTTTTGTTATATTAAAGAAATTAAAGGAATGAATATATAATTTAGGAGAAAAAATGAGTACATTTAGAGTTAAACTTACAAATGCCGTACAGGGTAAATTATCAGGTGCTAGCCAAAGAAGCATTTATGCAATGGGGCCACGCCGAATTAATAGGGAATTGAAAGATGGAGACATTTTCGAAGATTGTAATTATTGGAAAAGATTCGCCTATCCTCAAACGAGTTTAGAAAATGCATTTATTGAAGTTATTGAGGATGATGGAGTTCAGTACATAGATAATGAAACGACAAATTTTCCTAAGGTATTTAATATAATCTCAGAGCCTGGCTCTAATTTCGAAGAAAATAAAGCAGATATTCTTAGGTCTTCCGGCGGCTTTGCGGTATTTGCTCAAATAACAAACGAAAACACAGAAGAAGGCGTAAAAATAAGATTGAATGAATCTGCCGATGCCATTATAGATCTGCCTGCTGGTAGCACTCAGTCATTTCAAGCGGGCGACCTGTCTATAAGCACAATAGAAATAAAAAACGAAAGTGAATCTCAAGTTAGAGTTCAAATTTTAGTTTCCATCTCTGTTATTCCAAATAGTTAGAAACTATTCTAGGATATGCCTAGAGTAATAACAAACTTAAATTCTCATAAAGGATTTTCTATTGAAGAATTTAATAAAATTTGCAATAAAATATTAATTAATATGGAAGTTGGTGGACTAGGCGATGTTTTTATCCATAGAATGATTTTTGAAGATATAAAACTTTTGATGCCAAATTCAAATATTACATTCGCTTGTCCAAAGAAATACCACCAAGCAATAGAAGATCATCCATTTGTAGACAAGATAGAAGATTCAGAAACTGTGAGCGCTAATGAATTTTTAATTCATTATCAAACAGGAAGAGTTTGCACAGACTATGAAATTAAAATATCGCCTTTTTCTGATCTTCACAGAAGTGACATTATTGCAAAACATATTGGTTTAGAATTAACTAAACATAAAATGCATATTAATTTAAATAAAAAATATATTGAACAAGCAAACGAAAGATTAAATACTAATAAAATAAAATTCGCCATATGTCCAGTTTCTGGCATCTCTTCAAAAAATATAACAGTACAACAAATAAAATTAATAAAAGAAAAAATAGATTCTTTAGGTGGCTATTTATATTGCATTCACAATGAATTTGTACCTGAGATTGCCAACTTGGGAATAACAATATGGAATGATCTATCAATCAAACAATGGATGGGAGCATTATCAGCCGCAGATTATGTAATAAGCGTAGACACGGCTGCTTTTCATTATTGCGGAGGAATAAATAAGAGATTGTTAGGAGTTTTTTCATTTACCGATGGAAAGGTTTATGGCAAATATTATGATTTTGTATTAGTTCAAAAACATAGAGATAATGGAGATTGGAATTGTGGCCCATGTTATAAGTGGACATCTTGCTCAAAAACTAATGAAAATTTAAAGCCATGCATATCAGAAATCACAGATAAAATGATACTAGAAGGAATAGACAGTTTGGTAAAAAAAATATAAAAATTTATATATATAATTATTATGGCTCACTTAATAAAACCAGGTGATATAAAAGTTATTACAAAAAATAATGAACTTTTTGTTAATATTGCATTAGAATTAAATATAAAATTAGATGGCAACATTACTAGTTTAAATGTTGGAGCATCTGATTCTGTGACTCTTGAATCAAAAAAAGAGGAAGATAAGGTAAATTGGGCGATACCAGATTTTGGATCAACTAATAAATTAAAATTTGGAAAAGAAACATAGTGAGGAAAAATAAATGAGTGGAATAGGGTTCGACGCAGGAACTTATCATCTAGTTAGTTGCAAAAGAAAAGATGGCGATTTGATTTTCAAGAAGGAAGTCAACGCATTTTTAGAAATGCCATTGGATAATAGATTTGTTTTCAACATGATGAAAAATGCAGGAGTTCCATTAATTGAACAGCCCGATGCTAATTTGGCCTATGCTTTAGGAGAAGCAGCGGTTAACATGGCTTATACTATGAATCAAATAGAACTTAAGAGGCCTATGAAAGATGGATGTTTGAATCCTAGAGAAAAACACGCTCAACAAATAATGAATGTAATGTGCCATAGCCTAATAGGTGAAATAAATGAACCAGATGAAAAATTATATTATTCAGTTCCTGCAAATGCTATAAATCAAGAAACAGATGCCGACTATCATTCTAAAATTTTACAAGCCATGTTTAATGCATATGAAAGTGAAAAGGGATACAAAGTGGATGCTCATCCAATTAACGAAGCATTGGCTTTAGTTTATGCCGAATTAGGCAATAAGAATTGGACTGGGATTGGGATTAGTTTTGGTGCTGGTATGGTGAATCTTTGTTATGCAATTTACGGAGCACCTGTGTTTCAATTTGCATTAGTGAATAGTGGGGATTGGATTGATAAGATGGCCTCTAAAGCAATTGGTGAAGAAACTACGACTTATGTAAATAAAGAAAAAATGCATGCAGATTTAACCATAGAAAATCCAGAATCTCTAGTGCAAAGAGCAATAAAATCTCAATATGAAATAATGATACAGCACACAGTTCAAGGAATAAAAAAAGGAATTGAAGGTGCTGGTGCCAAGGCTAGATCAGAGCATCCTGTTGATGTGATCGTAGCAGGTGGTACAAGCATGCCAAAAGGATTTGACACTTTATTTGCTAAAATATTAGATCAGGCTAAGATTAGCACCTTAAAAGTAGGATCTGTTAAGAGGCCCGACGACCCATTGTATTCAGTTGCTAGAGGATGTTTAATAGCAGCAGAGAATGCAAAATAATTGAATGAAAGGAAAAGAATGAAAAGAACAGTAAGCGATCTAGGTGCAAGTGCGTATTTATTAATGCATGGATATAAGGTCATTGGAAGAAAAGGCAAAGACTTTATATTTGAAATCGGAGAATTTGAGGAAACCGAATTTGAACAAAGAAAATTAGAATATTTATCTAGTGAGTTTCATAGATTCGATTCTTATATTATGTCTTTAAAAAAGATTAGTGAATATTCGCCTAAATAAAGCATGGACTTTAAACAATGGCTCATAGTAGAAACTACTCTTTATCATGGCACCGTGGTTGATAATGAACCTACGATCCGACAATATGGCTTAGTTGGTGGGTGGCATGGGACTCTAGGCAGTTTTGTAAAAGATGCCTATGGCGGAGAGCATGAAGAACCAACAGAAGAGGATGAAATCGTTTATGCTGCTGATAAGCATAGTCTAAAAAAAGCAGTAAACGCAATGGTTCATCACATAGGAAAAAAATTAAATAAATCTTTTCATGATGTTAGCGATAATGACATAAGAAACCACGGTTTGCTAGTAATTATAAAAGATAATGATTTAAAGCCACATGATCCTGATGAGGCGCATGATAGATTGCCCATAGGAGTGGAACCAGGAGACTATTACGATTCTAGCATGGCGGCAGATTTATTTTTAAGAGGATCAAGTTTATTGCGATTCTTAAGAAGATATGATCAATGGCCAAGAAATTGGGGTGTTGATAGCGGAGATAGAAAAAATTTATTAATGGCAAAAAAGCAAGCGGCTTGGCTAAATAAAAGAAGCAAACAATTAATTTTTAAATTATGACAACTCAATCGCCACCAAGATATCAAATTTTCCATGATCTAACACAAGAATTCGGCCAATTAATTAAAAAATTAGAGGCGGATATAGCACAGAGATTGAATTCTTCAAATAAAGGCCCTACAAAGCCTTTTGGCGGCATGTCGTCTAAAAATAAGCCCACGACAGGCAAATCTTCTTTTTGGCCTAATTTGGGCGGATTAAAGAGCCTAGGGCGTTGGATATGGACGGGTAAGGCTGAAAATTTTATAAATAACACCAATAAAATGACTTTAAGAGAATATATCGATTGTGAAAATGAAATTAATTTAATATGTGAAGAAATTATAAATAAAAATTTTAAATTAAATGAAAATTACGCAATGGTATCAGATATTGTTGAAAAATTTAAAAAAGACGCAATAGAAATTGTAAAAAGGTATGCAAAAAAAGTAGAAGAAGAACAAGCAAAAGAAGAAAAGGCGTTTTCTGATATGAGCAGACAGTTGTCAATGCACCACGGATCTCCAGATCCTATGTCTGACGATGAAATTGAAGGTGCTTATAATAGAGGCGCAGAAGAAAATGCAGAAGAAAAATCAGCGGTTGGCGATGGTCACAAAGATGAAGTCGAAGATATCAAGAATAGAACTCAATTGCATGCAGTGTTAACAGGATTGAGAGATATAAAAGAAGACCCGGATGCTCTTATAGATGACGAGGATGCCTTTAGTGTAATAATTGAGTATTTGTTAGCATACGGCAAAATGTCTTCTCAAGAAAAAAACGAATTTATGAGTAGTTTAGAAGAAGAATCTAAAAAGCATCCTTATTTTAAATTAATTCTAATGATCATAGATAAAAATCTTGTAGATAAAGTATTGGCAGAGTTTGTACCCTCTGTTCCTAAAGGCTCAGGAGAAATAAATTAGTTCTCTTGCTTCTTACTTCTCCATCTTCCTAAGAGTCCAGATGTTGCTTTCTTGAAAGTTCCCATTAGTTTTTTGCCAATTGATGTGCATATCTTGGTCAACAAGTTGTCTTCTCTTCTGGCCGCAGGATTTTCTGACCCTGAACTTATGTCTTGAGATAATGATCTTGCTAAAACTTCTGGACTTGAAAATTCAGTAGGAATTTCAACAGGACTTGATCGCTGAGGTGGTGTGGGTGTGGATGTGGGGGAAGAAATCACTTTTTCTTTTGTTTTGTCAACTATAGCCCTCATAGGATCGTCAGATTTAGGCATTATTCCTCTTACAATATCTATTCTATGGCTGGAGGCAGACCATGCACCAGTATGAATTTCATAAAAACTTCTAAAAATTTCTTCTAAAGTAACCGTTGGCGATCTTCCTTTGCCTGGGTTTGCTTGTCTGATTAGCCTATTCCATTTTTCTGGATCTTTTAATCTTTTGTGTAATTGTAATAATATTTGACAATAATTAGATCCTTGATTGTATGCATTTTTGCGAACTTTTTTGAAATACATATCCATCTTCTTTTCTTCTTCTTTAGTCAACTCTTTATTGTCTATGAATTTCTTTTTATAAAATGTAGCATAGGGTATTGTTGCATCCTGAGCACCTTTATTTCTAAAATAAACACAAGCATTATGAGAAATGTCATTTAAATTTTCGCTCAATGCTTCTTTTATTGCTTGAACAACAGGATCTCGGGGTTTTATTCTATCAATTTTAGAAATAACCCCATGTGTAACGTCATCCACGATTCTTTTGTTTTCAAACATATGTCGCCAAAATTCATTTATTCTTTCATTTGTTCGATTTTCATCTCCTTCACCAAGTATTTTTTGCAAAGCAGAGTGAACCTGTTCTGGTTGTTGCCAATCTGCATTGATGGTTCCAAATCCAGTCCAATTGGTATGAGCATTTCTTTCAAAAGGGCTAAAATGACTAATATTCCATGCGTGTATGTCGTATCTTTTTGTTGTGCCTCTAACGTTAGAAGCAACATTGTTGAAATATTGATATAATCTTTCCAGAAAACCCTTAATTATTTTTTCTTGTTCTTGTTTAGATGAAGCACTTTTTAATCTTTGCCTTAATATTTTTGAATTTTTTGGCCTTGATATAAATGCAATTGCCTTAGTTAATTTTTCTAATTTGACTCTTTCTTCATATTTGGCGTCCATTTCAGAACTATGGCCTTTGCCCTTGTATTTTTTTAGCCAATCTTTTACTTCTTCTAATTTCTTAATTATTTTTTCTGCTTCTGCTTTATTTAATAGATCACTAGAATTAACGTCAATTAATTTAATGTATTCTTCAAAATTATTTTGATGAACATCATCAAATACTTGTCTCGCTGCCTTGATGAATAAATCATGTTTTTTAACCGCCTTAGTTCTTATCATCACGGCAGGTCTTAGCACAGGCAAATAAGAAGTGTAAACCTCTCCTTCAATACTCTGCCATGTTTTTTCTTCAGGATACACTGGAAGATTAACTCCTACTGTCTTTTGACCTCTTGGTTTTCTTCCGCCACCATGACCAGAAAAATCAACCTTGCTAATCTTGTGATCTTCTGGCATTTCTTTTTCATACCATCCGTCTTTTAGAGCCTTGTACCAAGATTTCAATCTCTTATCTATTGTATTAATTTCTGGCTCCATGTATCCTACCGAAACTCCCACTTCTTTTCCTTTTACTTTGTCTCTTTTGTATCCAGTTAATACAAATCCATATGCTCCCAAATTAGTTCCTCCTAATTTTTGTTTTTCCATATGGCCAACATAGGATTCTCTTCCTTGGTCTGTATTTCTTAATTTTGAATACTCATAATCATCTACATCATGTGTTAGTTTGTCGTATAATTTGTTAATTTGGCTATCAACTAAAAACGTCACTCCTTTAGCAACTTGAATATTTTGTCTATCATTAATTTTTCCGCCCTTGTTTTTTTCTTCATGAGCACCATAAAGCAATCTTCCGTATCTTATTAATAATGCTTGTTTCCAAAATCTTGGAGGAAATTGATTAAGATAATCAATGTCATCTTGATCCAAGAATATTGGGGCTTTCCTAACTTCTTCTACAGTTTCTGTTTCTCCTGTGCTTGTTGTGTATTTAACAGGAGGCGCGGCCATTTCATAGACATTATGCCCACTACGATATCTTACATAATCTTTAAATGATTTCATAATTTTATATATTATGAATCATTCTTAATTTTTTCAGATATCTGTGATAGGGCCTCTATATCAATTTCTTGATTTTCTTCATTTTTCAATTTTTCGTAAGATTCTTTAAGTTGCTCGCCTGCTTTTTCTGTTGTTTTTTTATATTCATCAATAATTTCTGCGTCTTTTGGGCTTGTAGGATTTAGTATTTCTTCCTCTGCTATGCCGATTATATGGTCTATAAAAAAATAACTTTTTAGTGCTTTGTTTGTGTTCCATTGTTGAAAAAGTATTCCTTTTTCGTCAATTTCTACAACTTTGCCAATAAAATAATGAAATACAGGTTGAGGAAAAGTAGAAGGATTTTCTGCCTTAAAGTCCCTATTAGTAGGAACGGTAAATATAGTACAGATCTTATCTAAAAAATATTCTAATTGTTTCAATTTCATAATCCCATTCCTTTCAAACTAGTGCTTAATAAATAATCATATTCTTTTTCATTATTTTTTATATAAACTCTTATTATTTTCTCTCCGTCATTTTGAAGCATAGAATTCCAATCTTTGTGTTCTTTTGGCGCTCTAACATAAGAGACCCTCTTAAATCCTTTTCTAAGCAACAAGTCTCCCATTTTTGGCAAGGCATCGGCCCCTGCTCTATCTGCGTCTAGACATAAAATAGGCACATAAGGTTTAATTATCTCGCATTGTGCATCTGAAAGTACCTTTCCTCCAAAAGCCGCAGCATAATAACCGCATTGTCTTAGAGATAATGCATCAAATTCTCCTTCTGTGAGGTATAATTTCTCTCCATCGCTTGGCCATTCTGGCACAAATAAGACATCGCTTTTTCCTATTCCCAATTCTTTTGGAGGACCCAGATATCTGAGGTTGCTTTCACCTATGCTCCTGCTGTTGAAATATATGAGTTTTCTATTTTTATTATAATAAGGAATTATGATTCTATTCCTGTAATTCCCGCCAGTGCAAACAAGCAGATCGTTTGAATTAATTTTTCTGCTTTTTAAATAATCTTCTGCGTTTTTTCTAAAATAATTATTTGAGGGTAGATCTTCAAGATGATAAGAGTTTGAGGGCAATTCAATATTAGTTTTTTCAATTTCAACAAATTCTTTTTTATTTCTATTTTCAAATATTTCTAAAACTTGTTGCTCTAAATCCTCTATTCTGTGATTGGGACTATCTAAAATTTCTAAAGCATCTTCAAAGTTGCACTTATCAACCTGCATGACGAGGTTGATTAAAGATCCTTTTGTATCAGTTTTCCAACAATGAAAAACTCCATAAGGCAAATTATTTTTCCCACCACCAGGATTACACCATAAATGATGCTTGTAATCTTCGCAAAAAATAGAATTTAATTTAATTTCATTGCCTTTGACAATGACATCCTTAAACCTGGATTCTGCCCAATTTAAAAAACTATCAAAATCTATTGCCATATGTTGATTATATCAATAAATTAAAAATTGTCTATACTAAATTATTTTATGAATATAACACACATGAGCGTTTCTAGGAAGTCAGTTTGGGACGAATGCAAGAAAAAATATCATTTTAAATATCATTTAAAAGTAGAACCAGACCAAGAAGAGCCTTTTTATTTCACATATGGAAAAATAATTCATAAAATTGCTGAGGAGTATGTTGAGAGAGGTGGAAAATCAAACATTGGAGAAATAGCAGGACTTGTTTGCGAAGGTAAAATATCTTTAGAAAGAGATAGTAATAATGCCGAAGTGTTTGCTCCAAAAATCCCAACAGAGTACAAAGTTAGAATGCCTAGTCATCTAAAATCTATAGATACAATAACAAATCAAATAGGCTTTGATGGACAACTAGAATGGGATTTTAAATATGATTTGGACCCGCCAAACAATAAACTTGTAGTTGGATTTATCGATAGGCTAATAAGGAAAAAAGATAATTTCTTTATATTAGATTATAAGACAACCAAAAAAGGAAAATTTAGAAAAGATAAAAATTCTATTAGAGATGACCTACAGTTGAAAACATATGCAAGAATAGTTCAAAAACAATTTGATGTGCCAGCGGAAAATATCAATACGGCTTTGTACTATCTTGAAGGTGGAAATTTAATATCAACAAAATTTTCTCAAAAACAATTAGAAGATGCAGAAAGAATTCTTCTAGAGTGTTATAATGATATAAAAGAAGCAGATCCAAATCAAGTGTGGGGCAACGTTGGCAATCACTGCTACAGGTGTGAGTATGCCAACATTTGCCCCTTCTTTAAGAAAAAATAATCAATCTATAATGGGCATTGGAATATAATTTGAATCATATTTATTATTAGGATTTGCCCAATCTTTGATGATAAAATTCTTGACCACTAATTTAGCAAGCCATTCATGATCATTATTTTTAAAAACCTCATAAATCGAACTCAGAGGAGTAAAATAACCTATTCCGTTTCCCGAAACTGTGTCGGATGTTCCCCAACAAATTCCAACATATTTAGAGTCTATTAGAAGACCACCCCCAGATCTTCCCGGCCTTGGGCTATTCTTAGTAGTGATTATGTCTAACCCTCTCATTTCAACAAATTCAACTTCGTATCTTGCAACTTCTTTTCCTCCATCACAACCAAGAGAATTCAATTTTTCTCCTTTATTAAACTTGTGTGTAGGTTCGGCAATTGGAAAATAATTAGGAGTCCAATCTGGTTGGAATCTTAGACAACTACAATCATATCCTCTAACATTACTCCAAAATAAAATTTCTGCATCATAAGTTTTTGGTTCGGATAGTTTAACATTATTGTGATACCATGTTGTTATTCTAGCCTTTTGTTTTTTTT